GCCGAGAGCTACGCCAACGACACTGAGCGCACCGCCAAGCGCAACGAGGAACGACACTTCGACGCCAAGGAGATCCTGAACACCTACTGCGGTCGGGGCAACCGTTTCGTGGTCTCGCTACTGGTCGGCTACGCCGGCTACGAGGGCGACGAGATCGACACGCCGGAAGCGGCCGCAGCGGCGGCGCTGGACCTGACCCGTGACGGCAGCTCCGGCGATACGCACTGGGGTGTGTTCGACCGCCAGACCGGCGTGCTGCACCTGCTGGAGCAGAAGGACTTCGAGCCGCAGAGCGACTGGCCGTAAGGGGGCAGGAGTGAAGATCACAGACCACCAGGAGCCACTGCTGGGCGACAGGGCAGCGATGGACTGCATCTGTCAGGCGTTGCGGGTGGCGCAGTGGGGCGCGGGCACCATCGCCAAGGTCGCTGCCACCGTGCTGGCGACCGGCCGGACGTACGCAACGGACGAGGCGGTCTGCGCCAACTCTCCAGAGTGGCCGCCGACTCCAGCGACGCACTGGTTCTACCAGGAAGGCGGCATGTGGGCGGCGGTCCTGGGTAACGCTGAGCGCGAAACCTGGTGGGACGGCGGTCCCGTTCCGCAAGACGGGCCGGAGGTCTGGGAGTACCCGATTGACCAGCGGCCACCGTCGGGGGTGTTGAGCTTCCGTCGGGCCGATGGGACCGACGTGTTCAGGCCCATATGGCCATCCATGACCGCAGAGAGCGAGGAATCATGAGCGAGGAACCCAAGACCATCAAGCTGGACAGCCCCACCGACAAGGCGTTCTACACCGGCCTGCGCGACATGAACGAGCTGGTCAAGACCCTCCAGGAGGCTGGCGTCAGCGGCGAGGATCTGGTGCGCCGTGCCATGTGGCTCGGCGGCCGGGCCTGCGCCCTCCAGGGCTTCGCGGACAACGGTGTCGTGGAGGAGACCTACACCCGTGGGTTCCTGCTGAACCTGCCGCAGGCGCCGGCCTGGGTGTTCTTGTCGTGGCGGGACGGGGCGTTCCGAGGTGCGGAGACGGCACCGGGGGTGCAGCTGTTCAGGATCGACTACGACGAGAGCAAGCAGAACGCGGACTACGCCGGGCTGAAGCTGGACGAGCTGGAGGATCTCGTCGGAGTGCTGCCGGATGAGCTGGTCGAGGTGGTCCGCAACAACCTGGTGGACCAGCACCCGGATCTGGACGCGGAGGAGGATGCCCGATGACCGACGCCAAGACCATCACGGTGGTGCTCAACGTCTCCGGTGACGGCGACCACGAGTCGCCGAGCTGCGCGGTCGTGGCGCTGACGGAGGACGCGCTGCTGCGGATCGGCCAGGAGATGCAGGCGGTGGCGACGTTGAGCGCCACCGACGGGGACGTGGACGCGCTGCTGGCCTGGGACCACCGGGTGCGATGGCTGCGCGACGATGACCACGGTTCGCTGAGCGAGGCGCTGCTCGACGGCAGCGCGGATGGCCTGCTGGACCGCATCCAGAGCGACACCGAGACGTTCGAGGTCCTCAGCGACGCTGACCAGACGGCGCTGTGGGCGCTGCTCGACGAGGCGGACCTGGAGGTTCGCAGCGAGGTGGACCGGCGCAAGGTCCGCACCGATGAGGTGCGCTGGACCGCATGGCCCAAGCACGGCGCGGGTGGCGAGTGGGAGACCGCGGCGCTGCCCGCCAATACGATCACGGAGCTGTTTCTGCGGGTCACCGCGCACAGCTGAGTGAGGAATCGAGCGAGATCATGAAGCGAGACGGTGTGGTGCTGACGATCGACCTGCGGCACGACATGATCACTGAGGTGCACCGGACCCACGATGAGGCTAAGGAGTCGCTGTACCTGTGGGTGCAAGAGCACTGGGAGGACGGCTTCTCCGAGGGGGAGATCCCGGCCGACCGTGACGAGGCGATCGAGGCGTACTTCGACGGCAACGACCGTGAGGGCTGGAGCACCGTGGACGTCAAGCTCCCGCCGGCTGTCACCGAGACGCTGCCGATCAGCCGCTACCTGGATCTGTCCACCGGGCATCTGCCGCAGGCGGAGATGGTGGCGTTGCGCAACGCGCGCGACAGCGAGATCAACCCCGACCAGCTCCCGGCCCGGGTCATCCCGCACGCCTACGGTGCGTGGGTGAATGTGCAGATCGACGACCCGCACGAGCAAGACAACGCGTTCGCCGAGCACGGTCAACTTCCCAACCTGCTCAAGGTCGTTCAGTTCGCCCGCGCCCATGACTGCACCTGGGTCAACTTCGACCGGGACGCGGCGATCATCGACGAGCTGCCCAGTTGGGAGTGGTGACCATGACCCGCGTGATCGGCCTGGGCGAGCTGCCCGACGAGGTCGCCGCAGCAGCGTTGAGTCACGTGAAGGTCAGCCGGTTCGTCGTCGATGCGTTCGGTGACATCGAGCGGGACGGCGTGCGGGTGACCCGGCTGGATGTGCCAGCCGATGAGGTCCTGCCGGCTGGGCACTACCTGGTGACCCAGTTCGACCCGCAGGTCATCGACCGGGTCGAGGTGGACTTCCACGCTGACCCTGCGGTGATCGAGCACATCTTCGCCAGCTTGCGCGCCGCACAGGACGCGCTGCGTGCCAGTACCGATGCTCCCCCACCGCCACCAGCACCACCGGGTGTGCGACTGGGGCCGGAGGATCAGCTGTGGCGCATGGCGCAGACGGTGGCCTACCGGGCGGTGCGGTTCCGCCATGCCACGGTGGGGCCGGCGACGGTGGCGGAGGTTGAGGCCCATCTGCGGCCGCTGGTCGGTCACGCCTTCTGGCTGCTGCGGGCGCTGGCCCACCACGACAGTCCCAACGACATCATCGAGATCGGTGATCTTGGTGACGGTGAGCAGTTCATGGCCGACTGGCAGTAGTCGGAACGGTTCACCACGAGCGAACAACTACCAGAGCGAGGACAGATGACCGACAAGCGTCCAGACAGCAGCGACTTCCCCGAACGACCCGACCACCCGGACTACTGGCGGTTGGCGGCGATCATGCAGGGCCTGGACATGGCCGCCGACAGCGTGCCGCGCAACCAGGTGCTGCCGCACGAGGTCGCCAAGCACATCGACAAGGACAGCGTGATCTACATGGCGATGCAGCGCTCGCTACACGCGCACGGCGGTCGCAGCGGGATGGAGACGGTCAGAGGCGCCGGGTTGTGGCTGGACGGGTTCACCGCCGGCGCCCGGTTCGCAGGAGGTGACCACGATGACGGACGTTGACCTGACCGGGCTCGATAAGCGGGTCATGGAGGCGGAGCAGGCGTACGCGGCTGCGGCCAGGGCGTTGTGCGAGGCGGTGGAGGCGCGGATCGTGGCGAAGGTGCGCAGCTTCTACCCGACTGCGACGAAGCTGCTGCTGAGCAGCCATTACAACGAAGACGGTGACCTTCGCCTGTCACCGGAACAGCTCACGAACGAGCACGGCCTGCTTGCAGCGAACGTCCCCGACATCAGGTTCGGCGAGCTGGCCGCAGCCATCGACGAGGACCTGCTGTGGCTGGCGGATCTGCGCGGCGCCGACTGGGACAACAACGGACCATTTATCTCAACTCGGTAACGATATAGACTCAGCGGCACCATCTGGAAGGAGCCGCATGAGTGTTGAGCACAGCTTCCCCGAGCGAGGTCTCCCCCACGGCGCACCCGACACCGAGCGTGTCGGCGATGGGCACACGCACCTCGTTCGCTACCTCGCCAACGGCGACGTGCACGCCCTGGACCGGCTGTTCGAGACGCTCGTCGTCCAGCCCAAGACTGTTCGCTGATCTGGCCTACGCTAGACTGACACACACCAGATGGAAGGAGCCGCATGACTGCTGAGCCTGTTCCGGAGCGAGGGGTTGATCTCAGCCCCGAGGAGATCGAACGCGCTCTGCAGGAGAACCGCCCTCTCGTCGAGCGCCTCGCAGCCGGCGACGCGCACGCACTGGCGAGCATCTTTGAGGCGCTCGGAGCACGAGTGGCATCAGTCAAGAGACTCGGCTGATGGACTTGTCGAGCTTCAGCGTACGCAATCTGCGGCGCATCGAGATCGACGAGCGCACGATTGAAGGCTACCCGCGGGGAGTCGTGACCCGCTGCATCCTGCGCCTAGTCCGACTGGATGGCAGCAGTGAGGTGTTTGAGTACACCTTCCCTCGGAGCGAGGAGATGGTCACCGCCACCTTCGAGGCGACCGTGGCCGCGCTCAACCGCACATTGGACGCCATCCACGGCGAGTAGCACCCGACTTCGCAAAGGCCCCGGCAACGCCGGGGCCTTTGCCATGCAAGGAGCCACCGTGAACCTCAACGACTACGACGTGTTGCTGGTCAACTCCTCCGGGGGCAAGGACTCTCAGGCGCAGCTGGACGTCGTGGCCGAGCTGGCCGACGCCTAGGGTGTGCCACGCAGCCGGATCGTGGTTGTCCACGCTGACCTGGGCCGGGTGGAGTGGGACGGGGTGCCCGAGCTGGCAGGCAGGCAGGCGGCGCACTACGGGTTGCGGTTCGAGATCGTCGAGCACCCTGACATCGACTTGCTGGAACGCATCGAGCTGCGCGGCCGGTGGCCGGACGCCAAGAACCGCTACTGCACGTCGGAGTTCAAGCGCAACCAGGTCTACAAGCTGATGACCCAGCTGGTGCGGGAGCTGGACCTGGACCGGCCGGTGAAGATCCTGAACTGCATGGGCCTGCGAGCGGCGGAGTCGCCGGCCAGGGCCAAGCGGCCGGCGTTCGCCTTCGACGAGCGGGCGAGCAACAAGACCCGCCGGCACGTATGGGAGTGGCTGCCGATCCACGCCTGGTCCACCGCGCAGGTGTGGCAGCGCATCCGGGCGTCCGGGGTGCCCTATCACCCGGTGTACGACCAGGGGATGCCACGGCTGAGCTGTTCGTTCTGCGTGTTCGCCAGCCGCAGTCAGCTCGTGCTGGCCGCACAGCTGCGCCCGGACCTAGCCACGGAGTACGCCGCAGCCGAGGCGCGCATGGGCCACCGCTTCCGCATGGACCTGTCGATGGCTGACGTCGTCGCCGCGGCCGGCGTGGAGCAGGTGGACGACATCGAGGACTGGGCCGCATGACGCCCGGCCAAGGAGGACCTGATGACACAACAAGCTGACTGCCACATGCCATACAAGCAGCTCTCGGAGGCGTACTACGAGACCACCTGCGATCGTTGCGGCGGGGACCGCAACCGTCCGGCGCGGGAGAACACCCGGCAGGTGACCGCGTGGGCCTGGGCGCACCTGCCGGTGCGTCGCAACGCCACCGTGAAGCTGGTGCTGTTGGCGCTGGCGCACGCCGCGGACGAGGCGCTGTGGAGTTCCGACGGGTACAGCCAGACGCTGACCGACGAGGTCATGCGCCGCACCGGGTTGACGCGTCGTGCCGTCGACGAGGCGGCTGAGGTGCTGCAACGGCTGGGGTTGGCCCAGCGCACCCGCCGGTCACATCTGTTGCCAAGCGGCATCAGCAGGGAGCTGGCCGGCTGGCGAGTTCCCGAGGAGGTCCTGGACCGCTGAGCAGCAGGACAGCCACGACAACGCCCGTCAGGGCAGCAAGGAGCAGCCAACATGACCGACACCCAACCACCTGCGGGGTTCTTCCTGCGGGCACTGGCAGATCAGCGCGCCGAGGAGGCGCTGACCGAGGCGCTGAAGATTGCAGTGCGCCGCTACTACGAGAACTACACCGACGCCAACGACCTCAGCTGGGAGTTCCGCGACGCGCTGGGCATCGTGGTTGAGGAGACGGTCCTCAGCGTAGATCTCGATGAGCTGATCCTCACGGTGGAGCGCGAGCTGCACGCCGAGACCAAGCGGCACTTCGTGCACCTGGCGCTCTCGCAGCACGGTGAGGAGGACTGAAACACCTGGTCAGAGCAGGTGAGACTTAGCTAATTCTGTAGTATACTGGCAGGACGACAACGCATCTCCCCCGGTTGCCACCGGGTTGGGGTGCCGCCTCGAACCAAGGAGGCTCACATGGCAACGGTCACCTCGGGGGTGACGCTCGCGTTCGGCCCGCTGGTCTCGGCCAGGGTCGACGTGGAGAGCGCCATCACCAGCCCGAGCTCGCACACGACGCTGTGCGTCGGCTCGGCGGACAAGCCCCACCCACCCGACAAGCCCAAGCAGTCCAGCACGTGCCCGACGTGCGGCAATGCCGACAAGGCGACGTTCACCAAGGGCCGGCCCAAGGGCAAGGACGCCTACGTCCTGCTCACTGACCAGGAGCTGGCCGCGATCGACGCCGAGGTCGAGGCGTTCAAGGGCGAGCGGGTCGAGCTGTTCCCCCATCCGAGCGAGCAGGTCAAGGCCAAGACGCTGCCGGGCGGCAAGGTCTACTACCTGACCAGCGACGCCTCCACCGCTGAGGCGTACGCGCTGATCGCAGCGGCACTCAAGACCCACCCGGAGCTGACGCTGTGCTGCCGGCTGGCGCTGCGAACGGCCGTCACCATGTTCGCGCTGCGGACCTTCGGCGACGTGCTGGTGCTGGAGCAGCTGGCCTGGCCGGCCGACATCAAGGCGATGCCGATGGTGCCGACCAGCTTCGCCGAGGGTGCGCTGCCGCTGGCCGAGCAGCTCCTGGCGAGCCTGACCCGCCCGTTCGACCCGGCTGCCTACCGCGACGTCAAGGCCGACAAGCTGGCCGAGATCGTGGCGGCCAAGGACCCGCAGGCGGCCACGGCGCAGGCGGCAGTGGTTGAGCTGCCGACTGGTGGCGACCTGATGGCGACGCTGCGGGCAGCGGTGGCGGCCAACACGCCCAAGCCCAAGCGGACCCGCAAGCCCAAGCCCAAGCCCACGCCTGCCGAGCCGGTCGAGGCCGCGCCGGCGCCGGTCAGGCGGCGGCGGAAGGCGAGCTGACCATGCGTGGCAGCGCGGTCAACATGTTCGCCGGCCAGGTGGCGATGGACTTCATCCAACGCCGGCGCAAGGCGATCCGCGAGGAGGGCAAGGCGACGGCGCTGGCCAGCCAGTTCGCCCCGGCCAGCGGCGACGCGATCTTCACCAGCACCCACTACCCGCGTAGCTGGAGTGAGTACGTCGGCCAGGAGGACGCCAAGGCGCACCTGCGCGACGCGATCACCTCAGCACGACGGCGCGACGCGCGCCTGGACCACATCCTGCTGGCCTCGGGCATCCCGGGGATCGGCAAGACGAGCCTGGCGATGCTGGTCGGCAAGGAGTGGGGCCAGCAGTTCCTGATGCTGTCGGGGACGCTCACGGTCAAGGACGCCTACGCGGCGCTGGTGAGCCTGGACGACCACGACATTCTGTTCATCGACGAGGTCCATCGGTTGGTGCACGGCGGCAAGGGCAAGGCCGAATGGCTGCTGAACTACCTGCAGGACGGCGCGCTGTTCGGCGCTGGCGGGGTGACGCTGGACGACGTGCCCGACGTCACGGTGATCGGCGCGACGACCGACGCGGGCCGATTGCCGGAGACGATCCTTGACCGTTTCCTGATCCGCCCAGCGCTGCACCCCTACGACGAAGTTGAGGCCCTGTCGATCTGCGTGCAGCTGGCCGCACGGGTCGGGTTCGGCACTGACGGGGTGCCGCTGCCCACCGACCCGGACTTCTACTACACGATCTCCACGGCAGCCAACCGGGTGCCGCGGCTGATGATCCCGGTGCTGATCGCGGTGCGCGACATCTACGTCGCCCGCGACGGGGACAACTGGGACGGGACCACGTTCGATCTGGACGTGCCGCTGCGCCGCGCGGGGCTGTACCCCGACGGGCTGACCGACCAGGCCGCGCACTACCTGCTCACGCTGCGCGATCTCGGTGGGACCGCTGGGGAGAAGGCGATCGCCAACCAGATGCGCGAGCCGGGTGGGCTGGCCTACGTCGAGCAGCTGCTGGTGGACCGCCGGTTCATCACGCGCACCGCCAACGGCCGCTCGCTGACCCAGCTCGGCCAGGCGCGTATCCAGCAGCTGGCGGACGCCCGTCACGGCAAGGCGCTATCGTGAGCGGCTTCCAGCCGATGCTGGCCAGTCCCGGACAGCCCGAGCAGATCGCGGCGTTCCAGGCGAGCGGTCAGTGGCTGTGGGATACCAAGTGGGACGGCGTCCGCGCGATCGTGGTCGCCGAGGGGGGGCATGTGCGGCTGCGCAATCGGCGCGGCGCTGACATCAGCGCGCGCTACCCAGATCTGACCAGCGCGCTGGCTGCGCTGTTGACGGACGTTGTCGTTGACGGCGAGCTGGTTGTGCTGCGTGGCGGCCGGCCGGACTTCGCCGCGATCCACCGCCGTGACGCGCAGCAGGGCGACTTCTCCATCCGGCTGGCAGCTCGCCAGTTCCCCGCGACGCTGATCGCGTTCGACCTGCTCGCCGAGGGCGGCCGGGATCTGCGCGGCCAGCCGCTGGAGGTGCGCCTGGGACGCCTGGACGAGCTGGCGGCCGCGTGGCCGGCGGACGGCCCGGTGCGCCGCTCCGTGGTGTGCGAGGACGGCGTGGCGTTGTGGGCGCAGGTGCGGGCGCTGGGGCTGGAGGGTGTGGTCGCCAAGCGGCGCGGCTCACGGTATGTGGGTCGGCGCAGCCCGGCGTGGTGCAAGTTCAAGACCACCAGCCGGCTGACCGCGATCGCGATCGGCTACGAGCCCGGCCAGGGTGCCAGGGCCGGGAAGGTCGGCGCGCTGAAGCTGGTCCTGGTCGCCCCAGATGCGTCGCTGCTGCTGGTCGGCAAGGTCGGCTCGGGGTTGACCGAGGCGGACCTGGCGGTCTGCAAGCAGACGCTCGACGCCGGGGTGCCGCTGGTAGTGGAGGTGGAGGCGCTGTCGGTCAGCCGTGACGGCAAGCTGCGCAACCCCGCGTTCAAGGGGGTCCGCAGCGACGTGGAGCCGGCGGCGTGTGTGAGTTCGCAGCTGGATGAGCTGCCGGTGACGTGAAGGGAGGAAGCATGGCGACCAGTGAGGCCAGGTTGAGCCCGGCACGGCAGGCGTCCAGGGCCAAGACAGCGATCAACACGGCGTTCCCGTCGCTGGACAAGGCCCACAAGGCGCTGACCGCGGCCGGATTCGCCCGTGAGGCCAAGACGCTCGGCGGGATCATCAAGGACCTGGAGGTGCTGCTGGGCAAGGTCCGCGAGCGTGAGGCGAAGGTGAGCTGATGGGCAAGCAGCGCAAGTCCAACACTCCCCGCCCGTGGCAGCGGATGGCGCCCGCCGCTCCGATCCAGCCGGACGTGATCGAGCGGTTCTTCGCACGCGGCGCGCGGATGTTCAAGAACGACAAGTACACGGTGATCGTGGAGCCGACCGACATGGACGGGTGGGCGCACCTGTCGATCCGCCACAACAACCGGGCGGCGATCCGCGACTGGCGTGACTTCCAACGGATCAAGAACGACATCTTCGGCCCCGAGGCTGAGGGGATCGAGCTGTACCCGGCGGAGTCGCGCAAGGTCGACGCAGCCAACCAGTACCACCTGTACGTCAACACCACCGGGCAACGGCTGCCGTGGGGCTACCACCCGAGCGAGCCGGCGGTGAGCAGCACGCCGTTCATGGGCGCCAAGCAGCGCCCCCTACCACCGGAGGAAGACCCTGACCTGGCAACGGCAACGGCCGTTGCGGAGAGCGAGGAGAGATGACCACCGTGACCGTGACCCCAACCGCGACGACGCAGGCCAAGCTGAAGGCGATCGTCACCGAGCTCACCGAGGAGTTCCTGGAGCGCCGCGGCGCGATCGAGGCGTTGGCGGTGACCGTGCTGGCCAACGCCAACGGGTTCCTGCTCGGCCCGCCGGGGACCGCGAAGTCCCAGCTGATCCGCGCGTTCTGCGAGCGAGTCACCGACGCGCACTACTTCGAGAAGCTGCTGTGGCCGACCACCCAGGTGGAGGAGGTCGTCGGCGGGCTGGACATCGACGAGTTCAAGCGTGGCCGCTACGTGCGGGTGACCGACGGGATGCTGCCCGAGGCGCACATCGCCTACATCGACGAGATCTGGAAGGGCCGCTCGGCGGTGCTGAACGCCCTGCTGGCGATCGCCAACGAGCACATCTTCCACAACCCCCAGCCGGTGGCCACGCCGACGCTGAGCGTGCTGGGTGCGTCCAACGAGCTGCCCGACTCGGAGGAGACCGCGGCGATCTTCGACCGCTTCCTGGTCCGGTTCCCGGTCAACTACATCGAGGAGCCAGGCAACTTCGACAAGCTGCTGCGCTCGGCGGTCGCGCCGGCGAGCATCCCGACGACGGTGTCGCTGGCAGAGCTGGAGCAGGCGGTGCGGGTCGAGGTGCCCGCGTTGCCGGTGTCCGACGCGATCTTCGAGGCGATGGCCAAGCTGTGGACCCAGATGCGCGGCGCGGGGATGCATCCCTCCGATCGCAGGTTCAAACAGTGCGTGCGGCTGGTGCAAGCCCACGCCTACCTGAACGGCCGTTCCCAGTGCATCGACGAAGACCTGATCATCCTGCGTTACGCGCTGTGGGAGACGATCGAGCAGGTCCAGCCGGTGGAGCGGATGGTACTGACGCTGGCCAGCCCGCAGCTGAAGGACGCGGTGATCATCCTGGAGAGCGTCAACGAGCTCGCCTCCCGGCTGCGGGATCTGGGCGGTGAGGCGCGCGACGAGCTGAACAAGTTCGGGTTCGACGCCAACGCCAAGATGCGCACGATGCACAAGAAGCTCAAGAAGCTACGCGCCGACGCGGTCAAGTCCGGCCGGTCCACGACCAAGCTGGACGAGATCATCGCCCGCCACCTGGAGGTCGCCAACCAGGTGTGGACCCAGTGCCTGGGGATGCGGCCGGCGAACAGCGCCGACGAGATCTGGCAGGACAAGTAGGAGGGAGGTGTGCGCAGTGAGTGAGGACCAAACTCCTGATGGAGCGCAGCTGGTCAGCGAGGTTGAGTCGTTCCTGGCATCGGTTGCGGAGGTCTACCCGACAGCGACCGACGCGATCCGCCACGACCGCTTCGACGCGCAGATGTTCGAGGAACTGTTGGGTGAGGTGCCTGCACTGAGCGATGTGGCCGAGGAATTGGGGGAACATCACGGCCACACCGGCGATCTGCTGCGCGACCTGTACCACCTGCTGTACAAGAACTACCCCGAACGGCGCGACCGTGACCAGATGCACCCGCGGTGGCGGACCAACCACACGGTGGTCGGCAACCTGTCGGAGACCAGTGAGATCGAGGCGCTACGCCAGCATTCGATCCATGACGAGTACGGCGCGGTGATGGGCCTGCTGGGGATGCGCCCGGCGATCGAGGACGCGCTCACCCAGGCTGCTGAGGCCGAGGAGCGCGCGGAGGAGGTTGAGCGTGCCCAGGCCGAGGCGGCCGCCCAAGCCCAGGCGCTGGCTGAGCAACTCGACCAGGCGCAGCAGCAAGCCGGCGAGGACGGGTCGCTGCCCGAGGACGCCGCGCAGCAGTTGGCGCAGGCGATGGCGGATGCGCAGCAGGCAGCTGCGACAGCGCAGGCTGCCGGGGAGCTGCTGGACGACGCCAACGACGCGTTGAAGGCCAAGACCGCCAAGAGCTTACGGGAGGCGGCGGAGCAGGCGACCAAGGACCTGGACGAGCAGGCCGAGGCGATGCGCTCGTGGGGCATCGGCGACGGGGAGCTGCAGAAGCTGGACTTCCGCCAGCGTCAGCAGCTCGCCAAGCAGCTGCAGAGCGACAAGCTGCGCAAGTTCAGCGAGCTGATCGGGCGGATGCGGACCTTGGCGCAGGCGGAGCGTGCCCGCAAGGTCGTCCACGGGGTGGATGAGCTGCACGACATCGTGACCGGCAACGACCTGGGGCTGGTGCTGCCCAGCGAGCTGCTGCTGCTGGCTGACGACGACCTGGAGATCGAGTTCCTGCGCCGGTTCGCCGAGAGCAGCCTGCTGCAAGGCCAGCTACGCGGCGAGGAACGCATCGGCAAGGGCGCGATCGTGGTCGTGCTGGACTGCTCGGGGTCGATGGGCGGCGGGATCAGCTGGCAGATGCGCGAGCCGAGCCGGGAGGCGTGGGGCAAGGCGTTGTCGCTTGCGCTGCTGGACCAGGCGCGCACGGCCAAGCGGGATTTCGCGTGTGTCCTGTTCAGCTCGCGCAACCAAATCCAGACTTTCCTGTTTCGTGCTGGTGCGTCTACCATCAGCGACCGAATTGCGCTCGCTGAGCACTTCTGGGGTGGGGGGACCGACTTTGAGGCACCGCTGGACGTCGCCAGTGGACTCCTGGAGCGGGAGTTCAGCGGCACCGGGCGCCAGCATGGCGACATCGTGTTCGTCACCGACGGTGAAGCGCCGATCTCCCCGACGTTTCTGCGCCGCTGGCATGAGCGCAAAGACCGCAGCGGGTTCCGCTGCTTCGGCGTGGCGGTCGCAACCGATGTCACCCCCGAGATCGCCGCCGTGAGCGACAACACCCGCACGGTGGTCGACCTGATTGATGTGGAATCGACCACCGGCGACCTGTTCCGCACGATCTGACGATCCGGAGGTTCCCGCCGATGGCATCCACCCGCAAGCAGCTTGGCCCCAGCGACCTCGCGCCGCTGGATGACGCGGCCCGCCGCGCCGACATCGAACAGTGGCTGGAGGACTGGGACGTCGAGTGGTACTACGACCCCGAAGTCCCCCTGGAGAAGGTCAACCTGGCCAAGAGCCGCCAGAACCAGGCCCGTGACGAGGCGCTGGTGCCCGACCTGGTGGAGTCCTACACCGAGCTGATGGAGCACGGTACGGAGTTCCCCGCGGTCGTCTCCTACCCCGATCCGGTCGGTGGGCTGATCCTGATCGACGGGAACAACCGGATCGCGGCGGCGTTGTCCAACGACTTCGAGTCGTTCCCGCACTACGTCGTCGAGCCGGGCACCGACCCGATCAAGCTGCAGGCGATGACGTTGACCGCCAACGGCCACAACGGGCTGATCCCCGAGGAGCGGGTGCGGGTCAGCCACGCGATCTGGCTGGTCCGCAACGCCGGGGTGAGCCCTGACGAGGCGGCCCGGCAGCTGGCGTTGCCCAAGGGCAAGGTGCAGGGCGCGGTCAACAAGGAGGCCGCGATCCGCCGCGCGCAGAAGCTGAAGGTCCGCGGGTTTGTGTCCCTGGCCAACTCCTCCCAGGCACGGCTGAACCAGATCAAGATGGACCGCTGGTTCGAGCGGGCCGCGCAGCTCGCGGTCGACACGCGGATGAAGTCCCCCGAGGTCTTCACGATGGTGACCGACATCAACAAGATGAGCAGCGAGGAAGACACCTGGGCCTACCTGGACCAGTTGGAAGCCAACCTCGCCACCCGCCGCCAAGGGCGGGTCATGGACCTGACCGGCAGCCCCCGCAATGTGGTCCGCATGTACGTCGGCGGCATCCGCAAGCTCGACGAGGCTGCGGTGGTCGAGTCGGTGCCAAGCGCTGAGCGGCCGCAGATGATCCGCGACCTGGAGGACGCCGCCAGTCGCCTGAGCCTGCTGGCGGAGAAGCTGCGTGGCAAGTAACCCGAACAAGGCGCACCCGCGTGTGACGCTCAGCCCGGCATCGCTGGCGATGCTGCGGGTGCTTGCCGATGGTGACTGGCACCCGCTGGAGGAGGTCCTCGAAGCTGGGATGGACGTGATCCCCCCCGGCAAGGCGTTGCGGGTCGCCGAGCGGGAACGTCAGCGTTCCTGGGTCGCGCGCGGCCTGCCGCCGGAGACGATGCGTCCGCGGCCGACCGACCATGCCCGTTGGCGTGGCATTCGCGCCGGCCAGCGGATGATGGCCAGTTCCTCGCTGCGGCGGCTGCGCTATGTGGAAGCCGCCGTGATCGACGGGGTGAAGCACCTGCGTGATCTTCGCCCTGACCTGACCCCCCCGTAGACCCCTCCGACCCACGTCGGGGCGGGGGGCGTCCCGACGCGCCCGAAGGAGGGAGCACGTATGACCGTGGCAACAGACGCAACCCACGCGGCCGACCTGGACCGCTACCTACACGACATCGCCCAAGTTGGCAGTGAGGCACTGCTGGGTTCGGTGGTGATGTTCCGTGTCGCCGAGCCGCACCAGGTGTCCCGCGAGAAGCTGCAGTCCTGGTTCGATGAGCTCGGCTTGGACTCGGCGATGTACATGCCGCCGCCGATCAAGATCTTCGGCGCGTTCGAGCGTGCCTGCGCGGAGGTCAAGCACGCCTACGACGTGGGCCGCAAAGGCGAGCTGACCGCGACGGTGACGGCCGTCAAGGTGGCGACCAGCCCCGAGCGGCTGGTCTACCACCTGGTCCGCCAGATCACCGACGGCAAGAAGGAGCGGCTGCACTACTCGGCCAAGATCGGTGAGCTGGTGCTGTACCGGGCGGGGCGGGGCAAGGCGGCCGATCGGACGTCGACCAGGATCAAGCAGCAGATCTTCGTGCACGACCCGGCGACCGGCGACCAGCAGCTGGCCCCGTTCGAGGAAGGCATCGTGGAGGACCTGATGGCCCGCACGATGCGCCGCCACTCCGAGCTGTGCGACTTCTACGCCGCGGACAAGCTGCGCTCGATCGTGCGGGAGTACCTGCTCGGGCCACACCTGAACGCGGTACGGCTGATCCAGTCCGGCGGGACCTACTTCGTGCCCAAGACCCGTCACGAGACGCTGGCGCGGCTGGCAACGCTGGTCGAACGCTACGGCGGGACCTCCACGATGCGACTGGTGCCGTGCCTGGACCTGCCGCGGCTGCGGGAGATGGTGATCGAGGACTTCCGGTCGGAGACCCGTGAACAGCTGCAGGAGCTGTCAGCGGAGCTGGCGACGGTGACCAAGGCCAACAACCCGATCACCGCCGAGCGGGCCGCCAAGCTCAAGGCCCGCTACGACTTGGTGCTCAACCGGGCGCAGGAGTACACCGAGACCCTGGACGCCGCGCTGGAAGACGCCGGCGACGCGATCGACCTGGTGCGCGTGCAGCTGCAGCAGGTTGCGATGCTGGTGGAGGGCTAAAGCGATGGCGTACAACCCCAAGCCTGTGGACGCTCCCCCGACGTGTGACCTGTGCGCGGAGGAGTCAATCAGCTGGTCCTATCCGGTCGAGCCGGGGCAGGTGCTGGCAGTGGACGCTGAGCACACGCTGGTGTCCGGGGACAGCTGGGTCGTCGGCGACGCCTGCCACCAGCTGATCCAGTCGATGGACACCGAAGCGTTGATCAACCGGGCGGTGGATGGGATCTGCACCCGCAACCACATCACCGACCGGCGGGTGCGCGCGGAGCTTGCCGCTGCGGCGACCTACCAGCTCGCGCAGTTCCTGACCAGCCGTCGTGGCGACCCGGTGGCGGTGTGACATGCAGATCGAGACGTGGGAGCTGCGCCATCACGACACCGTGCGCCGTGAGTACCAATTCCTAACCGTGCACCTGGCCGGCGCCGCCGATCACGGCCGGTGGCGGGTTGCGCTCATCGAGGGGCCGCGCGGCTCGGCCGGGTCGACGAAGGTGGAGCTGTTCGACACGGCCAGCCGCGCGGCCGCGTGGGTGCAGGCCCTGCTGGAGCGCCGGCAGCGGGCGCGCTGGCGGGAGGCCGGGTACATGGTGCAGGCGCCAACTCCGCAGCTGCTGAAGATCTTCGGGTGGGCCACGGAGCCGACCGACGACCCGTTCCAGCTGTTCCGCGCGCTAGTGACCGACGTCAAGGGCGACCTGGACGACCGCGAGGTGCTGGACGAGCGCGACATGCACATGATGGACACGGTCCGCGAGGAGCTGGCCGTGCTGACGCAGCGGATGGAGGACGCCACGACATGGATGGCAACACTGGAACGGGCGTATGAGGCCAAGCTGCGCGAACAGCTTGCGACCGCGTGAGCGCCGCGGGGGGGCTGGCTTGGAGTACATGGACTACATCTGGAAGACCGACGGGCAGATCGTGAAGGCCGGTGACGCCGGTTCCCAGCCGAGCGACCGGGCAATCTGGCAGACCTGGCAGGAGAACGGGGTCAACATCACCGGCGGTTCCCAGCCGAGCGACCGGGCGAGGAGCACTGACGAGGTCGTGGTCAGCACCGACCTGGTCAGCGACGTGGAGCACTGGCTGCTGCGCCATCCCAGCGGCGGACGCCACCACGTGGTCTACCTGGCTCGGGAGCTGCGCGAGCCGGCGTGGTACCGGGTGATCTCAGTGGAGGTTCCCGACGGTCAGCCGGGAACGGTAGGCATCACCGAGTACTTCCAGGAGCACGACCAGGCGTGGCGGCGCGCGAACGAGCTCGCCGGCCAATGGGCGATGCAGCCGGGCTGGCAGCGGGTGCGCCAGGGGATCATCCGCGCAACCCCGGCGTTGTTGGAGCAGCTTGGGGTGATCGCCCGCCAGCCAGCGGTCATCAATCCGTTCGCTGATTTCCGCCAGGCGGTCACTACGGTGATGGGCCTGCTGCAAGACCCGCGTCCCGGAGTGGACGCGGTGGATGGGCTGGCGCGGGTGCGTCAGCAACTACAGGAGCTGGTCGCGTGCGTGGAGGAGTCACGCGTGTGGCTGGAAGCGTTGGAGCAGGTGTTTCGGTCCCGCCTGCAAGACGATGGGGGGGCTGCGTGACCAAGATCCCGTTCTACCGCATCACGATCGACCTGATGAACATCGAGGAAAGCGCGTTGGACCGCCTGACCGATCAGCTCGCCGAGCTGATCGCCGAGTCTCCCGACCGCGGGTGGGAGTCGGACATGACCGGCGGCATCCCGCCGTCGCTGGCCGCCCCTGGCGAGCCGGGCAGCATGATTCCCGGTCAGGTCGTCCGTGAGCTTGGCACGCCTGACGGCGGTGAGCGGTGACCGAACCAGAACACATCGTGGATGCCCAGCTGCGCGCCGACGCGCTCACGCTGGAGGCGATGGGCGCCAGCCTGCGCGACGCCGCGTACGGCCTGGCCGAGGCCGACGGGTGCTACACCGTCGAAGCGCGCGACGAGCAGTTGGACTACGCCCGGCTGATGCTGGCCAACGCGCTGCGCCACGTCGATGACGTGCGTGCCGTCGCGCGCCGGTTCGGGGTGGAGGCGGTCGGATGGCCGTGACTACCACCGGGTCGTTCACCGCCACGCTCAACCCTCGCCGGGTCCTGCTCGCCGGTGACACCCACGCCGACATCTGGCATGTGCAGAAGCTGTTCGAGGTCGCCGAGGCCGACGCGGACGTGATCGTGCAGCTGGGCGACTTCGGGTTCTGGGAGCACACCGACGCTGGAGTTGAGTACCTGGACCACGTCGAGGAGCTCGCCGCGAGCTTCGAGATGGGGCTGCTGTGGCTGGACGGCAACCATGAGAACCATCAGTGGCTACGCCAGCAGTATCAGCCGGCGCGGGTGCCAGGCTGCAAGCGCGCCGGCCACGAGCAAGACGCCCCGCACGAGCATCTGGTCAACCCGGATGGGACGTGGCCGATCCGCGACCACATCGCCTACCTGCCGCGTGGGCATCGGTGGACGTGGCAGGGGGTGCGGTTCCTGGCGGTGGGCGGGGCGTACTCGATCGACAAGAAGTGGCGGGTGCCAGGGTTGAGCTGGTGGCCGGAGGAGGAGCTGACCGACGACGACGTGCGCCGCGCCTGCCGTGGTGGGCGCACCGATGTGCTGCTCACCCACGACGCGCCGCTAGGTGCGATCCCACCGGGGATGCGCTCGATCCGCGCGTCGGATGCCAACCGCCAGCGGGTCCGCCAGATCGTGGACCACACCCGCCCGGTCGTGCAGTTCCACGGCCACTTCCACGCGTTCTACACCGACCAGGTCACCCACCCTGGCGGCACGACGCGGGTGGTGGGGTTGGCCAGCAACATCGAGGCGGATCGGTCGTGGGCGTGGCTGGACCTGCCCGAGCTCACCTGGACGCTGCCATGAACCAGGTGCGGGTGTGCTGTCTGCACTGCCAGTGGGTCAGCGAGCCGTGCGACACCAGCCAGCGGGTCGACGCGCCGGACGCGGTCGTGGTGCTGCGCCGGCCGACCGTGCTGCACCAGACGCTGGTAACGCACGTCATCAGCGTCCACATGCCCGTCACCCACGAGTGGCTCGCCGAGCGGGACTGGAAGGCGCTGCCGGCATGAAGACCATCGAGATGACCCAACGTTCAACGACGCCGTGAAGGAGCCCAGATGAAGCAGTGGATGCTTGCCGTCCTGGTCGTCGCCGCGCTCGCAACGGCCGGCTGCAGCGAGGACTACAAGACGCAGCGTGGCCGCGGCGACGCGCCCGTCGGCCCCGCCGATGACAGCCCTGGGGAGATCATCAACTTCCCCGACGGCTACCCGAACGTGGCGACCAAGTGCAACCACGGCCATCGGATCTACGTGAGCACCAAGGTCAGCGACAAGGCGATCCAGATGACGATCGTCGAGGACCCGTCGTGCAAGGACCACGCCGAATGAGCACCGACCGGCTGCATTCCGACAGCCTGCAGGCGATCCTGTTCGTCGGCGGGCTGGTCGGGCTCGCCGTTGGCATCCTGGCCCGCCGGTGGGAGCCGGCGATGGTCGGCGGGGTCTGGGTGGGCTTGGCCGTGTTCATCGCGGCGATCCGGCGCATGTTGGACGAGCGATGAAGACCAAGATCATCGAGGCGACCAACGGCTTCAACCACGGCAAGTTCCTGCTCGGCCAGTTCGACCATGAGCTTGGCCGGCGCAGCGCGTTGCCGGTCGACCAGCAGCACACCGAGGAGGACCTGGTCCACCTGGCCAAGGTTGGGGTCGCACCGCAGCCCTACCTGCTGCTCCAGCCGCGCTGGGAGCGCGGCACGCTACTGGTGTTGGACCTGGAGACCGGCGAGGGGGCACTGTTTCGCCCCGGCGGCCTGGCAGCTGCGGACCTGCACAAGCATCAGATCTGGGTGTGCCCGCTGTTCGAGCCGTTCCTGACCTGGCTGTACGCCTGGGCCGGTAGCGTCGGCCGACTCGACGGCCGCCTGCCGATCGACGCGCTGCCAGACCTGGTGGAGCTGCCGGACGCGCCTTCGGCGCTGTACGGCTACCGGCGACCAGGACCACGTTCATGAACCGCGACCAGACGCTCGTGCGCACCATGCGCCGCGTGGAGGCTGACGTGGACCGTGGCGGGTGGGACCAGCAGCGCTACCGGCTGTTCGGGGTGCTGCCCACCTACGACGTGTTGGAGGTCCCCGACTTCACGCAGCTCGCCGGGCCGGGCGGCACCCACCTGGACGCGCTGCGCCGGCTGACCAAGCTGGGCCGGCGGTTGCAGTACGGGGTGCCCAAGGCGTTGCGGCCGTTCGGGGAGCTGCAGGCGTGGCTGATGATCCACGAGGCGTGGGGGCTGTTCGCCCACCGCACCAGCGCCTCGCCTGCTGAGCAGGTCGCCACGGCGTTGCAGCGTGAGGTCTACAAGCATCCTGATCGGGTGGAGCTGCGGTTCGTGTTCGGGGTTGACCGGGAACAAGAGGACTACTGGTTGATCCGTGAACGGGGCGGGGAGCTGGTCACGATGCAGGAGTTCATGCCACCGGACTACGGCGATGGCGACCTTGGTGGCGCGGTCCACAAGCACCTGCACAAGCTGATGCACACGACGTTGACGGCGGCGCGGTGAGCGATGGCGTACGACATCTTGGATGAGGACTACTGCCTGTACTGCTCCCGGGACTACCGTTCACCAGCAGCGCTGCAGCGCCACGTCGCCCGCAAGCACCCGGGGACCTACGCGGCCCACTCGATCGAGGAAGCCAAGGCGCGGCTCACAGCAGCTGCGGCATCCACGGGGCGAAGCAGGTCCGGCAGAAGCTGAGCTGGTTCAGCAGGCCCATCTCGCGTAGCTGGGCGTGGATCTGTTCTGGGGTGCGCCCGTTGGCCCACGGCCAGGGCGCCACCGCCGCGGCGTGGAGGAACCGGCAGTCGCGGTGGTGGATCTTGCGGCCACGGTGGGTGCGGACGTACTGGGCCTGCATCGGGTCCTTCCTGTCAGGTGCCGCGCATGAACGCGTCGTCGAGGGTGGCGGCCTGCGCGCCGTCGTCGGCCAGGCCCGCTTCCAGGACGAGCTCGGCGCCGGGGCGGGTGATGGTGTGCAGCACTTCCAGGCGTTGGAACCCGGTGCCGGCGACCCGCACAACCTGGTCGGCGGCACCGGGGGTGCCGCGTTGGTATTCGACCAGGCGCAGCAAGACCCGGTGGCCTGGGGTGGCTTTGATCCACACGACCGTCTGGACGACGACGCCGGCACGCCCACCGAAGCCGCTGCGGTAGCGCACGATCGGGGCTGGGCCGGCGGTGGCCAGGCGCAGCGCGGCGCGGCCGCTGTGGCCACCGTTGATCTGGGCGATCGTCGCGGTCGGGGTGACGGCCTGCCAGCCGCGGGTGCCGCCTTCGACGCCGCCGTTGGCGATCAGGTTGGGTGCTGGTGGGGTGCGCAGCGGGCTGGTCGGCTGGTTTTGGACGGCGAACGCGACGCCGGTGAGCACGACCCCGGCGACCAGCGCGAGCCAGCCGGCACTCAGGAACCGACGTCGCCGGTGGCGCGCGTGACGGCCGTCGTAGCGGGCGCGCCGGTTGGCGTGGCGGGCCGCCCGGTTGGCGACGACAACGTCGGGCATCTCACCACGGCTCGCCGGCGACCATCGCGTCGAGCTTCACCTTGGGCACGACCAGCCGCCAGCCCAGGCGCAGCACGGGCAGCTTGTTCTCCTGGGCGAGCTGGTAGGCGAGGCTGCGGCTGATCCCGAGCTTCTTGGCGGCCTGCTCGACGGTGTACGTGGCGGTTTCCACCTCGGTGATGGTGTCTTCGCTCAAGGTCCCCCCCCTGAATGCCGCAAGGGCCGCCCCCGTGGTGTGGGAGCGGCCCTTGGAGACCGTGTCTCTGGTGCCGGGACGGCCACCGTGCAGCCATCCCTGTCGTTGTCCGCAGCCTGCCGAAGCCTGCTGATCGTGTCAAGCTGGTCCGGTTGGTGCGGTTGGGTCTGGATGGTCGGTGGGGTTCGGGTGCTCGGCGGCCATGCCGTGCAGCGCGCGAGCCAGCGACTGGCTGAAGCCCATGACGAGCCCGTCGCTCTCGGCCTGCCAGACGCCGTGGGGGCAGGTGATGGAGGCCATGACCCACTGGTCGTGGCCGAAGGCGACCTCGATGCGGTCGCAACGGTCGAACGCTTCGAGGAACAGGTGGTCGACCTGGTCGCCGTCGGCTCGGTAGCTCATTGCCGCCCCCCGTGTCGGTGTGGCTCACATCATGCCGGAACCGAAGAACCTGACGACAAACCCGGACCAGACGATATACGATGGACTCCCCCGTCCGTTCTCGGGGGCTTTACGCAAATGGGAACGGTCCTTCCCGGCGTGTTCGTTTGCATCCCACGGGGGGGGCCGGTCATGAGCGTGGAGCACTACCCTGACATCTGGCACCCGGCGGATCTGGCCGCGCGCATCGGTGAGCTGGAACGCCTGGAAGACAACTGGGACTCCTACGGTGCCAAGCCGATGGCGCCGGTGACCCGAAGCCTGCTGCCGCTGCTGATCGACGCGGTGCATGAGGCGGGCCTGCCCCGCCCGTACCTGATCCCGGTCGCTGACGGTGGGGTGCAGCTGGAGTGGGACCGGGCGGACCTAGACGCGGAGCTGGAGATCCCCGCACACGGCGACCCGCCGGTAATCTCGCTGCTGATCCAGCTGGCCGCCACGGAGCTCGGGGTGCAGCTGATCCGTGCGCTGACCGCGCTGGCGACCGTGCGGGCAATGGGTCAGCCAACATCGCAGTTCATGCGGCCGCGGATCGTGCTGCCGTGAGCCGGCTCCTGACAGCGCTGGCGGTAACGGCCGTTGTGGTTGCGGCGTGCTGGCGCGCCGGCCCGTACTGGAAGTGGACGCTGATCGGGGTGGTCGTCGGCATGGTCGGCGCGGTGTGTCTGACGATGGAGTGGCGCCGGTGACGTGACGGGGGTCGGGGTGCCGGAACGCTGGGATGGAGTCGGGGAGCCGCCGTGGGGCTGGCAGCGCCACTACGAGTCCATGCAGTCGATGGACGAGCTCAAGCTGCGCTGGGCGCGCCAGCGCCTGGCGGACGGCCGATGCCCGATCTGCGGCTCGCCGCTGGGTGAGCGAATCGAGGTCGCGCCCGGTGTTGATGCGTGCACCGACTGCGCCACGAAGCGCAAGTATGAGAGCGTCAACGTCGCGCCGCTCCTGGAAGTGATCGCTCGTGAGGTGCTCTCCCGTCGGGCGCAGGGGCAAGGATGCTGACGCCCGAGCGACTGACCGTTTGACACGCTCGGCCTCCTGGCGTGGTTCGGGTGGTTCTGCGAGACTGCTGCCACCCGGCATCCGGTCCTATTCGGGAGGTCCCATGCTTCGTCGTCTCACCATCGCGGCCGCGCTCACCGGCGCGCTCGCCCTCGCTCTGTTCGGTGCGACCGCCAACGCGCAGGGCGCCGGCAAGGTCACCTTGCTGTCCTCGCCGTCGGGCTCCTGCAACATCGGCGCCACGGCCGGCAGCGACACCAACGCGTTCGCGGTCATCAACTTCAACAACGCCGGCAAGGTCGGCGCGACCGTCAGCATCAAGGACGGCGCGGCCAACGCGACCTACTCGGTGTCGTTGGTGCAGATCCCCTCTGGGGAGGATTGCTTCACGGCCGAGGCCGAGCTCACCACCAACGGCCAGGGCAACGGCACCACCCAGCTGTCTGAAGACGTCTTGCCTGGCACCACGGGTGCCTTCGTGTTGGTCCAGCAGACCGGCGGCTTCGACTTCCGCGTGACCAAGCCCGTCAGCGCCTGACCAGCCACACACCAACGCCCCCGCCACGGCGGGGGCGTTCTTCTTTGGTGGCAGGATTGTCGTTGATACGCCGCATGGGCATATTCTTGTCGGCACGGACGCGCGTTGACCGGGGGGGCGGATGCACGAGCTGGACCAGCCGCGCTGCGGGCACAACCTGCCCCTGCCAGACCTGCCGGTCGTGCTGCTGTGCGCCCGCTCCCCTGACCACGACACCGACGGGCCGCACCTGTTCCGCGGCTTCTTCGGCGAGACGCCGGTGGAGGTCACCTGGGGTGCGGCGCTGCTGCGCGGGGAGCGGCTGTGAACTACTACGTCGTGACCGTGATGCTGCGCGCCGTGGACGCCCAAGACGCTGGCAACCGCATCCACGCCGGCGAGGCCGGCGGCCCGATGTACTTGCTGGAAGCCCGACTGCTGGGCCTGCAGGACGTTGAGCTGCTCGCCCGCCGGATCGAAACGAGCTACTGATGCGACTTCTGCGTGGCTACACCGCGGCGGGCAATCACGCCCACTACGTCCGCCCCGGCGACCCCACCACCGCGCTGTGTGGGGTGTGGGTGACCGGCGGCCTGGCAAGCGAGGCGCAGGTGGTGCGCGCTGCGCGGCTGCCGTTGTGCATGGTGTGCGAAGACGAGGCCAGCCGTGGCTAAGCCCTGCCCCTGCACCGACTGCCCCAGGCGGATCGCGCGCCATCTGGTCGCCTGCCGGGCGCACTGGTACGCGCTGCCGATGGAGCTGCGGTTGCGGATCTGGCAGCTGTACCGCACCCGGCGCTACTCCCACGAGCACCTGCAGGCGCTGCGTGAAGCCAACCGCATCCTCGCCGGCCTCAGCTGAACATCACGCATTGGGCACAACTCGGACACCAAATCGTGACCGAGTTGTGAGACGGGTTGTCTCGTTCGCGCGCTACAGTGGACGGGTCACTACGGCGTCGCAGGCGACGGACGCGCTGACATTCGTGACGTGGGGGGCTCCACCGTGGTTGAAGTGGGTGTGACGATGTCGGCTCCCCCGCATCGTTGCACCCACTTCAATCGTGATGGAGGCGCCCAATGAGACGAGCATGGCCACAGCTGGTGACCGGCGTCATCGGCTTGGTCGTCGCGCTCAAGGCTGCCCGCGAGGGCTACTGGGTGGCGGCGGTGTTCATGGCAGCGGTCAGTGCCATGTCGTTCCTGATCGCCGGCTGGCTGTGGGAGCGGTACGGCAGCTACTTCTCCATCCTCGCCGAGCGACCCAAGCCGTTCAGCTGGCGGGACTGGCTGTCGCTCGGCCCGCCGCCGCGCTACCGGGACCTGAAGGCGGAGACCGATCGGCTGCTCGGCGAGGACGAATGACTGCTGACGACGTCGATCGTTGGCTGGCGGAGCGCCACCGCAGATTGCTGCGCGACCTCGCCGAGATCTTGGACGTCGAAGCTGGCCTGCGCGCCGTGACCACAACCGGCAAGGTGCTCACCGACCGCGAACTGCAGGAGCTGGCCAACGAAGCCGAACGCGGCTACCCGGTGACGTGCGCGTGCGGTGCGCGAGTCGACGAACATGGCACCGCGAACGGTGGCGACCGTGATCATGTGCACGTGTGGCGCATCGGGGGGCGCTAGACTTCCACGTCCGGGTGGCGGGTGACCACCGGAAGGGTCGGGGCAACCGTGCGCGGGTCCGGCAGCGGCACTGCGCTCCCAAAGGCCCGCCACCCGGGCTACGTGATCCTGCGGGTGCGGTTCTTGGGCGGGATGTCGTCGCGCTGGTCGAAGCGTTCCTCGAACACCAGCAGGCGATGGTTGAGCTCGTCCAGCTTGGTTTCCATCCGCTCGTCGGAGTCCTTGGACTCGTGCGAGCCGCGGTGGACCAGGTAGGCGGTCAGGACAACGAACGTCAGCAGCTGCAGGAACTCGCTCTGCCAGTTCTCGAACGTCCGGCCCCAGAAGTACGCCCAGAAGTCTCCGCCGATTCTCATGCTGTGACCGTGGGCGACCTGGTCGTCGACGTACTCCTGCCAGTTGCAGACGAACTGCCCGAGCCAGCTGGCCAGGAACAGGGCGGCCAGGGTGATAGACAGGCTGTAGTGGTGCCACAGGCGTTTCATGCTGGCAGTCTCGGCGCCGGCCAGAGCTGATTTCAGCGCGAGACGCTGAAAGTGCCACGGCAGTTGCACCAGTACTCGCCGCACTCGATCCAGCCACCCTCGACCTCGTCCTGGTCCAGGGCGACCAGCATGTGGTCGCCCCAGCGGTGCGGGCAGTACTCACACCGCTGGGTGGGTTCGGGGCCGAGCGCGAAGCCCTTGGCGTACGCGGCGTCCACGCCAAGGGTCCGCACGACGAGCGCGTCGGCCTGCTCGCCGAGTTCCGCGTCGTGCTCGGGGCACAGCCACAGCGTGCACTCGTCGGTGACCAGCTTGCAGGTGGCGTCCCGGTGACAAGGAGCGATCGGGCCGTTGGGGCCGACGAGAAGCTCCCGGCCGAAACGCGCAGTCGGGGTTGATCACGGCAGCTCGATGACCTCCGGCGGTGGCAGGGCGGCCGCGTAGCGCATGACGCAGTCCCACCCGCAGAAGTGATGGTCCTGGTCGCCCTCGTGGGCGCCCTCGGTGACCAACAGGAACCCGATCGGGACCGTGCTGGTTCGGCTGGTGCGGATGTGTGTCAGACACTCAGGACCCTCGCAGTACCAGATGCGCTCGATCGTCATCGGCGTTCAGGCAGGATGACCCGGCCGTCAGGCCCACCAGCATCCTCGATCGGCGCGGGGCACGGCCCTGGATACCGCTTCAGCAGCTCCAGGGTCCGCACCGCCTCCTCAGTAATCCGCAGTGCGCGATCAACGTCCGGGCCGGCCCGGTCAAGCTCGTCGTGGACGCCCTCCAAGGCGTACAGGGCGACGAAGAACGCCTGCTCGTAGGGCTCGGCCCACATGCGCCACTCGACACGGTCGATGTTCATGGTTGGCGTGGTGGGGTGACAGTGACGCCCGTTCCCACCGGCACGGGCCACACGCCCTGGACCTTGCCGTCCTTGAGCGCTTCGTTCAGGACGTAGGCGTAGCCGGTCAGTCCGGAGCCGGCGGCGATCTTGACCGCGGCGGCCTCGTCGATCGCGGCGCGCTTGTTGTTGGCGGCCGCCTTGATCCGCGCGGCGGATGCGGTGATCTCAGCGGGGAGCTTGATGGGCTTCAAGGTGACCGTCAGCGGTGGGCACTCGCCGGTGGTCAGGTTGAAGCTCGGCCCGCAGAAGTAGTCGGCGCCGACGTTGGCCTTGACGATGGCGGTGGTGTCCGCGCCGATCGCCTGCGCGAGCGTGCCGGTGCCTTGGGCTTGGAGCTGGTCGATGGTGAACCGCTGCGCGGCGGCGGCGCTGGCCTGCTCCAGGGGGCGCTGGAGGTTCTCGCGCAGCAGGACGTCCCAGCCGCCGCCTTCTTGCTTGAAGTTCCACGCCTGGGTCTTGTAGCCGAGGTCTTCATGGAAGCGGCGCAGTACGTCAGGGGTGGTGTTGAGCTTGAAGTAGGCGGTGGGTTGCAGCTCGATGGTGATCTTGTCCTTGGTGGTGACCTTGATCGTGCCCTTGATGTCGGCGGAGTCGTCGTCAGCGAAGCCGAAGGTGCGCTGGCCGGTCGGGTAGGTGTAGAGCGCGTCGGCGATGCCGTTGAAGAACTTCGGGCCGGAGTGCTTGATGCCCTGGAAGCCGTTGCCTTCGATCAGGCCGCCGCCATAGGACAGGCCGATCTCGCCGCGGGGGACCTGGGTGCGGCCGAACAGGCCCACCAGGATCAGGAAGATCAGGAAGATGCCGAGCAGGACCCCCAGCGCGGCCAGGGCCGCTCGGATCATCCGCTGGCGGACGGACAGGTCGTCCAGGTCACCCAGTCGCGTGTCGTTGAATCCTCTACTGCCCATCTGGCCCCCCTTGGTGGTGGTGACGTCGGAGTTGGTCGTCGATGTCGCTGGTGAGATCCCGGCGGCGGTCCAGGCGCAGCTGGCGTTCCAGCCGGCGCAGTCTGGCGAGCTGGGCGCGCCGGCGCCGCAGCTTGGTCGGCACGTAGTAGAAGAAGGCGCCCAAGGCCCACAGGGTCAGCCCGACCGCGATGACCAGGAGCATGACGCGGGTCACGGCTCGCCCTTGGCCTTAGCGCACAGCTGCTCGTAGGTGGCCTCGTCGATCTCGAACTGGTGCAGCAGGGTCCGCTTGTCGTAGTTGAGCTCGTGGCAGCGGAGGTCCTGACGGTTGGTCCAGGGGATGTCCCACGCGTCGGCGCGGCCGGTGCGTGTGCGCCACCACTGCTCGGCGCGTTCCAGGCGTTTGCTGACCCACCACACCAGCGGGTGGGAGTCGTAGCGGTGGTAGGCCCGGCCGATGAGGTGGTCGCGCATCGAGATCCGGTACACCTCGACCCAGAAGCGGTGCTTGGGTTCGCCTGGCTTGGGATGCAGGCTGGTGGTGGTCGACAGCGAGGCGATCAGCATGAGTCCTCGCCGTTCCAGAGGCGCTCGATCTCCTCGACGCTCAAGTGAATCTCCGCGTCAGGGGCGACGCTGGCAGCCAGTGCACGCTCGCGGGGCGTGTCGGGGGATGTCTCGTGTGTCATTGGTGACGGCCGTTGTGGTGGCCGAAGCCCGTGCGCGGGGGGAAAGCCGGTGGCGGGACCCGGGACGTTGCCGGTCCCCCAACCGGCGCGGCGCCTGACGGCACAGTCAACCAGACAGTCCCGCCACCGGAGTTGCCCCCCCTAGTGTCAACGGCCGAAGGATGCGACACAACCCCCGATCAACACAAATCCGATGAGATTCCCGGTAGGATCAAGCCCGACCGGACGTGAGAGGATGGTGTGGACGGGTGGCTGACAACATCACTGCGACTGCCGAGACGGTCTTGCTGACCCTGCTCAACCACCAGAACTGGCACACCCAGGCGGAGATCGTGAACATGACCAACACCAGGGCGGCGATGGTCGGCCCGGCACTGGCCCACCTGTGCGAGGTTGGCACCGCCGAGCGCCGCAAGGTCGACGGCGGCCCGACCCAGTTCCGCTTCAAGGCGCCGACAGCGTCCTGGAGCGACGACAGCTGACAGGAGACATCGTGGACGGCATCGAGCAACGCCAGGTCTACACCGACAAAGGCACCCCGATCGCGGAGCTCTCGACCAACGCCGACGGCGACGTCGAAGTCACCGAGCTGTGCTTCGTCATGGTCGAGTGCGCCTACTGCCACCGCACCGGCAAGCTGCTGCTGCGTCCCGGTGGCCAGCCGCCAGCGCCGGGCAAGCTGGCCTTCTGCCGCCCCGCGCACGCCGCCGCCTACGTGCAGGAGCGCCGTTGAGCACCGTCATCCGCATCGCGTTCCTGACGCTGGTTGTCGCCGGCCTGCCGCTGTCGGTCTGGCGGGCGTGGGCGCGCCGGCGTGCCGAGTCGCTGGCGTTGCTGCGCTCCCTGCGCGTCTCGACGTTCCTGATCGCCATCCCCATGATCGCGGTGACCGTCACGCTCGGGATCGCGCTGATCCAGCTGCCCGTGCTGCGCTGGGGCTGGTGGGCGCTGCTGGACCACGGCCGCCCGCAAGGGCCGATCGCCACGTTGAGCGGGTCGATGGCGTGGATCGCCGTGCCGTTCCTGCTGCTCGTGCTCGCCGCGCTCCCACGGATGGTGCTGATCGAGGAGCGCATCTACCGCGAAGGCGCGGAGTTCCGCTCCCCCACCCGCAACCTGCTCCAGGCGCTGCGATTCGGGCTGGCGCACTCGCTGTGGCTGGGCATCCCGATCGGGTTCGGCCTGGCGCTGGGGATCGGCGGCTTGTGGTTCACCCGGCGCTACCTGGCCGCCTACCGCACCGCTTTCTTCGCCGAGGCCCGCCAGTTCGTCGCTGAGCAGCGGCGGACCACACCGCACGGCGCCTGGATCATCGCCGGCTCCCCCATCAGCACCCGCCCAGTCCGCGACGCCGCGGTCCTGCAGTCGGCCAGCGCGCACCTGGCGTGGAACACCACCATCTTCGCGCTCGCTTTCACTGCCACGATCGTCTCCGTGTTCTACAAGTAGCGCGGGTGCACGCTGACCGTGGCGATCTCCACCACCCAGCAGCGCCGACGGGCCTCCCAAACGACCTCGTCCTCCCAGCGGCAAAAGCAGGACTCCCCCCACTCAAGCGGCCGCCCGCACGCGCGGCAGCATCGAGTCCCTTCGTCCACCGACTCCCCCGATTCGGACATTCGCCGCTCGCATGGTAGCCTCCTGCATCAGCGGGGGCCGGTCTGTTGGGGAAGGCAGACCGGCCCCCGCATCCATGAGGGGGGGCTTGATGAGCGAACAACAGGACGAGGCGCACGACCACGAGCGTGACGCGATCTGGGTGCGGTCCAAGGTCGTGGACGGCGGCTACCAGGCGGTGGTCGAGGTCGGTGAGCACACCGTCGAACTCACCGAGGACAAGGCGCTGCGCTGGGCGCAGGTGGTGCTGCGAGCGGCGATGATCGCCGACCACGACGCGGCCAACATGCGCCTGCTGCACGAGGAGATGGGCCTGCCGCTGGACAAGGCCGCGACCTTCGTTGCCGAGGACCTTCGGCCCGCCCGGCCTGACGTGGACAACGATGCCACCGCGCCGCTGGTCTTCGGCGCTGGCGTCGCCATGCACAGCCAGACCCGCAAGCTGTACCCCTACGTCGGTGTGCAGCTGGAGGACAAGCTGCTGGGCAAGTGGTCCATCGCTGACGCCCATCACCACGCGCAGGCGGTGCTGGAGATCTGCTACGGCACCGAGCTGGACACCCAGCTGTACCAGGTCCTCATCGGCCAGATGAAACTGGACGAAGGCCGGGCGCGCATGATCATCAACGGGCTCGGCCAGTTCCTGGAGGACCCCCAGGGGCTCAACACCGACCGCGAGGAAGCCGAGCCGGCCGCCGAGCCGTCATGAGCAACGGCGTGACGACGTTCGAGGCGCTGGTCGCCGAGAGCGAGGCGCACGCGGCGCACGACGCTGAGGACCGCGAGAGCCTGGAGCGGATGGCCGACAGCATCCGCGAGTTCCTCAACCAGCTGCAGGTCCCGCTGACCACGAGCGTCGCAATGGGCGTCGCACTGGGGATGCAGTTGGGCATGTTGTCGCTGGAGGACGTCCACGACACCCCACCACCGGCGGTGATCCACCTGCTCCGAGGCGCCTGCCACCTGTACGCCCAAGTCCGGCGCGAGAACAACTGAGCGCTGACAACGGGCGTTACGCCGTGCGATGCCGATCGACGTGGGCGTCCAGCCGCATCTCAAGGTGGTCGATCTTGGCGGCGAGGTGGTCGACCTTGCCCTCCAGGTTGCCGATGCGAGCCGCGAGGCGAAACAGTCCGCCAGCCACGCCGGCCAGGCTGGCGACTGCGCCCACAAGCGCGAACCACACCTGGCCCTCGGTCATCCTGCCTCCCAAATGCTGCGATCTCGTCCATAGCGTACCAGGCGTCACGCACACGTCCAGCAACGACAACGGGCCTGGCGCTGCCAGGCCCGTTGTCTCCCCCCCTCCAGCGGTCATGCTCGCTCGCTTAGGTGACGCGGCCCACCTTGATCAGTCCACGGTGGCGGACCAAGTGAACGTTGACCGGCCGGCTGTAGGTGTTGGCGGCCACGGCCTTGCCGTGCCCGATGTACATCTCCACATGCCCGCCGTAGAACAGCAGGTCACCCGGCAGTGCCCGGCGCAGGGAGATCCGCCGGGTGGCGTACTGCTGCCCCCAGCTGGTGCGCGGGATGTGCTTGCCGACGGCCTGGTAGGAGGAGTAGGTCAGCCCGCTGCAGTCGTAGCAGCGGCGGGTGCCGCCCCGGCAGTAGCGCCTGCCGACACGCGACAGAGCGACCCGTGCCGCGCGAGCGCGCACGGTAGAACCAGGGGCGTGAATCTTCTTCGTCGTCCAGCGCTTGGGTGGTGCGCTCCGCGCATGGCTTGCGTGGGCCATCGGTCCGGTGAGCATGGTCGCCGCCATGACGGTGAGGGCCATCGTGGCCGACACGAGACGACGAACAACGTGTTTCTCGGACAAGTCGCTTCCTTCCGTGAGACGGGTGGACCCGCTGGAGGTCACGGGGAGGTCGCGAAGGATGGACAGATTCACAACGATTGATCAAATCGGGAGGTCAGAGCAGGTCAGCAGTTTTGCGAAATGTCCGAAGATTGCGGACTTGTACGAAACGGGGGGCTCATGGTTGAAGGTGCACTGATCCTGCTCGCCGGCATGGCGCTGGGCGCCGTCCTGGAACGGCTCAGGAAGCGACCACGACGCCCGTCAGGACCCACCTGCGCCTGCGGGCACGAACTGGCCTTCCACGACCCAGCGTCCGGCCGATGCCACGCGGAGTGGTGGATTCACAAGAACGTGCGCGACCACCTGGTGAAGTGCCCCTGCCGGCGCTACGTCGGTCCCGAGCCCCTGCCGGAGTTCTTCGCGCCGGAGATCGCCCCGGAGTAGAACGTGCGAACCCCGCGGATGTCGCAGTAGGCTCACATGGATCAGAACGCACGAGATGGACGGGGGGACACACAGTGCTGGGGATGAGTCCCGAGGAGGCCACTGAGAAGGTGCTGAGCGGTTTCCAGCAACTGCTCGCTGAGAGCATGGCAAAAGAGCTCGACTCGATGAGCCAAGTCGAGCAGTGGTACGAGGACGAGCAGTTCCGAAACGGCTACCAGATCGCCTTGCACGGCCTGGCACGGCGTTGGGGGATCAACCCAAGCGACATTACTGGACTGACCCCCCTCAACCAGCTCAGCCGTTGATACCCACAACCGGATCAGCACCTCTAGGCTTCGGCCCCGGCCGACTCCTCGGATCGAGGCGTCGCAACTCGGCTCGCTCAGCGCTGCGCCGGGCGCTGCGCTGGCGGACGGCATCCAGATGCGCCTGGCGACAGGGATCGCCAAGGCAGCGCCAGACAAGCTGGATGTCACGCTCACGAGTCAGCAGCAGGTGGCGTGACCCTCGCCGGTATCGAGTGACGGACGGAGGATGCGGTCGCTCCCCGTTGCGGGGGCGCCCACGCCTGCGAAGCTGAGGCGGCATGTACGAGCACCCATCGACGACGCGCAGGTGCTCCTCGCACTCCTGCTCGGTATCGAACGCCTTGTGGCGCTTGACCTGACCCTCGCGCCAACACGCACGAGGCCGGCGTCGTGGCGGCCGCTCAACCCATCCCAACTGGCTGACCCCTTGCTTGATTCGCTTGGGGGGCATTTTCTCGCAACCCGAAATCGGAGTCAATGCTTGGGTAGGTTCGAGCAGTTCGAGCGTTAGCGGTCAGCTCGCCACTGACAGTCATTCCTCCAGGTAGAGCAGGTTGGAGGGCCTTGAACTCTCAACTGTGGTAAGTCACGCTCGGTGACCCCACCGTTCGTTATGGCATATACTACGACCTGCAGATCTGCGGCGGGGGGCCGCGAGCCGAGCGAGGAGACAGCGTTGGCAGACCTAGCAGCCTATTTGCGATTGACCGTTGACCGGGACGGAACCAAGACGGGGTACGACCGGCAGCTGGCCGACATCGAGAAGTGGGCCGACCTTCACGGCCACACCATCGGCAGCGTGTACAAGGACCGAGACCTGACGGCTGCGGACCTCCGAGTGCGCCGGCCGAACTACGAAGCGATGCTGGCCGACATCGGCGGCGGCATGTGGGATGGGATTGTGGTCTGGCGGCTGGATCGACTCGTCCGTCTGTCACGCGAGTTCGAGCGGTGCTGGGGCGTCGTGGAAGACCAGGGCGGCATGATTGCCTCGGCGATGGACGGCTTCGACACGTCGACCGACATCGGGAAGTTCGTCATCCGCCTACTGGTCATGCTGGCTGAGATGGAGATCGCCGCCATGAAACGGCGGCAGCTGTCCTATCAGGCGGAGAATGCAGCCAAGGGCAAGTGGAGTGGCGGCGGCAGCCGGGCGTTCGGGCTGACCGAGAAATGGGACGGAATCGTCGAGTCCGAAGCAGAGCTGATCGTTGACGCTGCCCAACGTATTGCTGATGGCCGCGCCACCTGGACCGACATCGTTCGTGAGTGGAACGCCCTGCCGATCCGCACAACCACTGGAAAGATGTGGCGGGCGACTCCGCTCAGGCGCGCGTTGACCTCGCCGAGGATCGTCGGCTACCGGGAACATCACGGTGAGATCGTGCTGGACAGCGACGGCTGCCCGGTGAAGGCGCAGTGGCCGCCGATCCTGGACCTGCCGACGTGGGAGCGGTTGCGCTCGCTCGTGCGCACCAACGCCAAGCATGGGCGAGCCTACGGCTACCTGATGACCGGGGGCGTGGCGGTCTGCGGACGCTGCGGTTACCGGCTGATCGGCGGCGTGATCAACGGCAAGCCGCTGTACCGCTGCTTCAACGAACCAGGCATCCACGGTGAGGAGAACCAGCGATCGTGTGGAAAGCTGGCAGTGCGGGCGGACATGGCCGAGGACGTCATCGTCGAGACCATGTTCCAGTGGTTGGAAAATCCCATCGTCCTGAAAGCCACGCGGGACGCCATCAAGCCCAACACCGACATGACCCGGCTGGCAAAAGCGCTGGAGACCGATCAAGCGCTGCTCGCCGAGATCGGCGAGATGCTGACCAACCGCGAGATCACACGCACGGAGTTCCTGCAGATGCGCCTCCCGGTCGCTCAGCGAATCGAGCAGTCAGAGCGGCGAATCGAACGCCTGCAGGAGGCGCAGCCGCTGTCCACCACACTCCCCGATGACGCCAGTCGGCTCCGAGCCCTGTGGGATGGCTGGCAACTGCCCTTCCGGCGGATGCTGCTACAGACGTTGATCCACCAGGTGATCGTCCATCCGGTCACTCGCCGGGGCGTCTTCGACCCCAAGCGGCTGGAGATCATCCCCGCCGAGCTCGCCACCGTGGACCAGATGTTGTCCGCTCAGTAAAGCCAGCACTCGCCCGATGATGGCGGGGTCGGTCACGACCGGACCCAGGCCGTGTTTGGCTCGAATGAGCGGCGCCATGAGACGGCCGGCTTCCTTCGGGTCGACGCCTCGCAGATCGAGTTCGTCGAATTGGCGCTGCGCTTCTGCCGGCTCCACCAGGCCCCCCATCGTCTGGTTGCGATGAAGGCCCTTGGAGACCGTGCCTCTGGTACCGGGTCGCCTGCCGTGCCGGCAACCGCTGCGGGGACCGTAGCACTCCCCCACGGCCGTGCGTCAAACGCTGGCGACCACGGAGCGTGAGCTGTCGCGTTTGACACGGTTGACCGTACACTGCGTCGTCCACGTCCAAGAAGGGGGGGCGACGTGAAGGACTTCGAGCTGGATGGAGCGCCACACTGGCGCGAACGCTCGACCCAGGCCGCACGTGGCGCGGCGCATCGGGTGGGAACTGGCATCACCCGTGGGGTGAAGGCGACGGGAAGTGGGGTCGCTCGCGGCACGCTGGCGAGCGGCCGTGGCATTGCCGCTGTGGCCCGAGGGGTCGGCCATGTGGTGGCCTGGACCGCTGGGGTCGTTGCTGGCGCGGTGGTGCTGGCGGCGCTGGGTACGTGGTCGGCCACGATGACGGCGGCGCGGTGGTTGTGGGTCGCCGTCCGAGCCGCTGTGCTGGGAGTCGGTCGCAGTGTGCGCTGGGCGTGGCGGTTGCCCAAGCGGGGGGTGGATCTGCCGCCGCACACGCGACGGGAACGGGCGTTGTCACGGGCGGTGTGGCGGCTTCGGATCATCGCGCTGACGGTGACGGTGTTGCTGATCGCTGGTGGGATCGCCCACGCGACCGGGATCGAGCCTGGTCATGACCACGCTGATGAGCATCCGATCCAGGGGCCGGTGCTGATCCCAGCGGCGACCAAGGACATGGATGCCTGCCAGAAGTCGGCGTTGACGATGGCGCAGTGGGCGGCGGCGGTGGACAAGACGTTCGCCGAGCACGCCCAGGCGCACAAGGACTACGTCCAGCACAAGCGCGAGTTCGGGGACCTGAACAACCCCAAGCCGGGCACGGTGGTGTTCATCTGGCGCCAGACGCTGAAGAAGTGGGGCCAGGACGAGTCGCCGAAGCTGCACCAGTGGCTGCAGGCGACCGCGAAGGACTGCGGCTGACATTTCGGTTTGGCCGTTTCGGGAGGTTAGACTGTGCGGTATGGACGAGCACGCATCGGCTGGACCGTCGCTGGCGTTGGCGATCCTTGCCAGCCTGCTCGCCGAGGTGTTCGTCTGGTACGGCTTGCAGCTGCTGCCGGGCTGGATTCGGAACGGATGGTGGTGGCCGGTGGTCGCGGTTGGGGCGGTCACCGGCGCGTGTGTGTGGCTGGCATGGCTGAGTGTGTCGGCGCTGCGCCAGATGCGTCGGCGCCGATGAGTGACCAGGTGCGCATCCGCGTCTACATCGACGGTGAGCTGGCGGCTGAGGACGATCTGGTGTCGGTGACGCCGCGGGAGGTTGCCACCGCACACACCTCGCTGGTGGCCGAGGCGCTGGCAGCCCAGCAGCCGTGGCTGATCGAGATCGAAGACCCCGAGACCGGCCACGGGTTGCGGTTCGGGACCGAGGTGGAGGCGATCACGCAGCCGTCGGTGGCGCTGATCGAGGCGCCTGAGCGTGCTGAATGAGCTGGCGCGGGTCGCCCGCAGTTGTGTGCGCTGCCCCCTGGCTGCCGGGCGGACCCAGGTAGTGTTCGGCCACGGTGATCCCAGCGCACAGCTGATGCTGGTCGGTGAGGGACCGGGGCGTGATGAGGACGTCCAGGGCCGGCCGTTCGTGGGGCGCTCGGGGCAGTTGCTGGATTGGCTGCTGACCGTGGTGGGGCTGGACCGCGAGCACCTGTACGTGACGAACTCGGTGCTGTGTCGCCCGCCGGGCAACCGGACCCCGACGCCGGCAGAGGTCGGGGCGTGCTCGGCGTGGCTGCGTGAGCAGCTGCGGCTGGTCAAGCCGCGGGTGGTGGTGGCGCTGGGCAACACCGCAGCGCAGGCAGTGTTGGGCACCAGCGGGGTGGCGCGGCTGCGGACCCGGCAGCTCGCCTTGGCGGACGGGACGCGGGTGTTCGTGACCTACCACCCGTCGGCGGCGTTGCGCGATGCACAGCTGGCGAAGTTGCTGCGCGAGGACCTCCTGCGTGCCCGTACACAGTTGTAACGGACACACTCCTCAAATCGCGAAAGTTACTCCCCGATCTGGTCACAGTGGACGCTCACCCGTTCGGGGGGTTCGTGAACGAGATCGCCAGGCGTGCAACGACCGCGTACGTGCGCACCTGTGACGCGGAGCGCACCCTGCGACACACGCTGCGGGAGCTGGTGCGCACCGCGGTCGCGCTGGCCGACGAGGGGCCGGAGCTCACCTACCTGCCGATCGGCCAACTGATGGGTGAGCTGGCCAAGGTCGAGCAGCAGCTGGCCGCAGCCCGGTTGGCGCTGCTGGAGGCCGAGCTGCTGCGTCAGTGATCCTCGGCGACCATGCGGGCGACCTCAGCGATCTGATCGGCGAGCTGGTCGGCGAGGCTGTTGACTTCCTTGCGCAGCCGCTCAAGAGTCCACAGTCGCGGCCGCTCGACCCAGAAGGACTCGACTGGGTGGTGCTCGTCATACCAGTCCCGCAAAACCGGATAGGGTCCGACGAGGTTGTCGCGCATGTACTCGAACACGGCACGCTGCTTGTCGGTCATGTGGGGCAGGAAGTCCTCGGCCCGCCACAGGTCGCCGGCGTGGGCGGTGTCGAAGCCGATCCAGCCCTCGTCGTCGGGGCCGTAGTTGAGCCCGCCGTGGACCGACAGGCCCCAGTCGCTCTCCTCGATCACGTTTTCGAGCACCCGCCAGGCGGGGTCGTCGGGGCGCAGGGTGGCATGGGCGTCAACAATGCGCCGCAGCGGGTGATTGTCGGGCAGCCGGGCGTAGCCGTTGAAGCAGCGGCCCTGCAGGGAGGTGTGCCCGATGGCGCAGTCGATGCCGGCGTGGGTCCAGGTCTCGATGAAGCGTTCTTGGATGGTCCACGTGCCGGTTTCTTCTTCGAGTTCGTGCTGGGGTGGCACGCCCGGCGGCGTGCTTGGTGCTTGCTGCTGTGGGTCTGGTTCGTGCACGAGCGCTCCTAACGGCCGTTGCCAGTGTCGGCGTGGGTGTGCTGACTGTCCTGTCAGTGATAACAGAACCCGGCCAGTCCACTCAAACCGCGCGCGTGTTGCACAATCCTCAGACGTATCGTAGCGTACACGAACGGAGCGGCGGCAGGGATCGGTCTTTTTGCCGTCTGCTCGGGGGGGCCACCCGTCCTGCGCTGCCCTGGCGCAGCTGCGGGAGCGGATTGCGTAGGACCGGCGCAGTCCGCTTCCGCTCCTCCCCTACCGCCGCCGGGCGAGCCGCCAGATCGCCGCGGCGAGCAGCAGGATGACCACGATCCAGACCAGCGCCTCGGCCGCGCTCATCGCAGTACTGGCACGCACGCTTCGCCCTGGTCATCCAGGAGCCCGGCGAGGTCGGCGACGCGGATGAACAGGTCCCCGCCGGCACCGTAGCTCGGCCCCCAGGAGTTGCGGGCGCGCACGACCGGCTCGGTGAGGGTCTCGCCGGGCAGGCGCGGGTGCAGCGACAGGCCGCGCAGCAGCCAGGCGTGACCGCCGACGACCGGGCCGCTGACGTCGACCAGGCCGCTAGGGCGCGGGTCGTACATGGCGTCACGCCAGTTGGTGCCAACCACGATCGGGCCGTGCCAGGCAAGCGCATCCAGGACGTCGTCGATGGAGAAGCCCCAGCGGTACTCCCGCAGCCAGTGACGGGCCTGCATCGCCTTGGCGCCGCCGAGCACGCTGGTGCCGTCGTAGTCCTCGCCGGGCCACTCGTCCAGGGTGCGGGCCTGCTGGTAGATGGCCAGCGCGACCGCGTCGGTGATGCCCGGGACACGCACGGGGCTGGCGCCGGCCTCCCCCGCCCAGGCGAACCCGACACAGGCGCCTTCCTCACCCTGGTCAAGGACCGGACCGCCGCGCCAGGTCCAGCCGCGCAGCGGCTTGGGTGGCAGCAGCGCGCGGATCGGATAGGCACGAGAACGCTCGTCGAACTGGATGCGGCGGTCGAGAACCGGCATGACACCTCCCTGTCACCAGGGATGTCGACGCCCGTTTGCGCAGAATGGTCCTCGCAGGTGGTCCTCTAGGACCGCCAGCCGAACGCCCACCACTGCCCGTGGGTGTGGCCTTCGACGCGGTGCCATACCCGGTCAGGGTCGGTGGTGTGGTCGGCGTCGAGCTGGCAGTGCAGCACCCCGAACGCCGGCCGGGTGAACCTGGCCAGGCAGCGTGGGCTCATTCGCCCAGCCCTTCGGCGTCTCGGACGGCGGCGCGCAGCTCCTCAGCACGCTGCTCGGTGGGGTCCAGCGCCCAGGCGACCGCGTGACGGTACACGTCAGCGACGCGGCGCTGGGCGCCGAACAGCTCATCCAGGGTGGCTTGCCCAGGGCCTGCCTGCGTGCGGCGCTGCTGGTTGAGCCAGGCGCGCAACTGACGGTACTCGGCGGTCTTGTGGCGGTGGGCAGCGTTGGCGTCGGCGCGCCAGCGACCGCGCATCTCTGGGGTCATGGGCCGCGGCGGGGTGTCGGTGCCGAGTTGGGCTTCGATGTCGCGCAGCTCCCCGGCGAGGATCTTGATGCGCCGTTCAGCTTCCGAACTGGAGGTCGGCTCCTCGAAGGCGTCAGGCACGCAAGCCGCCTCGCTGGACCCAGTCCCACACCCAGCGGGCCTGCTCGTGACGGCTCATGACGGTGAGCTCACCGTTCTTGCGCTCGCACTGGAGGTGGTCGCCGTCGCCGACCAGCGATGCGCAGGTCGCGCAGGTGGTGTGGTCCGAGCCTGGCCCGTTGCAGGCGTGCTGGGCGCACGCGGGGCTGCCGGTCACGTTCATCAGGCCGCATTCGGCGTGCTGGGCCAGTCGCTCCCCCATCAGCTGGCCGTCGTCACCAAGGCGGTAGCCTTGCAGGACGGTGCCAAACTCACCGTCGCGGATCGGCTCGTCGCACAGGTGGCAGACGCTGCCAACGGGCGTTGGGACGACCGGCGCGCCCTCAGCGGCGGGGACGTCAGGCCAGGGGCCGAAGATCGGGTTGGCCATCAGCCGAGCCCGACCAGTTCGGGCTCATCGACGGCGGGGACCCGCAGGAGCAGGCTGCCGGGAACCCGCGGCAGGTCGTCCATGCGGATGGCGTGGGCGATGACGTCCTGACCGCGCAGCAGCACCCACTGGCCTGGATAGGCAGCAAGCGTGGATGGCAGGCGCAGCGGTCGCACGGCGTGTCCCCCTTGTCCGTTCTCCAGTCAGTGTAGCGGGGACTGGTGCGACTTTGTCACCACCTGCTTTGAGCCCCGCCTCGGACTCGAACCGAGATACCGCACGACTCGTGCATTCCCCGTGGCCGTCCTGCGTGGCTCTTGGCACCTGGGTCGCGCAGACCATCCCGAGCTGGAACGGGGCCAGGGTTTACTTGGCGGTCAGGGCAGTCTCCACCCGGCCAAGGGTCTCCTTGAGGCTGATGACGTCGGCGCGCACGGCGTTGAGCGCCTTCCAGATGCTGTCGAGGTTCTGCGGGTGGGTGTCGCCGCCGGCCGGGTCGGGGTTGTCGCCCAGGCGAATCAGCTCGACGGTCTGGGTGAGGTTCAGCAGCCGGGTGCGGATCTCCTCCAGGTTGTAGGGGTGGGAGTCCAGCTTGCCGGCGGCGGTGCCGCGCATGAGGGTGTTGAACTGGTTGTCCAGGTAGGTCTTGGTTGCGGCGTCCACGATGCTGAGGTCCCCCCCCGATACGTTGTGAGTGTGGGCGGCGATCGCTGCGGCGACCGCGTTGCGCATGGCGTTCATGTCGTAGGCCGGGTCGACCTTGCGGCCCAGTGGCCTGGCGACTTCCTTGTGGCCGAGCACCCTGGCCTTGGGGTCCCAGCGGTGATGGATGCAGATGGCGGCCTGCAGTAGGACGCCGGTGGCGTACTCGGGGAACGCGGGCGGGCCGCTCGCGGTCAGCGGGACTGGCCCGGTGGTCTCGATGCCGTAACTTTCGCTGTTGGTTACGGTGCCGACGCCGACGTGGTTGGCCCGGCCGGCGGCGATGGCGACGACGGTGCCGTCGCTGTGGTGGGCGAAGTTGCACAGCGGGCCGGTGAGGTCGCTGCGGCCATTGATGAGCACGTAGTCGCAGTCGTTGGTGACGGCGGTGTGGTGCTGGATGGAGTAGGCCGGGGTCAGGATCGAACGGCCGCGGGTCTCCCAGCCGGGGGCTTCCATGACACGCAGGCCGAGCTGCTTGCAGACGGCCATGATGGCGCGCATGTGGGCGACGGTGGCGCTGGAGGCCACGCCGCGCCGGGGCGGCTGCCCATCCTCGTCGTCGTCGAGCTGGGGCTCGCGCAGCTGCACGGGTGCCAGCGCAACGTCACCGAGACCAGCGACGACCTCGGCGATGGTGAGGTCACTGCGCCGCTGATCGTCGTCCTCGGCCCCGTGCACTGGGGCGTTGGGATGTCGCGGGTCGTCTGCCTGGTACTCCGAATCCATTGCCACCCCCTGGCCGCGCCTGTTGTGTTGACAGATCGGCGGTTGGGGGTGGCCATTCGAGCTCAGCGGCTGACCAGGACGTCGACGAGCCGGAACTGGGGGTCGATGCGCTGGCGCCGGCGCAAGCGGGCGCAGTCTTTGCAGTAGCCGAACCGCTGGGGGGTCGGCCGGCCGGCGCGTGGCGGGTAGCTGTAGTAGGCGTCCTCGGGTTTGGCCTGGCCGCACTGGGTGCAGGTGCGGGTGCCGTCAGGGTTGGTGGGGATGCGGGTTGGCACTGCGCGCTCCTGTGTCACGTGAAGGTCAGGCGTGGACCTCCAGCCACGCCCAGGTGGCGTCGTCGGTGGGTGACAGGGTGACGGTGTAGCCGTGGCGCATGGCGATGAGGTCGGCCTGGTCGGCGAGGTGGGCGTAGACCAGTCGCGGCTGGGTGTCGCCGGCGGCCAGGTCACTGTCCAGGCGACCCATCTGGAAGCCGGCGACGAACGCCTTGTGACGGTGGATGTGGGTGATACGCGGATGAAACGGCACGAGCTGTTCTCTACTCCTCGTCGTTCAGTCGTCGGATTGTTCGATGTGGGCGGTGACGCGCTGGCAGCGCGGGCACCACAGGTGCTTTCGGTGGCCGGGGGCGCGCTTCTTGGCTTGGCGGCGCCAGAACACGAACGTGGCGCCACAGCGGGTGCAGCGCGCCCGGCTCTGGGTTACCCGGGTGGCGGAGCGCACGACTGGGGTGCTCCCTCGCAGCAGTGCGCTTTGAGGCCACAGTGGGGACAGCGCCATCGGGTGGCGATGGGGTCGAACGGCTCCCCGCAGTTCTCGCAGGTGATCATGACCAGGCCGCCGCCCAGCGCAGCAGCTGGAAGCCGGTGACGCCGGGGGTGTGGACCAGCTGTTGCAGGATGGGCTGCCAGGTGCGCTTGTCGGCGTGCGCACGGTTGGCGTGGCAGTTGTTGGTGCCGGGCAGCCAGCAGACGGTGATGAGGTTGTCGACGGTGTCCTCGCCGCCGCCGGAGCGGTACTGGATGTGGTGCAACGCTGGGCGTTGCTGCCAGACGCCGCAGATCCGGCAGGTGGAGTTGTCGCGTGCCAGGACGGCGGCGCGGACGTCGGCGCTGCACAGTGCTGCTTCGTCCATGAAGGCCCCCCCTTCTGGACAGCACAACGGGCCACCGTGGGGGCGGCCCGTTGCGGCTGTGTGTCAGAGCGGCGCTACCTTATCCCAAGCACTGATTCGTCGCAATCCGGCCACTCAGCTGAGGACGTGGACCGAGACCCAGGTGGTGACGAACAAGACCACGACAACGGTCGTCACCGTGCACAGCGCAGCGAACGCCCAGGCGGCGAAGCGCACCGCGCGGTCGGTGTCAGGATGCAGGCTGCCGATGGGGTACCTGACGTATCTGTCGCTCATCTCCCCTTGAGGCGCCGCCTGGCGGCTGCGGGGTACGGCTGCGTGCTGGTTCAAGCCGAACCGCGGGGAACAGCGTCGGTCAGTCGTCATCGTCAGGGTCGGGGTCGGGCTCCTGGATGGCTCGCAAGTCCACAGGTTCGGTGCTGGTGAGGTCGTCCAGCGCGTCACGCAGCAGCTCGCGCAGGGCGTCCTGGACGGCCTCGATGCCTTCGCGGTAGTCGGGGCAGTCGGCGATCTCCAGGTGGTGGGTGACGAACAGGGAGCCTTCGTTGCGCACGTCGGTGGGCAGCTCGTTGTAGCTGATCGCCACACCACCGTCGGGGGTGAACTCCATCGCGTAGATAACGTGCTCAGCCATGCACTCCCCCTGTTGATCGTTGCCGTGCGCGTCGGCGCTGGTGTGCCAGCCGGTCACGTTCCCGCTTGCAGTCCGGACAGCGTTTGGCCCGCGACCCGTCCAGGCGCAGCTTGACCACGCCGTGGGGGCAGCTGGGGTAGCCGACGCGGCCCTTGAGTCGCTCCCGGCGACCGGCGGCCCGCTTGGCAGCGTTGCGCTGCTCGAACCACCACGCCCATGCGGGGTCGGCGCGGCGCCGCGCGTACGTTCGTTTGGTGCTTTCTCGACTTCGAGCGCGGCGGCAGTCCGTGCAGTCCTTCGCGCCGGTCCCAAAGGAGGTTCGTTTCGCCACTCCGTGCGGGCAGAGCAGACCGGGGTCCATCGGCAGGCCGGAGCGTTTGCGCCGGTACCAGTGCCGCTGGTAGCAGGCAGGACAGCCGGGGGTTGCGCTGTTGACGTCCACCTCGCACCGCCGGCAGGTCGCGGCGCTCATTGGTCGGCCACCAGGTAGGCGACGAGGTCGGGGTTGCGGCGCAGCAGGTCCAGCAGGGCGGGTGCGAGTGCATGGACGACACGTTCTTCGACGTCGTCGTCGTGGCTGGCGTTGGCGAGGCTGGGTTGCAGGCCGAGCTGATGCAGCAGCATGTGCAAGATCTCGTGGAGCAGGGTGTCTTGCTGCTGACTGGGGTGCAGGTGGTGGGCGATCTGGATGCGCAGCGCACCGGCGTCGCTGGAGCCGATCCGGTCGGGTGCGAGCTCGCGCAGCGCGACGGTGGCGTCAGCGTCGCACTGCACGTCGTAGCGGTGCGGGCCGATCTGGACGGCGGCGGGCAAGGTCACGGGGTGTCTCCGAACAGGCAGGGGCCGCTGTGCCCGGCCCAGTGCCGGCACTGGTGCAGGCGCCGGTCGAACTGGCCTTTGGCGGGGCAGCGGTGGTCGAGCTGAGCGACCGTGCGGCCGTGGGCGAGCAGGGTCGGCGCGGCGGCGTACACGGCAGCTTCGGCGACGTCCAGGGCTGCGTTGTCTTCGTGCAGGGCGACGCGGACGTCGTCGATGGCTTTGGTGATGGCGCAGTCCATGTGGACCCGCCAGCACTCGCCGTGGCAGTCGGTCGTCACCACCGTTCGCCTCGCCGGCGACGGTCGCGGTCTTGCCAGATGACGACGGCGAGCAGCACGCCGATGAGGACCAGGTGCCCGCCGATGCCGAACCAGCCGCTGATCAGAGCGCCAAGCACCAGCCCGCCGATCCCGCCGATGGCCAGGGCGAACACGAAACGGCTGCTCATGGGACCTGCTCGCGCAGCACCCCGTCGTCGCCTGGCTGGGGTACTTCCTTGACGGCGGTGGAGCCGCAGTCCAGGCAGACGTGGTCGGGCTTCTGCCAGGGCGCGAAGTCGACTTCGGCGACGCGGATCGCTTGGATGCGGTGCAGCTCACCGCGTTTTTCGTCCAGTTCGTGGGTGACGCCGGCGACGCGGCCGAGGACTTCGAGCTTGACGACGTCGTCCATCTGCACGATCCGGTCGTCGCAGTCCAGCCGGCCGCTGACACGCAACTTGAGGAAGGCGGCTGCGACGTGGGCGCCCTCGAAGTCGGGGATGGGATCTGGCATGGCTACACCTCGATGGAAGGGTCGTAGGGGTGGGTTCTGGCGCAGGTACGGCACTGCCACCAGGCGCTGGAGCCACCGAGCGCGTAACGGTTGAGGGTCTCGGTGTCGGTGACGAGCACGGGCCGGTCGCGGCAGCACGGCCGCGGGTCGTAGTCGGCTTCCCAGATGACGCGGGGCGCGCCGGTGCGGCACGCGATGCACCGCTCGTTGACCGCCGGGGTGCGGCAGGAGTCCATGTAGCGGGTGCGGCAGCCCACGCAGCCGTGGGCGTGGTGGACGGGGATCTTGCGGCTGGCCTTGCGGGTCATGGCCGTTTGGGTGGGCAGCAGGCGCAGTCGACGCAGACGCCTTCGCACGCGCCGACGTTGCGCTCGCAGTCGTGGCCGACCGGGCCGGCGCACGGCGGGAGGTGTTCGATGGGTTCGTCGGTCATCGGCGGGCGAGCTCCTGGGTGATCGCGTCGGCCATCTCGGCTGACAGGGGCCGCATGAGGACGTTGCCGGCCACGACGCGGCGCAGGGTGTGCAGCGTCGTGGTGTCCAGGTGGACCGCGAAGTCGGGGTCCCAGGGGTTGGCGGCGTGGAATTCGGCGTCGGTGGCGTAGATGCGCACGTGGACGGCGTCAGGCACGGGTGGCCTCCTCTCGGTGGACGTTCCAGGCGTCCAGGACCTGGGTGCGGTAGGCGCCGCGGGCGCGGATGAGCCGCTGATGCCAGCCGGCTTCGCCCAGGGCGAGCGCGTCGGCGGCGGCTTGGGCGACGGTGTCGGCGCCGGCTTGGCGAGCACGCTGGCGCAGCCAGCGGCGCGCTTCGGGGACCAGGTCGAGCAGGGCGCGCAGGTGTGGGACGCCGCGGCGGTGCGCTTTGGCGTACTCGGCGGCGGCGACGACGTCAGCGACGCTGCGCTGGCGGCTGGTCAGCTGCGCTTTGAGCTTGGCGATGCCGGTGAGCCGCCAACGCCAGAAGGCGACGTCGGGGTCGTGGTCGTCCCAGTCCCCCAGGCCGAAGTTGGCTTGCAGGTAGTCGAACAGTTCGGCGTGGGTGGACGGGCGCCTCACCACCCTGTCCGCGCGACAGCTCGCGCGGCGGCGTCCTGACGAGCGTAGAAGCGCATGAGCCCACGGCGCTCGTCGGAGGTCATGCCCCCCCAGATCCCGAATTCCTGTCTGGTGACCAGCGCGTACTGCAGACAGTGGCCGCGGACTTCGCAGCGTTGGCAGACGGTCTTGGCGTCGTCGGTGACGCCTTTGTCCGCGTCGGTCTTGGTCTCGGCGAAGAACAGCTCGCCGTCGACGTCGCGGCAGGCGGCGCGTGCATCCCACGCGCGGGCGAACCGCGGTGACAGTGGTGCCGCGGCGGTCATTGCTGGCCTCGTGGTGACATCCCCTGTGGCCCCCCTGGGTTGTTCACGATGCGCCTCCTTGGACGAGGGTGAGTGGCTGCTGGGTGTGCTGGAGCGTGGGTTGGTGGTGGCCGGCGGCGAGGAACCGGCGGCGTTCGGCGGCGGCGACTTCCTCGTAGGTGGCGCCCTGCCAGATCTGGTGGCTTTCGGCCTCGGCGCGTCGAGCGGCGGCGGTACCCGCGTCGACCAGAACCAGGCTCGCGGCGGAGAAGGTGAGGGTGGCGACCGTGCCTTTGCCGCCGTGGCGGGATTTCAGGATCTCCAGCTTCACCTTGGCGCTGGGGGTGCGGTCCTCGGGGGCGAGCTCCTCGTTGACCGCGTCATCAGGCCGGTAGAGGCTGAACAGGAAGTCGGCGGTTTCCTCGATGACACCGGAGTCGCGGGCGGCGTCGGACTCCACCGGCTTGCCGTCCTTGGTCATCCGGTTGACCTGCGCGGGGGTCAGCACGATGAGGTCGGCGCTCTTGGCGAACGCCTTGAGTTCCATGACCGCGTTGGAGGTCTTGTCGTAGGCGCCAACGCCGGTGATCGCACGGGCGAAGTAGCCGAGGTAGTCCACGAAGACCAGCTCGGGTGGGGTGCCGTACTCCTCGGTGTACTCGGTGACCAGGTCGGCCAGGACCGCGGCGTCCAGGCGGTTCTCGTCGCAGATGGCGAGGTTGGCGTACGCGCGGTCGATGTCGTCGTCGCTGGCCAGCGGATGCCAGAAGCGGTAGATGCGCGCCAGGCGGGTGTAGACCTCCGCGCGGGTCATCTCCAGACTGACGAACAGCACGCGCCGCTCGCGCATGGCGTAGGCGAGGTTGCACAACCAGACCGTCTTTCCCACGCCGGTCTTTGCCAGGGCGACGACGAGCTGGCCGGGCAGCACGCCGGGCAGGATCGCCGCGTCGATGGTGGCGTAGCCGAACTTGACGCCGGTGGTGGTGGCACGCTGCTTGCGCCAGGCGGCGGCGGCGTCGGCGACGGAAAACAGCCGCCGGCCGCCGCAGTTGGCGAGCAGCTCGCGGACTTCCCGCCAGGTACCGCCGCGGTTGGTCAGCAGCTCGGTCCAGTCGCACTTGGGGCTGGTGGCGGGCAGTTGGACGACGCGGGCTTTGGCGCCGAGCGCGGCTTGGATCTTCTCGGCGCCTTTGCGGCCGGCGTCGTCAGGGTCCAGGCCGAGGTAGACCCGCTTAGTGTGGCGGAAGTAGTCGGCCCACTCCTTGGGGAACGCGCTGGCGCCGGGCAGCGCGACGACGCCGAGGTCGCGCAGGGCAGGGTCGGGGCTGCGGGCCAGGTGTTGGCCGACGATGAGGGCGTCCAGTTCCCCTTCGGTGATCAGGACCCGGTCGCGGGGGCCGTTGGGGCCGGTGAGCTGGTCGACGTCGAACAGGCGGACCGCTTCGCCAGCGCCGGTGAGGTACTTGCCGCCCATCGCCTTGGCGCGCAGCTGCATGACCGCACTGCGGGAGCGGTAGGCGATGACGAGGTGGTCGGCGAACAGGTCACGGTCGCGGGAGTCCAGCAGGCCGGCAGCGCGGATGTCGGCCAAGGAGTGGCCGCGTTCGCGCAGGTGTGGGGTGAGCGGCCAGGAGCGGGAGATCCAGCCGAGCTTGGCGTCGACGATCGTCTCGGGGTCCAGGCCACGTTCGCGCATGAGCCAGCGCAGGACGGGTTCGTTGTTGGCCAGCTGCTCGACCGCGTAGCGCAGCGCGTCGGTGAGGACCTGCTGGCGGGTGTGCGGGTCGGGACCGTCGGGGGTGCCGGTGAGCTGGTCGGGGTCGTCGCCGAACTGGCGGACCAGCTTGTGCCAGGTGCCGGTCTCCTGGCAGCGCTGGCAGTAGAAGACCGCGTCGGCGGTGTTCACGTAGCACTTGCCCTTGTACTTCGGGTTGCCGTCCGGGCACCACGGGCAGTGGATGGTCAGCTCGGGGCCGGCGGCTTGGAAGTGGGGGATGCCTTTGCGGTCCAGGTACTCCACCAGGTCGATGCTCATTGCCGCTCACCACGCCATTCGGCGGCGCGGCGGCGCGCCTGGATGAGCTCGTTGGTGCGCGCGTCTTCATACGGGGTGCTGGGGCCGCCGGGGGTGGGGACGTGGACGTGCTGGTCGCCGTCTTCGTCGTCGGCGATGACGGGGCCTTCGGGGTTGGCGGTCCACCCGCCGACCGGGTAGGGCGTGTCCAGCCACAGCACCTCGGTGTCGCCGTTGTGGCCGTGGACGGCTTGGACGACGGTGATCGAGTCGTAGATGGCGACCGACGGGGTGGAGGTGTTCCACCGCAACGCGACGACGCCGTCGGGCCACTGGCAGCCGGAGGCGACCAGGCCGATCGCGTCGGGGTTGGCGAGGTTGCGGTGGCGGTGGAGCTGGAAGCGTGCGGGCTGGGGATCGGGGTGCGTGAGCTGCATGTGACCGGCTCCTTCTGACCGTGGGGTGCCCAGCCGGGCTTTGCCATCCCGGCTGGGCGTGGTGCGGGGACGGGTCAGAAGGGGGGGTCGGCGGCGCTGGAGAGCTTGCCGGCGGGCAGGACGTCTTGGATCTTGGCGATGGTGCGGTCTTCGCCGTTCTTGGTGTAGTGGTGGTGGTAGACGGTCACGTCGGCGATGAGCCCGACGATGTCGTCGGTGTCGAACTCCATGCCGAGGTCAAGCTCTTGGCCGAGGATCGCCTCAGCCCAGTTCCGCGGCTTGTTGTCGGGGTGGGTGGTGAGCTTGTCGTTGGTCTCGCCCCAGATCTTCTTCTCGGCGAATTCGCCTTCGATGACCTGGAATTCCCACTCCCATTTGGTGAAGGTTTTCTGCTCGCCGGTGTTCTTGTCCCGGTAGGGCACTTCCTTGGGGTTGACGGCGTTGAGCCGGCAGCGCAGCAAGGTGTCTTCGGGTAGGAGTACGAACTCCGGTTCTTCCACGGTTGCGCGTGGCATGTTCCCCCCTCTTGTCCTAGTTCTGGTCCGCGGTCTGCGCCGGCTTGCGGCCGGCGGGCTTGCTGGTGGCGTAGCAGTCGGGGCACAGCAGGGTCCGCCAGCGCACCGACGCGATCTTGGTGAGCTCGTGGTCTGGGTCCACTGGCTTGCCGCAGCCTTCGCGTTGCGCCTTGGCGCCTGCTCGGGCGGGGTCGCCGCAGTGGCGTTGGGTGGGACTGGTGCCGTTGGTGGTGGGTGTAGTGCCGGTGTCCTCGGTGGTGCGGTTGACAGAAAGAACCTGCGGTCGAAGGCCGGCGGCGGCGATGGTCTGCAAGGCTTGTTCGGGTGTGGCGGGTGCCTCGTCAGCCGGTTGGTCGCCGACCGGCTGGGTTGGCTCGGCCGCGGCCGTCTCGTCGCTGGTGACGTCCGTTGTGGTGGTCGCGGTGGTGGTCGCAGCGGGTTGGGGTGTTGGCGCCAAACTGGCACCACCGGCTGGTGGTGCCAGCGGGGTCGCCGGGGTAGACGGGGTGGTTGGCTCGGGCCGCACGGCGCGGCGCGGTTTGGCGGCGGCCTTGGCTTGGACGGGGCCGCCGCGCAGGTTGGCCTTGACGGGTGGCGGTCGCCGGTCGGCGTCGGTCTGGACGGTCTCGACGAGCTCGCTGGCGACGCCGTCGAGTTCTTCCATGCCGGTCATCAGCGCGGTGAAGATCCGGCCGTAGTCCGCTTCGGTGAAGTCGACTTCGGTCCACTTGGGCAGCAGCCCGAAGCGGTCTTTGACGATGGGGTGCTTGGGGTCGGCCTCCCAGCGGATGCCGCGCTTGAGGACCCGCTCACCGCTTTCGGCTTCCCAGAAGCTGCCCATGACACCGACGAGGTCGAATTCGGCAGCGATTTGCGTGCGAATATCGCCCTTCAGGTGCGGGGCGGTGATGAGCAGGCTGTTGTCGTCGTCGCCTTCTTTTTCCTCCTTGATGTGCAGGTTGACGACGACGTTGGCGTCCAGGTTCATGAGCCGCTCAAGGAACTGGAGCATTTTGGCTTCGAGCCAGCCCCAGTCGGCCCACCCGGAGAAGGAGTCTTTCTTCTCGGCGGTGAGGCGTTCTTGCATGAGCTTTCGCTGGAACGCGTCGAGGGTGTCGATGACGACGGTGAGCCAGCGGCGATCGGCTTTCGGCTTGCCGTTCTCGGCTTTGATGAGCCGCAGGAACGCGAGCATGTCGTCGCTGGTTTTGATGTCGGCGTATGGGATGCGCCGGCGGGCGATGGAGGCACGGCCGCCTTCGCAGTCAGCGAAGATCGGCTTGGGCCAATAGCTAGCGGACAGAGTTTTGCCCGCGCCGGGCTTGCCGAGAATCAACGCTTTGATGTTGGCGTCGCCGCCAAGGTAATCCTCGATGCCGGTGGTGCGGATTTGCAGTGGCACGCTCTCCCCTCGTTTCTGAACGCAAAAGGGCTGGGCATTTCAGGTGGGGTTCACCTGCGATGCTCCAGCCCTTGTCAGCCGTGCTGATGGTGCTTGGTGCCCGGCCGTGCCGCGGCACCACGATCTGTGCGTGGTCCTCCGATCAGGGGGTGAGCTTGGCTCGTGCTGCGGGTGTCAGGGTCCACACCGTGGCGGCGTTGCCGGAGTCGGTGGGACGGGTGGTTGGGGTGGCGTGCACCCAGCCGTCGCGCATGAGCTCGCCGCGGCGGGTGCCGGCGACCCAGACTTTGAGGTCGAGTGCCTGGCCGAGCTCGTAGTCGGTTGCGCCGTGGTCGCCGGCGGCGGCGATGGCCGACAGCACCCGGGCACGCTGGGTGCCCGAGCGGGGGTAGTTGTTCAGTGCGGCGGCGCGGCTGGTGCCGGGGTCACCGGCGTGCCAGGGGCCGAGCTGGTTGCTGGTGGGGTCGGGCAGGTGTGCCGCGGTGCAGAACCGGCAGTCCAGGCCGACGGCGATGCGTCGCTGGTGGACGGCTTGCTGGTAGGGGTCGTTGTGGGTGGTCATGGGATGCCCCGGCGCAGTGCTTGGGCGCCGTTGGTGAGTGCGGTGCGCAGGCGGTCCAGGCTGTAGGGCAGAAAGAGCGGTGGGCGCAGCCACTCCTCGGCGTGTTGGGCGAGGTCCTCCAGCACGAAGGCGTCCCAGTGCGCGTCGCTGATGGGATTCATGGTGCCCCCTTGACCACGCGTAGGGCGGCGCGGGCGCGGGCGGCTTGGGCGTCGTGGTCCAGTGGGCTGTGGGCGCCGGTGGAGTGGGAGACGGCGAAGCTGATCGCGCACGCCCAGTCGCATACCCGGTGGGTGCCGTCGGTGGCTGCGCAGACGCAGTTGGCGGTCCCGTCGCAGACGATGGTGATCGGCTGGCGTGGGAGTTTGCGCAGGCAGTGGGAGCAGTGGCGCTGGGGTCGGCTAGGCATCGGTGACGTGGACCTCGTTGCCGATCCGCCAGGCGCGCTGGATGTGGACGCTGGGTTGGGTGTCGGGGTCGTGGTGGAGGTGCTCGCGCAGCGCGTCGTGCAAGGCCAGGGCGTGGGTGGCCATGAGGGTGAGCAGGCGGCCGTCGTCGATCAGGACGAGGTAGGGGTGGGGTTCGGTGGGGAACGGCAGACGGAAGTCGTCGTTGGTCACTGGTGGCACCCCTGGCAGTGGTGCCCGCTGGCCGCCGGGTGGGAGGCGGCTGGTGGCGGGCTGAGTGGACGGGTGGAGGTGGTGGGGGTCTGCAGGGGTGGTGGCGGCCGGCTGAGGCGGGCCTGGGCGACGGTGAGCGCGACGACCGCGGTGACCACGGCGGTGACCAGCAGGTAGGCGGCGATGGTGCGCACGCGGGTGAGAGCGGTCATGCTGGCCGCCTGGTGGGGGCGCCTTCGTCGTCGCTGGCGATGCCGATCCCGCCGCAGATCGAGCGGAACGCGCAGTAGGTGCACGTGTCGCCCGACAGCGTCATGGGGTAGATGTCGGCGTCGATGCACGCGGCGATCTGGTTGACCGCCATCCGCAGCCGGGCGTAGTCGCGTTCGGAGCGCCAGCCGCCGTCGTGATGCTCGATGTGCATCAGGTCGATCCAGCGGAAGCGGCGAGCCCACGTTTTGGTGAGCTCGAATAACGCGGCGCCGTCCAGCTCGCCCCTCCTGTGGAGCTGGACGGGCGCCGCGTCAAATCCGTCCCAAAACGCCCGCTGCGTTGTCGCGTAGCAATACGCGGTGCCTTGGACGGCATGACGCAAATAGGCAGGCTTTTTGCCCGTTTTATGGTCGTCGAGGGAAAGGTACGGGATGGTGCGCTGCTTGCGGATGGTGAGCCGGTCGACCGTGCCGGTGAGGTCATGGTCGGTCCCGGTGATCGGGACGGTGAAGGTGTATTCCAACGCGAGGATGTCGGCTTCGTCGCTGCGGGCGAGGTCGGCGTAGTCGCGCAGAGCGCGCAGGCCGCGAGAGCGCAGCCCGCCGTACGTCTGGCGGGGCAGCCACACGTCGACCGGGTCGCACAGCTCGCCGATGTTGTCCGGATGCCAGTAGTGCTCGAACGTAGCCAGCGCCTGGTCGAGGTCCCCGTAGCGTTCCAGGACATGCAGCGCGTGGTGGACGACCGACCCGTACGCGGTGGCGGACAGCTGCTCGCGGGGGGCGCCGCTGGCCAGGTAGTGGGCCTGCATCGCGCACCGCTGCCAGGCGCCGATCGTGGACTGCCTGAACACGTAGCCGCCGCGATTGTTGCGCGGCAGCATGGCGCGCACGGGTTGTTCGCTGAGCATCGAGCCCCCTCGACGTCGACGATGGCAACGGGCGTCACCCCGGAAACGACAACGGGCCGGCCCCCGGCCAGCCCGCCGCGGCGAGTCTGGATGGAGGTCGGCCCGTTGGGCGGCCGAGCCGCCTGGACCGGGACACCGGCCGTGCCGCGTGCCCCGAGGACGCGACTCTAGCGCGCCGGTCCGACAGGCTGTCAAGCGGCCAAATCGGACGTCCCGATTCGCCCGATTCTGACGTATTGCGCGTTGTTCCCAGCGCGTGGTACAACCCCCAGCACTCTTGTGCGCTCGTCCAGCGGGCGCGTTTTCATCCAGGTTGAGGGGGGTGGCGCCGTGTCTGGCGACCGCATCGAACCTGGTCCGCGGGCTGAGCCGGCCGATGATGATTCGGCACGGGCCGCTGCGGACTTTGCCGCTGTCTACGAGCGGATGCGTGCTCGCTCCAAGGGGGCGGCGCGCTCGGCGCTGGCGCCCGGCGCGACCGGCACGCTGGTGATCCAGATCCCGGAGGGGCGCGGGCCGGTGGAGGCGGCATTCACCACCGGCGGGCTGATCGGGACCCCTATCGACTGACCGGCTCGCTCTGGTCGGCCGTGACGATCTGTCCGTCTCGTCCAGGGGGTTTGACGTGATCCTCTGGCGTCCCGCAGGATAGAAATCATCCAAGATTCCGGTGGCCGGCGGGGCCGGCCATCGAGGCACCATCAGCGCGGCTGACAAGGGCCGGCTTCGAGGCGTTCCTGCACACTGGGCGCGCCTTGCGGCCGGCCCTTTGCTGTTGCTGGACGGCATGAAGGAGCGCGAGCATGGCGACCAACCCCCAGCTGCAACTGCCGTTGTCACGGCAGCCCCTGGAAGACGACGAGCTGGCCATGCGGATGGCGCGCATGGTGCATGAGATGCGCCCGCAGTCCAGGTACTGGATCAGCCAGGCCGTCAACGCCTACGAGCTGGACGACGTCGCCGCGACGTTGACGATCACGATCGAGGCCAAGCGCAGTGCCCGCGCCAACGCGCACCTGTCGGGCGGGACCCCGCCGGCGTGGTGGCCGCGGTCATGAGGTGACGCAGGACCTGGCCTGGAGCGGTTGACTTCCCTGCGCCCCGCGCCAGGTCCTGCCGTCCACAGCAGTGGAAAACCCTTGGGATATTTCGAGGGTTTTTTCCGCTGCGATTATTGCGGGAAAATTGTCCGGTCAGCGTCGGTGGTTCGAGCGGCGGCGGTCGGGTCGACAGCCTTGGGCGCAGCGCTGGTCGCGGTCTGCAACGCCGGCTCGATGCCGGTGGGGTGCCAGAAGCCCTTGTAGGTGGCGACGGCGACGGTGTAGATGGCGATGAACGAGCCGATCAGATCGTCCCAGCCGCCACCGAAGGTGAAGTGGCCCTCAGCGGCCGCGGCGACACCCGCGACGACCAGGCTGACGAGCATGGCGATGACCGCGTTGGTGCGCTTGGACAGCCGGTCCTGCTTGACCAGGGCGGCAACGAGCGGCACGGCGGTGCCAAGCACGGCGGACAGCCGGATGAGATCGGAGGGGACGCCGGCGACGTCGGTCATACGAGCCTCCTGTGCGAGTGGGTCCCTGCAGGTCCAATTCGACACGCCGAGTTGGTGATGTGAGCCTCGACAGCCACGACAGCTGCGGATTCAGTTCCGCGAGGGCCAGTCCCGACCAAAGGGACATGAGCCCATCCGATTCGTCTGACACCCAGCGTCGCGGCTTCACCTGGCCACAGGTGGTGCTGCTGGTCGTCACGATGGTGCTGGTCGCCCAGACGATCGTGCTGGCCAACCAGGTGACCCGGTTGCGCCACGACATCGCTGAGCTGCAAGCCAACCGCAACGCGGTGCGCATCTGCCAGCTGATGGCGGCGCACAAGGTGCCAAGCGACCTGTGCCCCGTCCGGCCCTGATCATGGCCAACTGATCCCCGCCGAAGGCGGCGGGCACACCGGCTTAGCTCGGCACGCTGGTGAACGCGAACAGCAGCTGGACGGTCAGGTTCGCACCTTCGGTGCCCGAGCCGATCTGGTCGACGTCGACACTGAAGTAGTCCCCGGCGGTGACCTCGGTGGTGATGTCGGGGTTGCCGGCGAGCACGACATAGTCGGTGGTGTACAGCCCGTCGGGGATGACCAGGCGGTCGTCAGCGTCGGTGAAGATCGACGTGCCGTTGCGGTTGACGTCCAGGACGATGTCGGCGCCGACGGGTGGGGTCCACACGGCGGCGTGCGCGCGGGTGAGCACCCCGGAGTAGGGGGCGTAGACGGCGATGACGCCGCTCTCGACGGCCAGGGTACCTTCCACGGCGAGCATGAGCGGCAGCTCGGGGATGCCCGGCTGGACCCATTCGCCATCAACCAGGACAAATAGGTTGTTATCGGACGTCCTGAAGTACTGGTCGCCGTTGATGTAGTCGCCGGGGTCAGGCAGGTCGGGGCCGGCGCCGTGGACGGGCCGGCGGATCGTCGGCGGCCACAGCTGGCCTTTGTCCAGCGCGACGGGTATGCCGGGGCCACCGCCGACCACAACGGGCGTTGCGGTGGTCGAGGCGTGCTTGCGGACGGTGTAGCTACCGCGGGTGATGGTGACGTAGGGCATGGCTACTCGTACCGGATCGCGAGGCTGGCACCGTTTTGCTGATTGGCTGATGCCCAGTTCCCCCAGTTGCCGAGCGTCTTGTAGGTGTGGCTGGTGCCGCTGACGGTGAACGTGACGTCGGTGTTGCGAGAGATGTCGGCGTTCCAGTAGCTGAAGCAGGCCAGGATCGGCGGGTGCAGCTTGGGGGTGACCGGGGTCCAGGGGAAGAAGGACACGTCGAGCCCTTGGGTGGCGGTGGTGGGGCTGCCGACGTAGCACGGCGGGTAGCTGAGCGCGATGGCCGCGCCGGTGGACCACAGCGGCAGAACGTACTGGGAGCAGTAGCCGCTGGTGACCATCGGGCCGCCGGCGAGCAGGACGCCGTCGCCGGTCGCGGCGCCGGTCCCATCACGGGTGCGGTCGATGACGAGCACCAGCGCTGATCCGGTCCCGCCGCCGGTGGACCCGCCCGGCCACAGGCACATGGTGAGCCAGTTGCCGCCACCGGCGATGTAGCTGGTGATGGTGTCGGTGGCTGGGCTGAAGTCGGCGTAGCTGGAGACCAGCGGCCCGGTGGTGGTGCCGGTGAGCGTACCGGCACCGTCGGTGGCGCGAGCGAGCTCGACACTCATCCAGGGGCGGGTGGCGCTGCTGCCTGACCCGTAGCTCACCTTCATCATGACCGGCCGGGTCGCCTGCAGGGTGTCGGCGAACGCCCAGATCTCGTAGTGCGGAGTGGTCCCTGCGGATGGCCGGGTAACGGTGGACCAGTCGACCTGGCCGGTGTCAGCGGTCTGGGTGAACCCGGCGGTGGCGATCGCGGCGCTGACCGCCGAGCCCCAAGCGCGGAACTCGGTGTCATTGGTCTGGTTGTAGACCAGGCCGGTCGCGGTCGTCGCCACAGCTACTCCGTGGGCAGGTAGGTGCAGGTGACGGTCACCGCACGGCTGACAGTGTCCAGGTTGGCGACAGTGATGGGGATATCGGCGGTGGGGCTGCCTTCGAGGTTGGACCCGTCGGCTTGGGGGCTCATGTCCAGGCTGAGCATTCCCCCGTCGGTGACGACCTCAGCCATGACGCCGTGGTCGCCGGTCGGGTCGATCCCGGCGGCGCGGGCGCGGTCGGCGTCGCGTTTGGCGGCGGTGGAGTACAGCCGGACCCGCGCGGGGTAGTCGGTTTCCACGCGCAGCAGCCGCCACGACAGGGCCATCGTGATCGTGCCGGTCTCGTCGTCGTCTTGGTCCAGCGACGCGGTGGTGTAGGTCGCCACGGTGCGTGCCGGGTGAACGGGCGGCTTGGCGGTCCAGGCGCCGAGGTCGTCGTCGAAGGTGAGCACGTCGCCGTCGTCGGGGCTGGCCGCGGACACGTCGGCGAGGTCGTCCAGGACGTCGGCGCCGCCGACCAACTGCCAAACCCCGCTGACCAGGACGTGCAGGGTGAGCGTGCCGGTGTCGAAGAACTGCACCCCGTCGTCCAGGCCGGTGGGGTCGGGCAGGTCGGTGCCGACGTAGTGGCCGGTCGCGCCGCCGGTCGCGCCGACTTCGCGCCAGTCGCTGCTGGCGTACACCCACATGGTGTTGTCGGTTGAGCGGAAGAACGTGGTGCCTTCGGCGGGGCTGCCGGGGAACCCGGTGGCGAGCACGATCGCGCCGGTGGCGATCGGCCGCCACGCGCCGGACAGGTAGGCCCAGATGGTGTTGTCGGTCGTGCGGCAGAAGATGCTCCCGGCGGTCTGGGAGCCGCCGGGCAGGCTGGAGGCGTTGGTGATGGTGGGGTCTTCGACCTGGACCCAGCCGGTCGCGGTGCGCCACAGCCACAAGGTGGCGTCGCCGGTGCGGAAGTACAGCTGCCCTTCGGCGCCGCTGCCGGGCAGGCTGGTGCCGGTCGCGACCCCGGCGGCTTGGACCTGGTACCAGTCGCTGCCTGAGCGCAACCACAGGGTGTGGTCGGACGTGCGGTGGAACTGGTCACCGACGTTGTAGGAGCCTTCGGTGGGCAGGTCGGCGCCTTCGTAGTGGACCGCGCGGGCTTCGGCGGGACCGGGTGGGGTGAACGCGGCTGAGACCTCGGGTGGGGTGCCGTCGGTGAGGACGTCACCGTCGTCGATCCAGCTGGTGACCAGGTCGCTGCCGTCTTCGGTGACGGTTTCCACGACCTGGTGGACCAGGCTCTGGTCGCCGTAGTCGGGGTCGCCGCGGTAGATCCGCCACGCGGTGACGCCCGTTGGCAGCGCACCGTCGACCAGCGGTGGGGTGATGACGACCGCGGCGGTCGCCCCGGTGGTGTTGTCGTACGGCGCGTTGATGGTAGAGGACGCCAGCCCGTCGTCGATGAACCCGGCGACGGCGGTGAAGGTGACCTGGTTGTTGACCACGGTGTCGCCAGCGTCGGTCGGCCAGGTCGGTTCGCTGCCGCCGGTGGACCCCGAGCTGGTGATGGCGCTGACCCGGTAGATGTGGTCGTTGGGGCTGGTGGGCACCACGACGTCGCCGACGGTGTAGGTGGTGTTGGGCTGCCAGGGGGCGATGGTGGCGATCAGGGACAGGTCGGCTTCGCCGGGGATCATCCGGTAGATGCGATAGCCGCTGGCCCGCTCCGGCAGGGGTGGCAGGAGCAGTTCGACCTGGTTAGCGCCCGAGCCGAGAGTGACTTGGGTGGCTTGGCTGACGGCGGTCTCTTGGATGGAGGGGTCGACGCCTTCGGTGAAGGTGATGGCGTAGTAGTACAGGCCGTCCTCGAACGCTTCCCCACCGTAGGCGGTGGCGGCTGGCGGGTCGGGGTCTTGGATCGGGTCGGGGGTGGTGACGGTCGCCTCGTCGCTGGCGGCGGTTTCCAGCCCGTAGGTGTCCAGGTAGCTGACCCGGTAGCCGAAGGTGATCCCGGCGGGCAGGTCGCCGGTGGTGGGCAGCGCGCCGACTTCTTGCCAGATGACGGTGCCGTCGGTGATCTGGTCGCCGCTGCTGGTGGTCCAGCCGACCGCGCCGCCGGCGCTGGTGCCGGCTTGGATGGCACGGTAGATGTGCCCGTTGGCCGGGTCGGGGTGGATCTGGTCGCCGAGGGAGTAGGCGTGGGTGGTCTGGCGGGCGGGGACGTCGCTGACCAGCGCGACGCTGGGGGCGCTGGCCGGGTCGGCGAGGCGGTCGGGGTCGCTGGACAGGTGGCGGTGGCCCTCCAGCGCGGCCAGGAGCGCGTCGATGACGTCGCGGTCGCGGGTGGAGAACTGGTAGCCGTCGGCGGACAGGTCACCACCCAGTGCCCCGCCGAACTTCTTCAGCCCGTAGCGTTGTGTCTCGGTCACGCCTGCAAGATCGGCCTGCGCGGGCCAGGATTGGACTAGCTGGTGATCGGGGTGAACTCGACGCGCTGGTGGTGGCGGCCGCCGTTCAGGTCGTTGCGGCGCGGCTCGACCACGGGTGGGGCGTCGGGTGGGTCGTAGCGGATGATGTCGACTTCGCTGGGGTAGCTCTTGGTGATGGGGTTGAAGACCCCGGTGTACTCGATGCGCCACCATTCGGTGTCTTGCAGGGTGTGAGCGACGCGCTGCCACGGGTCGTGGTCCAGCAGCTCCCACCAGGTTTGCGCCCAGAACCCGTAGCTGGTCTGGCCGGATTGGAGCAGGTAGGGGGGGATCTGCTGGCGGCCGACCGTGCCGGGTGCGGTGACGCACAGCTTGCTGCCGAAGTAGTCCAGGGTGCGTTCCCACAGCAGCTCGGCGGTCTGGTCGTCGTAGACGCTGAGCACCCGGGCGCCGTAGCCGATCGCGCGGTCGCAGTAGACCTTGCCGTCCAGCGGGATGATCCGGCTGTAGCTGGGGATCTCCCAGTAGAACCCGGCTGGGGGTTGGATGATGTAGCGGGTGTAGGTGCCGTCGAAGTCGACCCGCAGGATGTCCATCGGGTTCCAGTCTTCCCGCAGCCAGTTGCGCAGCAGCACAGCTTGGCCGTCCGGGGATGGGGCGATGGTGTCGAACAGGTTGCCGCCACCGCCCCACTTGGTCGCAAGCAGGAACCTGGACAGCTCCCGGCCGAAACGGTCCCAGTGGTGCAGGTACCAGCGGCCGCGGGGGACGTTCTGTGGGTACTCCGCCCAGCCCCAGGGGAACTTGACCTCGCGGTCTTCGTAGCGGAAGACCGCAGCGATCGACCTGTCGGGCAGCTGGCACCACACCTCGGGGTAGATGTAGGCGTTGTCGGTCAGGTACCAGGTGCTGCCGTAGTTGGTGGGGTCGCCGAAGTCGGCGGGTGGGCCGCCGTAGATGAAGAAGTGGCGGCCGAGGCCGGTGAGGACCAGCAGTGGGTTGGAGGCGATCCGCTGCTGCTGCGGGGTGCTGTACCCATACGGCTGGTAGGTCTTCCAGGTGACCATCTCCCCGAACGTGCCGATGGTGTACCCGTCGGTGTCGGTGAGCGTGCCGGTGCACACGACCTGGTCGGGGTCGGTCCAGGCGGGGGTGCGCCACACCCCGTGGACTTTGACCCGGTCGACGCTGGGTGCGTACAGCTGGCGGAAGCGGTTGGCGACGGTGAGGTACTCCCACACCCCGAAGTCGCGTTCGGGGTATTCGACGTCGTTGTAGCCGCCCCAGAACCAGACGCGGGCGCTGGTGTCGGGTGGCGGCCGGCGCGGGTTGGCGTTGGGCCGCGGGGCCAGCGCGACCCGTTTGCCGTGCTGGCGGACGGCGTGGCCGCCGCGGGCCAGGCGGTTGCTCATCCGCCGACCTCGATCTCGGCGAGGAACTGGGCGTCGGCGAGCTTGATCGCCACCCCCTCGAACGTGAGGTGGTGGCGCAGCCGGTAGGGCTGGTTGCTGGCGTCGACGACGAAGAACAGGTACGCGCCGGTCCACAGCCCGCGGGCGTCGCGGACCCAGCGGTGCACCCCGGCGGTGACCTGGGGGAACTTCCCTGCGAGCAGCTGCCCGGATGCGAGGACAACGCCCGTTACCACGCGTGGTTCTTCCAGGAAGGTGACGTCGAAGCCGACCGGGTCGGCCAGGGCGATCTCGCCGTGTCCGGCGGACTCGTAGTCCAGCAGCACACGGGCGGTGCGGGCCTGGTTCTCGGCGTTGGCTTCCAGGTCGGCGCGGTTGCGTTCCAGCTGGATGTAGACGCTCACCGTGACCTCCTCAACCTGGGCCTCCTCACAGCTTGCCCAGCGCGGCCAGGAACATCTTGGTGTCGCGCGACAGCATCGCGGGGTCCACCGCCCACCGCTTGAACGGCTGCTCGCCGAGCCAGTGGGTGTCCAACGTCATGGTCCACTCCCCCGACTCGGCGTCCCAGGTCGAGCGGATCGACTTGACGTAGTGGACGAACGCTTCGCCGACACCGCGGTCGACCAGGCGGACCTGGTCGTCTGGCTGCAGGTAGGGGTTGCCGGGGATGACGACCGAGGTGGTGCGCCAGGTGAAGTAGGTCCGCAGCGCGATCAGGTCGGCCATGATCTGGGCTTCGGCGCGCTTCTCGAAGTGCTGGTCGGTCCACCCGCCGACGCGTTCCAGGCCGATGGGGAACTGCTCGTGCCCGTCGGCGGTCGCGCCGATCTTGCCGGTGACGTCACCGACGAAGAACTTCGACCGCTGGTTGTGGTCGGACAGGTTCACGGTGATCTGGCGCAGCTGCTGCTGCTCGTCGATGACGGGGATGTAGCTGGTGCGGGCGGTCTGGTTGCCGACCGGGCGCCGCCAGTTCCCCAGCTGCCAGATGTTCGGCGCACGCCACACCGCGGCGCCGTCTTCGGTGACGTAGAAGATGAAGCTGACGATGTCGCGGATGTGGCTGATGACGCTCATCAGCGGCTGCTTGTCGAAGCTCTGGGCGGACAGGTCAGCGACGCCGCTGGTGCCGGTGTTCTCGAAGTCACCCCACGCGCGGCCGGTGCCAAGGACCGGGTCGTGGTGGGCGAACCCGTACAGCTGATCGCTGCCGTCGGTGTGGCGCACGGTCGCCGACCCGGACCCGTCGAGCTGCCGGGCGGGCCAGTAGAACCCGGCGGTCGCGCAGATCCACTTCACGATGTCCGTATAGTCGGAATAATTACCAATGAGCTTGCCGGGCTTGGCTGGGGTGCGGGTGTGCCCGGCGATCTTGATCGCGGTCATGGAGCGCACGCCAGCGCGGTACTGGTAGGGCGGCAGGTGGGAGTAGGCGAGGTTGTGGAAGGTGAGCCGCACCCGGGTGACGTTGTGGTAGTCACGGCCGAGGTAGATGGTGGTCTCCCCCGTCCCGCAGGTGGTCTTCTTCACGTAGTGGATGTTGGCGCCGTTGGGCGCGGCGGGAGCGGCGTCGGGGTTGTAGGGGACGGTGTTGCTGCCCTGCCAGGCACCGTTGGCGTACACGCTGACGTACACGACGTAGTTGCCCATCCACGGCGTGAAGCGCACACCGTGGATGGTGGCGTTGGCAACGGAGCCTTCGACCCACTCATAGGCGTAGTCCGCGCGCGGGGTGGCGTTGCCGACACTCAACCAGTAGGTGGCGGGGTTGGCGTCGAACGCGTCACGGCCACGGTGGCCAAACAGCGGGTTGCCGGCCCCGACCCAAGGGGTGTTGGAGTCGCCACGCCAGCGGGTCTTGACGGTGGCGTAGCGGGTGCTGGGCGGCCCGGGGGGCTTGGCGCCGACCCGCTTGTACGCCTCCCAGCGCAGCGGGTACATGCTCAACGGGATGACGGGCGGGAAGTAGATCTGCTCCAGCAGGGCCTTGGCGAAGTCGCGGCAGGTGAGCCGGATCGTCCCGCCGGAGTCGTAGTTGACCTCGTCGATGAGCCACGTGCCGGTGAGCTCCAGGTTGGGGTCGTCTTCGGGGATGAGCTCGGGGTTGGCGCCGTAGCCTTGGTAGGTGCGCAAGACCCGGTTGGGCACCAGGACGTGGTGCCACTGGTTGGTGTCGTAGAACCAGTGCGCGAGGGTGTTGCGCTCTCCGCGGTTGAACGTGTACGCACCGCGCACATCGAAGTCGCCGAGGTCGGCGAAGACCGGGTCGCCGGTGTCGGGTGAGGGGCCGGTCATGTCCAGCGGGGCGGTGTTGTACAGCTCGACGGTGCAGTCGGCGGCGTCCTGGTCGACCGAGCGGCTCCACTCGATCGACTTGACGTTGGGCAGCTCCATCGGGGTGTGGGTCTGGTTGAACCACAGCGTGGCGAAGCGGCCTTTCTTGGTGAGGCTGCGCCGGATGGCGGGGACCTGCACGGTAACGCGGCCGCGGGGCGCCTGGTCGCCGACGAAGTTGCCTGATTTCCAGATGGCCCAGGTCCTGGCGGCGGCCATCGACGCGGTCGGGTCGTGCTTCATGCGGGCCACACCGGGTTGCCGAACAGCACCGCCGTCCAGGTCCACTCATGGCGGAACGGGTAGGTCGGGTTGGTGCGCCCTTCGTGGGGGGCGCTGTCGAGCTCTTTGAGGTAGACCTCGTACCGGCGGCCGTAGTGGTCGTAGACGTAGATCCTGGTGCGCTTGGCCAGCCAGGTCTCGAACGCTTTGAGCTGGTCTTCGGTGAGGCTGGTGCCGCCGAACTGCCACTCCTTGGGTGGGGTCATCCCTTCGGTGGCCAGCGCCTTGCCGTCTTGGGCGGTGGTGACGGCGTAGGTGATGGTCTTGGCCCGGTAGGGGCTGGTCATGCGCTTGGGGTTGACCGCGAAGACGTATTCGCTGGGGTCGGCGCCGGCGTGGGGGTCGGTGAATTTCCAGCGCAGCAGGTGCTGACCGGCCATCTATCGTCCCCCCTTGCGTGACGTGCCGGCGTTGGCGGCTCGTCCTGTCTTGACTTGCTGGCCGACGGCTTCCAGGACCGCAGCCTTGATGCGGGCGATGGAGTCGCCGTTGATGTGGATCTCGACGTTGCGGACGGAGTTGTCGGCGTAGTTCTGACCGCGGGCCTGGGCGGCCATCGAACGGCGGACCTCGTAGATGGTCGGCACCCTGATGTCGCCGATGTTCCACTGGCCCTGCATCTGCTCCGACGCGGCCTGCAGCGCCTGGTCGATCTGGTTGAGTTCGTCTTGCTGCTGGCGGGTGCGGTGGCGGATGGCGGTCAGCCGGTCGTGTTCGTTGTGCAGGTAGCGCAGGTAGGCCGCGTGGGAGATGCGACCAAGCTGCTCGTTGGTCTGGGCGTCCTGGAAACGCTGCTGGAACGCGGCCTGCTCCTGGGCGGCTTCGCGGGAGCGCACGTCATTGCGGAGCTGGTCAAGGGCTTCCCCACCGACACCGGCGCGCTGGGCGGCACGCAGCCGACTGCGTGCCGTGCGCAAGTCCTCTCGCGCCATCGCCACGGGGTCAGTGATGTCGATCGTGCGCAGCATCCGCTGGTGGGTCGCGTCGACGACAGCGTTGGAGTAGTCCAGCTGGGCCTGCTGGACAGCGTGGACCGCTTCTGCCCAGTCGGCCGGGTCGCCCTTGGCGAGGGTGAGGTTGCGTTTGGCGGCATTGAGGGCGGCGGCGGCCTGCCCGACGGTGTCACCGAGGGGCACGGTGGCGGCCTCGATGCGATTGGCGCGTTCGACTCGCGCCCTGGACACCGCGATTTCATCTTCACGGACTTGACGGTCAGCGGCTGCGTACTCGGGGGTGACATTGCCCTGCCGGTCGTAGTGCAGGGTGCGGTCACGCGCGCGTCGCGCGTCGGTGAGGTCCTGCTCGGCGTTGCGGACGGTGTCACGGGGGTCGATCGCGGCGCGTTCGCGGGCGCTGATCCCTTCAGCTTGCATCTGGGCGATTTCTTGTTCTTTCGCCCAGATTTGGCGTTGCAGCTCGTAGTACTCCTTGGTGGTGTTGGACATGAGACTGAGCCGGTTTTGCATCCCACGCAGTTCTTCCTGCGCGGTGCCGAGCCGGTCGCGTGGGTCAACGGTGCTGAGCCGCTGTGCCTGCTGGGTGGCGGCCGCCTCGGTCATGAACTGCTGGCCGAGCTGGTTGAGCTGCGCTTCGATGCGCTTGCGCTCGTCAGGATCGGTCGTCTTGGACCATTTCTCCCACAGCGCGGCTTGTTGCAGGCGGATGCGTCCGAGGGTGTCATCGGTAGTGAGTCGGGACTGCTGGTATTCCAGCTCAGCGTCAGCTCGGCGCTGCTCGGCGTCACGGACGGCCTGTGCGGATTCCAAGACGGCGTCATCGGCGGCGAGGATGTCGATCTCGGCGTCGCGGATCTCATCAGCACTCTTGCCGGTGCGCTCCGCTTCGGACCGGCGTTGGCGGGCGAGGTCTGCGAGGTAGCGCGCCTCGCCGAGGCGGGCGCGCGCGCCGACCATCTGATCGCCGCCAGCGCGAAGCGTCTCGCGTTGTTGCACATCGCCGAGCGCGGCGATGCCCTGCTGGACGGCGTAGGCGCGTGCCTGCGGGTCAAGACCCTGTTGCTGGATGACCTCGCGGAATTTGGTCCCAGCGCCGGCGAGGATGAGCCGGCGGAGGTTCTTCGTGTCACCACCGACCGTCTTGGCGACGTCCTCGGCAGTGCGGTCGGCGAGCTTCTGGTAGTCCGCTTTGCTGACCGGCGCGTTGGGGTCTTGCCGCGTACGCAGGTAGTCGGCAAACCACACCTGCGTGGCTGCCTGGCGGCGCTGGAACGCCGGGTTCTTCTTGAGCTCGTCGGCGGTCATCTTGGTTCCAGACGCGGAGAGCGCGTCGGGGATGACCTGCTCGTTGAGCAGTTTCACTTGGTCGTCGGCGAACTGGCGGAAGCCGCCACGCGGGAACGCCATCGCACCCTGCTCTGCGGCGGAGGAGGCGTCTTCGATGGCTTTGCGGAGCAGGTACCACTTGTCGGCCTGGCTGGCTGCGGTCTGGCCGAGGGCGTTCATGCCATCTTGGATTTCTTGGAAAGTGAGCTGCCCACCCCCGCCGAAGTAGGACCGTTGCCCGAGCCGCTGTTGGGCTTGTTGTTCTTCTCGCAGGGCCTTTGCGTGGTCCTCGGCGGCCCTGGCGGCGCCTTCGAGTTCTTGTTGCCGCTGGTCTGCCCGGTTGCGCCCCCACGCCCACAGTGCGCCGGCTGGCCCGAAGGGGATGGCCGCAAGGTAGCGTCCCTGCTGGCTGTTCATCTGGTCGCGGATTGGGCCAGGCAGATGACGTCCGATGATGGTGCTGAGGGCTCTGATGCCTTCGGTCCAGGTCTCCTGGAACCAGCCGAACGCGTGGGTGAACCAGTCACCGGCCTTGTGGAGTGCCTCGGCGAGCCCGCGGCCACCTTCAGCGATGCCGCCGATGATGCCGCTGGACGCCTGCGCGGTCTGCTGGGCGGCGCGGCGGAGCGCTTCGGCCTGGCGTTCTGCTTCAGCGAGGTTGGTGGGAACGCTGGTGCCGTAGGCGAGCGCGGCATTGCGTTCGGCGTCCTCCAGCTCCTTGGTGGCGTGGCGCAGGGCGACGAACGCGGCGACGGTGGCGGCGACCCCTGCGACGGCGATCGCGCCAACGCCCGTTGAGGCGAGCGTGCCAGCGCCACCGACACCGAGGCCGGAGAGGATGGCGCTGCCAGCGGTGCGCAGCCCCGTGCCGGCCAGCAGCCCTCGCAAGCCTCCACCGCCGGTCAGCCCGGTCCAGCCACCGACACGTGCCAAGCGGGTCATGGCAGTTGTTTCGGTCCCTGCCTGCAGGGCGCCGCCCATGCCACGCAGGCGGGCCATTGCGGCGGCGGTGTCGCCGGCGGCGATGGAGGCGTTGACGCCGGCGAGGGCTTCGTCCCAGGCTCCGACGGCGCGGACGCCTTGGGCGCGGCGGGTCGCAGTACCGAGCCGTGCGCCCAGACCTCGGGTGGGCAGGAACGACATGGCCATGAGTGCGTCGGAAGCCCACATGCCGGCATTGCCGCCACGGCTGGTGCCAAGGAGCCGAGTGAACAGGCTGCCGGTGAGAGCGTTGGCGACCCCGCCAACGCTCTCGGCGGCGAGCGCCCGGCCGAGGTAGCGCTGGAAGGCCCTTCCGACGCCGCGTTCAGTGGCAACGTCGACCGCGCGTTCCAGCGTGCGCGCGTCGAGAGCGCCGAGCGCTTGCGCGGCGACGCCTGCGGTGGCCCCGCGACCCATGAGCCGCTCCAGCGCAGCGAACGAAGCGGCTTCGCCGAACAGTCGACGGGCGCCGGCAGCCATGCCCTGCGGGGTGAGCATTGATTCGCGCAGGTCAGTGCCGGCCAGACGCAGGAGCCGTTGCCCTGCCGCGCCGCGGACCGTGCCGGCACCGGCGCCGGCCAGGAACGTGCCGAGCCGGCCAGCGCCAGTGATCTCAGCCGGGATGGCGCCCAGTCGGCCGCCGAGGTTGCTGGGCCGCGACAGCCAACCTGCGGCGGCCATGCCAGCTTGCGCACCGAACAGCGGGGCGACGAGGCGGCCGCCAAGGACCTTGGCGATGTCCCAGCCGGTGAAGGCGCGCAGCAGGCGCAGCAGGCCGTAGATCTCGGCAAGTTGGACGGCGACGGAGCGCAACGGACGGGGTAGCTGGTTCCACGCTTCGAGCATCCGGTTGAGCGCGGACAAGAGGGGTTCGGTGATGCGGATCAACGAGCCGAACAGGTCCAGCAGGCCGGAGTTGGCGACGTTGGTGGCCAGCAGCTGCAGATCGGCGCCGATCTTGCGGATGGTGCCCGACCAGCTGTTCATGCGCCGGTTGAACTCCTCAGCGCCACGGCCGACCTGGCGGAACATCTGAGTGGTGGCGCCGCCGATGTCGTCACCGCCGGTCAGCAGCGCCTGGGCGATGACGCCGGATCGGCGTTGGCCGACGATGTTGATCAGCTCGCGCTGCTGGCTTTGCGCGAGCTGCGGGTAGACGCGGCGTAGTTGCTGGATCTGCGCCTCGACTGTCTGGGTGGTGTCGACGCCGAACTGCCGCAGCGCGGTGCGGGCCTGGGTGGAGCCGAGCCCGGCGATGATGCGCTTGAATTCCTCAGCAACCTGGGTGCCGGACTGGCCGGTGATTTGGGCGAGGTGGCCGACGGTGGCGGCCAGTTCCTCCAGGCTGTAGCCGGAGCCTTGGGCTTCACCGGCGAGTTCGGCCATGCCGTCCAGGACGTCTTTTTGGCTGACAGCGAACTCTTGGTGGGCGACGGTGGCAGCGTCCAGGACGCGGGCCTGGTCGCCCAACGACAGGTTGAATGCTTGGGTGACGGCGACCAGATCGCGCTGGACCGAGTCGAAGTCTTCGCCGGTGAGGACCTGGCCTTGCAGGGCGATGTCGGCGGAGATCTTGGCGGCGTCGCGCGCGCTGACGACACCACGCTGGATCTGCTCGCTGTACAGCCGCACACCGCGGGCGGCGGCGTCGAGCCCTTCGGCGGGCGCCTGACCGGCGGCAGCGGCAAGGCGGCCGAGGTCGGTGACAAGACCGCCGGCGTCTTGACCTGTGCCTTGGAGGGCGATCTGGAAGTCGTTGAGTGCGGTGACGTAGTCGTAGACGGTCTTGGCGCCGAGCGCCATGACCTGTTGGAGGTTGTTGAGCAGGTCGTAGATGCTGGCGCCGCCGGCGATGGCAAGGACGTCGCGGCCGAAGCCGGCGAACGCACCGGGTCCGGCTTGGAACTGCCCGCGCCGCAGGCGCTGGAGCAGCGTCCCGCCGGCGCCGCCTGGTTCGGCGCGTTCGGCGTCACGCTGCTGGCGGCGCTCCTCCCGGCGAGCATCATCGTCAGCGCGACGGTTGCGGATGAGCTGGTCTTGACGCTCCATGACCGCCATGCGGCCGAACATCCGCTCGCGGATGGTCTGGCGACGCTCACCTTCGGTTTGGGCTGTCCTGGTGATGGCGTTTTCGGTGTGCTGAGCGTCCTGCTCCAGACGCTGCCCGTGACGCTGTTCGTTGGTGCGCCGGGTGTCCGCGCCACGAGTGGTGATGTTCTCGCGGGTCTGCTCACCACGTGCGGTGATGTTGGAGCGTTGCTCCTCACCACGCGTGCGGATCTGGGTGAGCGCGGATTCGCCCTTTTGCGTGACAGTTTGGCGGGCTTGTTCGCCACGGAGGATGGTGGACTGGTCACGCTGGCTGGCCCTGGTCGCGTCCTGCTCGCGCTTACTGCCGTACTCGGTCGTGCGGGCACGCTTCTCGCCCTGCTCGGTGAGCTGCTGGTCGGCGGCGAGGTGTTCCTTGGTGACGGCGAGTGCTTCGCGGCGGGCGCTCAGCTCGGTGACGCGGCCCTGTGCCGCTTGGATGTCGCCTTGGCGACGGCGGGCTTCCTCGGCGCTGATCTGGCCTTCGCCTTGCGCGCCGACGAAGTACTCCCGACCGCGGGTGTTGGTGCGCCGCTCCAACGTGCGTTCCAGCCGTTGGGCGTCTTCGGTGGCTTGGCGAAGTGCCCGGTCGGTCTGGAAGATCTCGGCTTGGAGGCGCTCGAAGCGAGCGTTGCCGGCGGTGGTAGCGCCGCCGAGCGTGCGCTCCATGCGCTCCAGGCCGCGGATGAGCCCAGCGAGCTGCGCTTCGGCTTCGCCGCCGAGGTCGAGCTGACGGGCTCGGCGGATGAGTTCGCCGAGCTCGCGGGAGGCGATCGACAGGCCGTTGTTGAGGTTGTCGACGCCGACGGTGTTGATGGCGTCCAGGTAGCGCTGGATGGTGGCCAGCTCGCCGCCCCATCGGCGGGTGCGGGCAGTGCTCGCCTCGATCCAGGTCGTCGCGGCACGAGCACCTTGAGGGCCAGTGCCGCTGAGCGCGCCGGTCGCTTCGACCAAGGCGACGTCGCGGGTCTGACCGCGCCTCGCGCCTGGAGGGACCCGGCCGGCTTGGGCCGCGGCGCGTACCTGCTGGTTGATGCGCGCTGCGGCTTCCCGAGCCTCAGCTTCGAGGCGGTTGAGGTTTCGGGAAGCCTCGACAACACCCTGACGGGTACCGTCGACCAGGCCCTCGCTGGCGGACTCGCCGAGTTGCTGGAAGCGGCGGTACAGGCGGGCCGGGTCGCCGATGTCGGCGTTGGACAGCTCTTGTCCGGCGTGGGAGAGGACACCTGGCAGTTCGCCGAGGAGCCGGCGAACTTCAGCGACAACCTCTTGGAGGTTGGTGCCGAATCCTAGAAATGCGCTCTGTTCCGCTTCTGGCATGAGCTCACCGCAGTGTGCGTGTCAGTTCGTTTTGGACCAGTGGGGTCTCGTCGATGGGTTCCATGCCCTGAACGCGTGCGTCACGGGCCTCATCAATGCGCTCGAAGTGGGCGGCGATTTCTTCGTCGTTGAGCCAGATTTCATCGGGTGGTTGCTCATCTTTGGGCAGCTCGAAGAAGCCGAGGATCATGAGGCAATGGCTGATGGCGGTGCAGAGGTCCCAGCCGGCTCGTTGGATGTCTCCTCTGGGGTAGAGGCTGTCGATTCCCCCGGTTCGCTTGGCGGTGGAGACGACTCGGATGAACTCCCCCGCCTGGCCGAGTTTTTTGCTTCTCGTGGGCTCATCGTGACCCTGCTGATTGCCGCGGAGATCCGCTGGTGAAGTTCGTCGTCGATCTCTCGGACTTCTTGACGGTCGTCGAAGATGCGGGCTCGGTGGCCGGCGCAGCCTGAGTGGTCCCACCCGGCGGTGGCATCGTCGTTTGGGACCGCTGAGCACACACGGGCAGCGAAGAAGATCTCGGTCGTGCGGAATTCGCGCAGGCTGTTCGCGGTCGCGAGCGCTTCGATGTAGGCACGCTCGTATTCGTCGCGCAGTTCGAGTTCGGTGAATCGCTCCAGTTCGTCACGGCGGGCAGCGCGGCGGGCGTCGACACGATCGTTGGTCTCAGTCAAGTACTCGCGGTTGATCTCAGCGACCTTGAGGACTTCTGGATCGTCTTGTCCGCGGCCTTCGAGCTGCCCGCCGGAACGGTCAACGATGGCAAGCTTCTCAGTCCAGTCCTTGTCATCGCGCAGCTCGTTTTGGGCCAGGACGAGGTCCTCGGAAAATTTCAGATCGACGATGGCATCGACCAGGTCTTGGCGATCCAGCCGGACCAACCCGGCACGGAAGACGGCAATCTCATCGCTACTGTCGTCTTGTAGCGTGAGCGTGAACCTGGCGCCGGCGACTTGGGCGTCGCGGCGGGCTTCTTCACGCTCGAACGGGTTGGGCTTTTGCACCCAGATGATCAGCGGGTCCTCGGGGCTGTCGTCGAGGACCACTTCGGTGCCCTCGACGAACAGATCGGTGACCCGCTTGTAGCGGTCCTTCACGGATGGGCCTCCTGGTCCTGTGCCTGTTCCTGGTGTGCGCGCGCACGACCAACCCGCACGAGTGCGGGTCGTCCATTTCCACGGGGTGACGGCGCGTCGGGGTGACCAGCCTCCGACGCGCCGTCGGCAATGCTCAGGCTGGCGGGCCACCCTCGTAGATGAGCAGCTGGCCGCCGTCGGACTCGAAGTTGATGGTCACGTTCAACTTCTGCTGCACCTGGCCGCTGTAGCCCGGCACCGTGAACCGCGCGTCGGGGACGTACAGCGTCTTGATTGGGCTGCCGAGCGCGCCGCCTGCGTCGGCGGTGGGGCGCTTGAGCACGATCCACAGCGGCAGCGGCTGGGAGCTGTAGGGGCCGAGCGCTTCGTCGGTGGCTGTGACGCCGGTTGCCTGGCGCACGCGGGTGAACAGCTCGGCGGGGTTGCGCGGCCGGATCTCCACGGAACCCGAGACCTCCGGGACGTCGTAGTCCTGGCTGACCGCGTGATAGTTCCCGAACTCCTCATCCCGGTCAAGCGTCGCACGGTAGTCGACGTTGGCGGACTGGACGCTGCCCCAGCGGTTGGAGGCCGCGGTCCCACCGACGTAGATGTCGATGTCGCGCCCGCGGATCGCGGCGGGCTTGACGGTGGCGCCTTCGTGGACGGTGAGGATCGGGTACGCGCCGGCCTCGCGGTAGACCACGCCGTCCTGGGTGACGGTGTCACCAGCGTCGGTGGGCCAGGTCGGCTCGGTGGAGGTGGCGGTGCCGCCGGTGACGACCCGGTAGTAGTGGGCGTTGTCGCCGGTTGGGCGCACGAGCTGCCCAGCGGTGTACTCACCGCTGTCGACCCACGCGCTGATGACCGCGTCGGATTCGCCGGGGAACCGGGTCGGCGCCGCGGAGCTGTAGACGATGCGGATGACCGACCCGGCGGTGACCGCAGCGAGGAACGTGACGCCGTCGGCGTCTTCGGTGTAGTCCGAGCCTGGGTACAGCCGCAGCCCGTCGACGGAGACGTTGAGGGCGTAGCGGGTGGTGCCTTCGCCGTTGTAGGCCAGCGCCGGGCCGTAGGCGAAGGTGATGGTGTCGCCCTGGTCGACGCCGTCGTTGTGCTCCTCGATCCAGGTGGTGCCCGGGTTGTAGTAGATCGAGTCGCCCCGCAGGGTGAAGGTCTGACGGGCGTTGTCGCGCAGGCCGAAGCGGTAGGACACGCTCTCGGGGTTGAGCTGGGGCAACGCGACCGAGGCGATGACGTCGAACGGGTCGGATGCGGTCTGGCCAGCCTTGAAGTGGCTGGCGAAGTCACGGACGCGCATCCGGCTCATGTTGAAGGGGCTGGACCCGCCGACCATGAGCTGTTCGATCTCGGTGGAGACGTCGAAGCTCTCCAGCGTGAAGGTCAGGTCGGGGATGTCGCGGATGGTGGCAACCGAGTTGTAGTTGCCTAGTTCGTACACTTTCTCCGTTGGGATGTTGAGTTGGCCGGGACCGCCCGTCTGGATACGGTCGATCACGACCTGGCCGCTCGTGTGGATGAGCTGGCCCGCCTTGATTGCGATGGGGATCGCCTCCTACACGTGCCGCCAGTTCCCTCGAAGGACGAGGCCGCGCACGTGCGACCTCTTGGAGCCCTTCGGCAGCCGGCCCGGCGGATTTCAACGATCCGATCACCAACAGGCTGGTGAGCTGGCCTCAGCGGCTGCGGGCCTTGATGCGCAGCAGGCGGTTGATCGCCCGCGCCCGCCGTGGGGTGAGGCCGGCCTGGAAGTTGATCGGGACGCCGGCTTCGCGGAACACCTCGGTGTAGACAGCTTCGATATCACCGGAGATGGCGAGCCTGGCCCACGCGCGGGCGAGGTAGCGGTGGGGTTGGATGCCCCGGCGGATGCGGCCCAGCACCATGCCGGGGGCGGCTTCGCGGCCTTGGCGGCGCAGGTAGGCCAGGGCGTCGTGGTAGCGCATCCGCACGAACTGCTGCTTGCGGCCCTCCCCGAACGGGGTGAGCCCGCCAGCGGCGTTCAGCCCTTTCATCCGCCCTGAACCTGAGCGGCCGGCCTCAGTGGCCCACAGGCCGATGAGCAGCTGGCCGCGGTGGACGGCGGAACCTTCTTCGATCTGGCGCCAGTAGCGGGCGCGGTTGGCCATCGAGTCCAGGAAGTCGTAGCGGCCGACGCCGAACCCGTCGGGGCTGGCGTAGCGGTTGCGGGGGTCGCGCATCGCCGCGGCGAGCCGGCCACTGGAGGCGCCGGGGCGTTCCAGGTCGCGTTCGACGAAGTCCGCGGCGTACTCGGCCAGGCGTCCGGCGAGCTTCTCGTTGGCGCGACGCACCCCGCCTTGGGCGTGCTCCAGGCGGCCGAGCAGGTCACGCGACAGGCGCATCAACCCTTCGTTGCGCATCTCGACGCTGACCAGCGGCCGCCACCCGCCGCTGGGCTTGTACCTGGTACGCGGCCAGGGGCTAGCCATCGTGGACGGCTCGCACGCGCACCGGCCGAGTGTTGGTGTGGATCGCCTCCAGCAGCTCCAGGGCGCGCTCGTTGACGATGATCGAGTCGTTAGCGCTGGCCTTGAGCATGTCCAGGGTGAGGTCGTGGTAGGTGTCGATCGCACCCAGAACCTTCTCGCGGAACGCTTTGCGCTCAGGTTCGGCCAGGCGCGGGTAGATGTGGGTTTCGGCGTAGCCGAGGATGGTGCCAACTGCGCGCCGGCGTTGCTCGCTGGCCAGGGCGCGCATGAACTGGTCGCTCATGCTGGGGCTCCGTCGTAGAAGACCCGGCAGGTGGCTTTGACCACGTTCCAGTTCTTGCGGTAGTCGCCGGGGTCGGTGGGCCGCTCACGGACGATGTCGTCCAGCTCGATCAGCTCGTTGCTGGCCACCGCGCTGCCAGTGGTGAAGTCCTGCAACACCAACGTCCGTTGCCAGCGCAGGATGTCCATGATGTCGCTGGCGATCGACAGGCTGATCGCCTGGTTCTCGCCGTAGACGTCGACGAACAGGGCGATGGGGGCGCTGGTCAGCAGCCCGCCCATCTCCTCCAGCCGCTCCTCACCTTCCTCACCGATGGTGACCCCGACGGTGTTGGGCACGATCGGACCGTGGAGCTCACGTTCGGGGACGTACTCGATGAGGGTGAGGGTGTACTCCTTGAACCCGCCGGGAGTGAACCAGCCGCGCGCGTCGAGCTCGTCGCGCAGGTGCTCGGTCATGGTGCGCTGCACCTGCCGTGGTCGAAATCGCACGCCCATCAGGTTTCATCCTCTCGCTGGCGACTCCGGAACCGGCGTGCAGCTTCCGCAGCGCATCGCTTGCAGGCACGACGTCCATTAGGTCGCGTGTAGTCAAAAGGATGACCCAAAGGGCATGTGGCCTTGCGAGCGTGAAGGGCCGCTGGCGACTCTCCTCGGAGCACGTTCTCAAGATGAGTGACAGCTTCCGTGTGAAACGGATGACAGCACCAGCGATTCCGACACAGATGATCGAGCTCACGGCCTTCTGGCACGGGACCGCGGAACAGTCGATAGGCAGCACGATGTGCAAGCTCTGAGCGACCAAACTCCCCATACCCCTGAACATTCATCCGGCCGGTCCACATCCAGCATCCGGCGTGAAGAACAGCGACACGCTTGATGAACTCGCTCAACTCGTCATGCAACTGCCACTCCTTGCGCTCAAGTCGACACGAGGAGTGAAACACATCGGAAGCGTTCAACTTTCGTCCTCCGCGACGCAGATCACGGCGAACATCCCGACGTCGAACAGCCCGGTCGGTGGCTGGGTGCGCCGGTAGCGGTAGACGTCCCCGTCGATGACGACGTGGCTGAACCCCTCCACCTGGGCGTAGTCGGTGTCCAGGAAGGTGAGCTCGACCCTGCTGGGGGTGATGACGCCAAGGCCGGTGGGGTCGCCCTGGTCGTCGACGTAGCGGATCGCGCAGGGGACCTTGACGGGTGACTTGGCGGGGGCTGCGGGTGGGGTCTGGGTGGGGTCGAAGGGGACATCGTCGGAGTCCAGCGCGTTGGTGGAGGTGACCATCTTGGGGAAATGGAAGATGGGTTGGCGTTCCTCGTCGGGAGCCAGGGCCATGCGGTAGACACCGCGAATGGCCTGCCGGAACTCCCGCGCGTCGAAGGTCGGGTCGCGGCCGGCCATCGCACTACGGCTCCAGCTGCAGGCCGTAGTAGGCAGGCATCGTGCGGGCCAGGTACGCGTCGACGGTGATGACGCCCGTTGTGGTGGTCGGGGTGCCGATCAGGATCTCCAGCAGCTGCTTCTTGCGGGCCTGCAGGCTCTTGAGCAGCTCCGACAGCATCTGGGCGCTCTGGTCGCGTTCGTAGACCGCCCCGCTGGCCTCGGCGCGGTAGTGGGTGGCGCGATTGCGGATCTCGTTGAGCAGGATGCGGATGCCGGCGTAGATGACGATCAGGGCGCCGTAGACGCGGTCCAGTTCCGGGGTGAGGCTGCCGTCGTCGGGGTCGAGCGTGACGTCGGGGAAGTAGCCGTCCAGCCGGGCTTCCCAGAACGCGTCGGCGAGCGCGGCAGTCAGGTCGGCATCGCTGGTGTCGGGAAACAGCGAATCGAAGGCGCCGGGGACGGCGACCTCCCGCTTGAGGACTGGGACGAGCTCGTCGAGGGTTTCCACGCTGAAGCTATCGGCAGGCGGCGCGGCTCAACTCACGGCCCAAGCCGCACGCCCCAGAAGTAGGTCCAGTCGGTGTTGCCGCGCAGGGTGCCGGAGCTGTTGACGGGGTTCATGTGGATGTACAGCTCGTAGTAGTCACCGGCGACGGTGTTGAGCAAGACGCTGCCGCCCAGGCCCTCGGAGCTGTTGATGTTGAAGTTGGGCAGGGCGAGCCGGTGGTAGATGGACCCGTTCTTGTACAGGGCCATGTTGGCGTCCCAGGTGCCCGAGGTTGGCTGGCCGGCGACATAGCCGTGGGCGCCGACCAGCCACAAGCCGCCCTGGCCGGTGGGGACCAGCATCCGGTTGTTGGGCAGGTCGAAGCTGCCGTTGGTGTCGAACTCCTCCTGGGACCAGGTGACCTGGGTCCAGGTGTTGGCGACGATGCCGGTCTGGTCGTTGGCCGCCTTGTTGACGCAGAACCCGCCGTGCTTGTTGACGTCTGCTTTGTAGGCTTCGAGCTGGACGGTGCTTTCGTTCATCACATCACCCGCACGTAGTCGCAGCCGACCCGGTGGGCGTTGGCGACCAGGTTGGTGCCCGACTGGAAGGTGAACCCGAACCCGATCGAGCCGGGGCTGTTGTTGAGGTCGCTGAACGTCTGGGCGTCGCAGACCTTCACCCACATGCCTTCGATCCCGACCCAGCAGGTCCACACGCTGGTCGCGCGGGTGATCTTGAACATGTCCGGGCGGCTGATCGTCAGCGCCGCGGACGTGAACTTGTTGGTGGAGAAGGTGGTGGCGTTGGTGAAGTATTTGACCTTGATGGTCTGGTCGGCGTCGTCGTAGACGAACGCGTAGTACTTGGTGGAGTCGCGGACCAGCACCCCGTAGCACAGCCCGGCGGCGGCGGGGCCGTAGCGGGGGATCTTCAAGTAGGCGGCGAAGTCCTGGCTGGTGGTGAGTGTGTAGATGTAGCCGAGAATCGCGGTCGTTGACTGCGCGGAGCCGTTCTCGAACTGGCCAACGGACGTTTCGCGGTACGCGCTGGCGAGCGACCCGACCGAGGTCCAGCCGGTGCCCATCCCGTTGGCGGGGCTGCCGAAGCTGGTCGCAACGTCGAATTCCTGCTGGACCTGGTAGGTGGTCTCCTGCGCTGAATCGAAGTTCATCGAGCCCGCAGCCGCGGTGTGCGTGTGGTTCCCGGCGGCGGCCTGAGTCGCGCCGGTCCCGATGGTGCGCATGGACGCGGTGCCGGCGACGCCGTCCTTGTTCGCGGCAGCGACCCGCTGGTCGGTGATCGCACGAGTGACGGTGCACGCGTCGATGTACAGCGTCAGCGGATAGGTCGGGCTGCCGGTGATGTTCGGCCCGTAGTGCTGGACCATGAAGCTGCCCTGGGTGGCGTTGGCGGGCGGGGTGACCAGCGCCTGCATCTGCCCCCAGTTGGTGTCACCGGGGATCTGCCCAATGACCGTGGACGACAGGTACGCGCCGCTGGCGTCTTCCCAGTCGATGTAGCTGCGCACGCCGTTGCCGGTGTAGACCGCGGAGGTCTTCACGCGCAGCTGCGCCCACAGAATCTCCCCGGTGGTGCAGGGGAACTTGGCTGAGTCGCTGGTGATCTTCAGGTGGTCGGTGCCGGCGGTGATAGTGATGTAACAGGACTTGGTGCCACTGAGCAGGTTCGCGGCGGCGGTGTTCAGGCCCCAGGTGGGTGAGCCGGCGCCGACAGTCCCGATCCACGCGAACGGCTTGGTCGCGTCGGTGGGGCTGGCAACCTCGAACCCGCCGTTCATGACGAGGTTGTCGTCGAAGTTGTGGGGGTGGTTGCCGGGCGCCGCTTGCGTGGCGGCCTGGCCGAGCAGGGCCTGGCCGCCGATCAGCAGGCCAGCGACATCCGCGATGCCGTCCTTGGTCACCTTGGCCAGAACCGACCCGGCAGTGTCGTTCACCCACTGCTGCAGGTCCGCGCTCTGGGCGGCCACGGGACGAACCACGAGCGTGGTCTGGTTGGTCGTGCGACCGCGCACGACCACACCGTGGCCGGCGGCACCTGCCCCGTCCAGGGTCACATACCCGCCGGTGTTGTCAGCCTTGGTGATGCCAGCGCCGCGGAAGTAGCCCACCGACCCGTCGATGCTGGCCGTGTCGCTGGTGCCGTTGGTGACGGCGAGGGAGCCGAGGTTGCTGATGCGGGCTCGGACCGCGCCGGTGGAGTCCTGCCACTGTTGGAGGTCCCCGGTCTGCCCGGAGACACCCTTGACGGCGACGGGGACGACGCTGATGGCACCGTTGTTGACCACCAGCAGCGGGGCGACCAGCTGACTGTGACCGTGGTCACCGGCGGCGGCCTGGGTGGACCCGGTGCCGAGGGTGCGCGCCGTCGCGTAGCTGGTCGGCCCGTCCGCGCGGACCAGGATGGCGTCGTCGATGTAGATGGTGAGCGGGTAGGTGGGGCTGCCGCCGGAGATGTCGGGGCCGTGGAACTGCACCTGAATGGACGCGTTGACCGCGCCTGCGGGTGGGGTGACGAGCGCGGCGGCGCGGGCGCCGGTGGTGCTCGCGCTGTAGCTGCCAAGACCATTAGAAGACAGGAAAGCCCCGACGCTGTCCCACCACAGCACGCTTGGCAGCACGGCGTTGCCGGTGAAGGAGCTGGAGGTCTGGTACCAGACGGATGCCCACAGCTGCTCGCCGGTGGCGACGGGGAACTTGGCGCCTTCGCTGGAGATCCGCAGCGACCCGGTGCCGTCACCGATGGTCATGTAGGCCGAGCGGAACCCTGAGCGAAGGTTGGCGGCGGTGGTCTGCAAGCCCCAGGTGATCGGCCCGGCGACGCTGTAGCACTTCCACCCGTGCGGTTTGGTGACATCAGCGGGGTCGGGGATCTCGAAGCTGGAGTTGTAGACCAGGTTGTCGTTGTGGTGGTGGTAGGACTGCGCGAGGACGTCTTGGGCGACGCCGGGGTAGCCGGGCGCTTCGAGGACGGACAGGAACTTGCGGCTCACCCGATCACCACGCAGCGGTAGGCGTTGGTTGCCGGGGCGACGGAGAAGCGCAGCAGCACCGAGTTGGCGTCGGTGTGTTCGACTTCGGTGTCGACCTCGGCGTAGGGGCTGCCGGCGGAGTAGAGGCTGACTTGGACGTCGCGGGTGCCGAGGCTGTGGGTGACGGTGATCGCGGTGGAGCTGTTGTCGCCGATCGTGGTGGAGTAGACGCCCGGCACGCCCAGCGCGGCGCGGGCCGCGGCGGCGGTTGCCGCGCCGGTCCCGCCGTTGGCGATGTCGACGGGTGTTGTCAGCGACAGGGTGTTGCCGCTCTTGGTGATCCCGGTGCCGGCGATGATCTGCCCAGCGCCAGAGAACTGGGCGAACGCCAGGGGCGTGGAGCCAAGCGTGACCGGGTCGTTGGTGGTCAGCACCCAGCCGGAGTCGCTGTTGACCGCGCCTTCGGTGACGAACACGAACAGCCCGGCGGTGAACTCCCCGGCGGCGTCGGCGTCGCTGGCGCGCGCCCAGGCACCCGCGGCGGTCAGGTAGATGCCGTTCTCGGTAGCGTCGACTTGGTCCTTGACCAGCACGCGCATCCCGGCGGCGGTCGTGGCGCCGTCGACGCTCTGGTTGCCGGACAAGGTGATCGGCCCGGTGGTGGCGTAACGGACGGACTGTTTGACGTCCAGCCCGGCGCGCAGCGCGTCGGCGTACGCCTTGTTGACCCCGTCGGTGTCGGTGGTGGGGCTGGCGACGTCGGTGAGCTTGTAGCCGCCGAAGCTGACGTCGGCGTCTGGGGCTTGCAGGACGTTGAGCCGCAGCCAGTTGTGGGCGGCGTCGTCGTGCAGGGCACTGCCGTGGTTGTGGTCGCTGCGCGCGACGGTATCAGCGGTGCCGTTGGTGGGGTCCCACGCGAAGTCCAAGGTGGTGGAGACCGGCCCGAAGTCTTCACGGCCGTGGGTGTGGTCGGCGCGGGCGGAGTCAGGGCTGACACCTTGGGTGGCGGTGTCGCCGACGGCGGAGTCGCCGGGGGTGCCGAAGACGATGTTGCCGATGTCGATCCAGACGCTGCCGGTCCACACCCTGGGTAGTTGCAGGGTGGTGTCGAAGTAGGCTTGGCCGACGGCGGGGGTGCTCGGGGCGCTGGCGAGGTTCTGCAGCGCGACGTTGCGGAGCTCGTTGCGGGCCAGGTCGACCGGGTAGAGGAACTTTGGCATATCGCCTCCTTCAGCTGAGATACGCCCGGCCAGCGAAGGCGGACGAGAATGTGACCTGGACCCGGTTCTCGTCGAGGTAGCGGACCTCGCCGAAGCAGACAGCGTCGGCGGAGTCGACCACCGTGACGCTGGGGAAATAGCCGAGGTTGTGGACGATGTTCCACACGGCCGCCGCGACTGGCTGGTCGTGGACGGCGACGGTCGGTGGGGCCGGTGAGAACTGGCTGGCGACGACCTGGACCTGGCCGCCTTGACGTCGGGCGACCTGGGCCTGGCCGGTCTCGCGCCGGATGGTGATCTGCGTCATCGGGTCACCCGCCGCAGCAGCGTGGCCTCACCGCGAACCAGCGTTTCGACCTGGCCGGCGGGGCCGTAGACGAACAGGTCCCACACGTTGCGTTCGCGGGTGACGGTCGCGGTCGCGGCCGCGACGATCGCCACGGCCAGGGTGCCGGTGGGCAGGTCGATGTCGATGCGGCCCTGGTCGTTGGGGGTGGTGGAGATGTCGATCGCGGCGCTGGTGTCGTTGTAGCTGCCGCGCACCTGCATCCGCGCGGTCCAGCCGGTCAGGTCGAACGGCTCACCGTCGTCGTCGGTGTAGGTGACCAGCAACGACAGGTCAGCGCCCTGCATGATTTCCAGGTCGCTGCTCACAGGTGGTGCTGCCACGCGCCGCTCCGCCTCCCGCCGCTGTCGCTCTCCTCACTGGAGGTCGGCGGCGGGAGGGTCGAAATCGACCGGGAGCAGCGGTGTGGCGCGAAGCTCAGGGTTGGGAGCCTGCGTCGCGCTCGTCTTCTTTGACTTCGACGCGGCTGGCCTGCCAGCTGGACCAGTGGCCGGCCAGGTTGGCCCACACGCTCATGAGCACGATCCACGGCAGGGAGGAACGCCACCACAGCACTGACGGGACGATCAGCACCGCCCAGGTGATGGTCGCCCAGCCGTGGAAGGCGCGAAGGAAGCGGGCGTCGCTGAACTTGGCGGCCAGGACACCCTCCTCCTTGGGCTATTCGACGGTGGCGTGCGGGCGTGGCCCTTCGGGTTGCAGTTCCTTGTAGACGCTCTGCTGCTTGCCGACGACGGTGAACGGTTCCAGGCGGCGGTCGAGCTCGGCGATCTGGGATTGCTTGGCGTCGACTTCGCTGGCGACGCGGCGCAGGGTCCGCAGGGTGACTTCGCTGGTGATGCGGTCCAGCGCGGCGTGGAACGCGCGGCCGGTCTTGGCAAAAACGGCGACCATCTCCGCGCGCGACAGCGCGTTGGGGCTGGCGATCTGCTCGGGGGCGCCGTGGACCTTGACGGGGCTGAGCAGCCCGTTGAGGAACGGGTCCAGGGAGGGGTCGGCGGCTTTCTGCTGGTTGTACTCGCGGTCTTCGACGGTGATCTGCAGCTTGGCGCCGACGCGCCCACCGACGCCTTGGAGGGTTTCGCGGCCGAACTGGTCGGTGCGTGCCACGAACACGGTGCTGTCAGTGGCGGTCTCCCACACTTCCAGTGGCATCCGTTCCATTGGTGCTCCTACTCGCTCAGGTCCTGTTCCTACCTGCTGGTCCCTCGGCAGCCGCGAGGACTGAATGCAGTCGACGCCGCGACCGATATGTGGGGTATGACTAGTCGTTGGGCGTTGGTGCACCCGCTGGCACGGTGCGCGTGTGTGACCAACCACGCGCCGCCGGTGCATCTGGTGGAGTTCCACCATGTGTGGCCGTTGGGGATGGGCGGGCCGGATGTGCGGGAGAACACGGTGCTGGTGTGCCCGACGACCCATTCGGAGACCCACCGGCTGATCAACGCCACCCGCCACCATCGGGTCCTGCCGGATCTGCGGGTGAACCGGCTCACCAAGCAGCTGCTGCTGGCGTGGGTCGGCTACGCGCAGCGCGGCGAGCCGGTCGGCTCGCTGCACACTCCCCCGCCGCCGGAGCTGTGGGCGATCCGCCACGCGCACCCGGAGACGACCGCGGTGGAGCCCACGACACCGTCCTAGCAGGGAGGTTGCCGTGCTTGTCCTCACCCGCCGGGTCGGCGAGAGCCTGACGATCGGGCCGGATGTGGTCGTGACCGTGCTGGAGGTGCGCGGCGGGCAGGTCCGAGTGGGGATCACCGCGCCGCGAGACGTCGAGATCCAACGCGACGATCCGTGAACGTGAACAGACCCGGGACGGAGCGAGTGACGTCCCGGGTCTGTTCGACTTCCCTCCCTGCGGCGATCCTTCATGCGGAGATCGCCGCAGGGATTATTACGGGGTGATCGACGTGTCAATCACCCGGCGCGCCCTCTCAGGGTGCAGGATCGCGCCGCCGACGTCACGCCGGCCGAGGTAGTGGTAGTACCAGTTGAACGCCTCGGCGCCCTGCTTGTTCTGCAGCGGCCCGTAGAAGGCGAACGTGCCGACCGACCCGGAGATGACCCACATCTCGTTGGCCGGAAGGTAGGGGATGCCGTCCTCGTCGAGGTAGTTGTTGAGCGCGACGATGTTGGCACCGCGGTACACGCCGAGGCGTCCGCGCTGGCGGATCTCCTCCTGCGCTTCGGGACCGAAGCCCTCGAAGTCGGAGATCTGGTCCACCATCGTGGAGCGGCCGATGATCGTGACCGGCGCGCCGCCTGGTTCGGCGTCGCGTACGGCCCGGACTGCGGCGTCCACGGCGGTCTTGCCGACGCTGCTGGCCGAGGAGTAGTACGGGCTGCCCACGCCGATGGAGGCGCGCAGCAAGTCGACCATCCGCCGGTTGATCTCGGCGTCCATGCGGATGATCGCCAGGCGGCGAAGCTCCGCGATGGACTCCGCGAAGTTGACCTGCAGCTTGTCTTCGTGCTCGCTGACGTGGAAGCCGAGCATGTCCCTGGGGATCTCGAAGACGTCGTGCCGGAGCTGGCTTTCCTCGATGTAGCCGCCCCGCGCGGTCCAGAACGCCTGGAGGCCGCGGGTCTCGCGGATGATGACCTGGTCGTTGAAGCCGACGTTGCGCACGTCCAGGTAGGTCTGGAACAGCGACTCGAACTCGAAGCCGTACTGGATCGAGGTCGTGAGCTGTGCGGCCATCTCGCGCCGCCATGCGGGGTCGTGCCAGTTCTTGGCAGCCTCGGCGTTGACCTCGTCGCACAGCCGCTGGTGTTCGGCGCGCTCTGCGGGAGTGCGGCCGAAGGCGTCGACGCGCGGCGTGTGGATGAGCTGGTGAGTTGCCGTGGTCATTGGTGTTCGCACCCCCTTTTCAGACGAGAAGAACGGCCTCGATGTGGTCGAGGTCGTAGGCCGGGTCGCGCTTGACGAGCACGACTTCCATGAACTGCTGTGCGGCGGTGGCGTTGACCGCCCACGCGCTGCCGTTCCAGCCGAGCCGGTCGCCGACGTCGGGTGTGCCGGCGAACATGGTCACGCCGGTGATCGTGCGGCCGCCGATGGTCTTGGTTGCGGTGTTGCGCAGCCAGACCTTGGCGCCGGTGCCGCTGAGGATCACGGCGTACTTGCCGAGCGGTGCCCGGCCGAGCGCGTAGAAGTCGTAGCCGGAGACCTGGCCGGCGCCGGTGGAGAACACCGACTGCAGGAACTGGTCTTCGGACACGAGCAGGCCGGACGCTCCCGACCGCGCTTCGGTGCCGCCATCGCTGGCGCCCTGGCGCAGGAAGCCCGGGTTGTCCGGGTCGATCTCGACGCAGGTGCCGAGGAGGAGCGGGGTGCCGCCCACGGGGGTCTTGAATCGGCCCTCGCGGATGGCGTTGTGCTCGTCGGCTCTGCGAATCCCGAAGTTGGGACCGTAGTTGCTCGCCACTTGTCGTTACACCTCCCGCGCGGGGGTCGGGGCGCCGAACAGCAGCCGCGACAGGGCGCTTGGCTGCTCGGAGTCCTTGGGCTTGGGGGTCTGACCGGCCATCGCGGTCTCCCGCGGTGGCTTGGTGTCGTCTCCGGCCGGGGTGAGCGCGCCGGCGATCGCGGCGAGCTCGGCCTTGTGGGCGGAGAACGCCTCGTCGTCCAGCTGCGCCCAGCGGTCGGCCCGCTCGGCGGTGAAATAGTCGTCCTTGAGGCCCTTGGCGGCCTCGCGCATCTCGGCGACGCGGGCGTCGCGGCGGGCTGCGGCCTGCTCCTTGGCGGTTGCGTCCGCCTTGAACTGGTCGAATTCGGCCTGGATGCGGTCGCGGTCGGCTTGGGCGGCGAGCTTCTCGGCTTCGAGGGTGTCGACCCGCTGGGTCAGGTCCTGCTTGACCTTGTCGGTGTCGGTGACCGTGGTGGCCACCTTCTCCTGCAGGTCAGCATTCGCCTGCTCCAACGCGGCGATCTTCTCGTTGGCCGCCGCCACCTCGCGCTCGACCGTCGCTTCGAGCAGCGTGTTGAACTGCTCCTCCGTGAAGGTGCGCTCGGCCACTGGTCCTCCCTCTGCCGGCGTCTTTCGAGCTGGGGCTGGCGCCGCCAGCTGGTGGGCTGACGGCTAAGCGCACGGCAGTGCGCTCTGGCCGGTGTCTCGCCAGGCGGGGCTGAGGAATTGAGCTGCGAGGCCGCGGGGGGTGGTCAGCGGGCCTCGCGGGCGTGGGCGAACCGGACGACTTGGCCCATGACGCCTTCCCATTCGGCGTCACCAAGCCCTTCGCGCAACGCGGACGCGGCGGTGGCTTCGGCAAGGCTGGCGGCTTCGCTGGCCAGGCGGACGTCGGCGCCGGCCCAACCCGGCTGGGCGGGCGGCAGGATGACCGCGCCGCCGTAGAAGGTCGGGTTGACCATGCGCCGCTGGCTGCTGCGCTCGCGCAGATGTTGGCAGGACCGCTCGGGGTGGTCGTAGACGTCGGCGCTGGTGAACTCCCGCCCGCAGCCGACCCGCTCGCCGTCACCGGAGGTTTCGCAGCGCACGGTCTGCGCGCGGCATTCCATGCTGAACCACAGCTTGCCGGCGTCACTGCAGGTGCGGATCAGATCGGTTTCGCCGGGATATAGCCACGGCCAGATGGCGGCTTGGGCGACGATATGAGCGCGATCGCCGGCGACTTCTGGGTAGAACAGCTTGGCGTCGGTGAGGGTGCCGATGACACGGGTGGCATCGTGCAGCCAGTTGAGCGGGCCATTGCGTACGGACGTCTCGCCGAATTCGAGGTCCTGGGTGGTCCAGTAGGCGCCGTTGCGGTTGGCGCGTTCGGCTTCCACGAACCGGCCGGTGAGCCAGACCAGCTCGGGGTTGGCCTTGGCGGCCTGCTCGTAGGCAGCGGCGAGTTCCCGGGGAACCTGGGCCGGGTCGGTGACGACGCGGGCCGAGGTGGTCAGCAGGGTGCGTCCGCCGATCTCGGTCAGGATCGCCGACGGTGCGTGACTGTCGGCCGTCTCGACGCTGGCAACGGGCGTTGCTGGTGTCGTGCCGCTGACGGTGACGATCACTGGCTGCCCGGTGGTGGTCACACCACTGAAGGTGTGGTTGGCCGAGCTGCTGGTCGTGCCGACCGGCACCGCCGGGAGCGTGATGACGGGTGCGGGCGTGGTGCCCGGCGCCGGCGGGGCGCCGCGGGCCGCCGGCGCCGGGGACCCGAGCCCCGCCGCTTCCTTGCCGCTGCTGATGGCGACATTGAAACGGCGGGCGGCGGCGCGGATGCGACCCTTGATGAGCGCGAGCTGGGTGCCGGTGTACTTGGCGGCGTTGCCCGGCTGGTTGATGTAGGACCAGGCTGCGCGAACGTGGTCGGCGGTGTCCAGCGGGTAGCGCTTCTTGCCGTCGTCCTGGTAGCCGGGGTCGGCGTAGGTCACGTCACCGTAGGGCTTCTTGGGGTCACGCGCGGCAGCTTCGCTCTTGCCGCTCTTGCCGGCGCGGCCGGTCCAGGGTGTCCGAGCAGCCTTGGCGGCGGCGCCGGGGACGTTGCGGTACAGGGCAGCCATGTACGCCATCGCCTTCGCGTGGGTCTTGAACCGGGCTTTGACCTCGCCGAGGTTGTTCAGCACGCACCACTGGTCGCCGTCCTTGACGATCTTGTAGGGGGCGTGCATCGCGGCCTGTTCGCTCATGGCGTTGATCTCGGCCAGACCCGAACCCATTTTGAGTGGGCTGCTCATGGGGCGGTGCGGCTGATCCGGCTGCGGCCGGAGACGACGATGCGGATCGGCGCGGTCGCGTACTGGTTGTTGAACGTCTGCAGGCGCATCTGGTAGATGCGGCTGGCATTGGGCCAGTGGCCTTCGCCGGCGGTGACCAGCGTCGGGAAGGTGGCGTCGGTCGCGGTTTCCTGGTTGCACGCCAGGAACGCGACCTTCTTCTGCCGCAAGCTGGTGTTGGAGATGTGCAGCAGGCACGACTGGCGCAGCGCGATGAACCAGGGCGCCAGGTGGATGCCGGACTCGGGGCCGATCTGGGTGGTGCTGCTGCCGCCGCTGCCGGCGACTGAGGACAAGAACCGCACGTAGTAGTTCTGGCCGACGTCCCCGTTGAACTGCAGCATCATGCGATCACCGGAGCCGACGGTGTAGTCGCAAAAGACCAGGAACTCCTCGTAGGTGTCGGTGCCGCCACCGCCTGGGTCGATGGTGATCCAGTCGGTGTGCTGGGCGTTGCTGGTCAGCAGGATCTCCCCCAGTGGCACCCACGCGCTGGTGGCATCCGACCCCGGCGGGCCGGGGTCGCCTTGGGGGCCGGGGTCGCCTTGGGGGCCGGGGTCGCCTTGGGGGCCGGAGGCGACCTCGGTCCAGGTGACCTGCTCGTCGCCGGTCTCGGGGTCGACGCTGCGGTGGAGGTACTCGTCGGTGCTCATGTCAGCCTCTTGACCATGACCTCGGCGCTGATGACGTCCAGGGGTCCGCCGGTAACCTGCCGGGCGTTGACCTGTACGACACTGGCGCCGGCCGTGGGGTTGTTGGAATCCCACGCGTCGATGTCTGCCTGGGTGACCTCGGTGATGACCTGGGCACTGAGCACGGGACTCTGGGAGCTCGGCAGGACGGTGATGGCGTTCCAGCCGCTCACGCCGCTGCCGGAGATGAGGATCTCGCGGGTGCCGCCGACCTGGTCGTCGTCGCTGTTGGTCGCGGCGAACTTGACCAGGCCGGCGACGACGAACCAGCCTGGCTGGATGACGCGCACGACGATGGAGCCGTCGCCGACGCCGGGGACGTCGAAGGAGGCGCCCAGGTAGTCGTCGTTGACGGTGTCCCAGGTCATCGGGTAGGTCTGGCCGACGACGCTCAGGGTGTAGGGGGCCTCGCGCCAGGCGTAGATGTAGTCGTCAGGGTCGACCGCCGCGCCAGGAGGCCCCGGGTCACCTTGGGGGCCTTGCGCGGCGTTGACCGCGCGGTGCAGCACGTCGACCACCGCGCTGATGTTCTTCTTGGCGAGGTTGAGCGCGTAGCCGACGTCGGCGGTGGTGGCGCTCGCGTAGTCGATCTCGGGTCGCAGCTCGTAGTCGGCGGCGGGTGCGGCGTCGACGTCGAAGTCGGCGTCGAGGCTGACCATCGAGAACGTGCCTTCTGGGCCGGGATCACCTTGCGGACCAGGGTCGCCTTGCGGACCAGGGTCACCCTGATCGCCCTTGTCGCCCTTGTCGCCGGGGGCGCCGGGCTCACCGGGCTCGCCGGGCTCACCAGGCGGACCGGGTTCGCCCTGCTCCCCAGGCTCGCCGGGCGGGCCAGGTTCGCCCTGCTCCCCGGGTGGTCCCGGGTCACCTTGCGCCCCTGGCGGGCCGGCGCTGACCTCCTCAACGAGGATGACAACGTCACCGTCGGCGACGGCCGACAGCACGTTGTCACCAGCTTGGGTGACGTTGACGACGACGTCAGGGTCGGCCATCAGCGGGTGACCTCGCGGGTGGCCACCACACTGCCGCGCAGGTAGGTGCGGGTGCGGTCGCCGGCGTCGGTGAGCTGGAAGTCCCACACGGCCTTCTTGGGCAGCAGCGCGGTCTGCGCGGACGCGGCGCTGAGGGTGAGCTGGCCGGTGGTGGGGTCGTCGTCGATGGTGATATCGAACTCCAACAGGACGGTGGAGTCCTCCGCGGTGGTGCGAACCTGGGCGCGTGGCGTCATGCCCGTCAGGTTCCTGGGGGTGGTCCCGTCGACCTCGTAGAGCGTGACGGCCAGCTCGAAGTAGTCGCCCTGGTAGAGCTCCAAGTTGAGCGTGGCTGGCTTGGGCACGCAGACCTCACTGGCAATCGGGGTTCTGCGGGTTCTGTCGGCCAGGCGCGAGGGTGAATCAACGGGCCGTAGCGTCGGTCCAGGTCGCCTCGTCGAGGTCTTCGGCCAGGCGGCCGGGCCAGATCGAGTGGGGCTCGTAGCTGAGCGGGATGTCGGGCCGGGCGGCTTGGACGCACTGGGCGACGTGGTTGGAGCAGATGACCTTGCCGGCGTTGTCCTTGGCGCGAAGCACGGGCAGGCCGAGCATGGTCAGGCAGATCCGCACGATCTCGCGGTAGTCGTAGCCGCGGCCCAGCAGGTCCCCAGAGGCGGCGATGATGGCTTGGGCTTCGGCGCGGTTGCGCCAGATGCGGTGGACCTTGTTGGGTGGCTGGGTGCGCCGGCACTTGGTGAGTGGGCCGCCGCCGCGGGCCTCGTGGGTCCACCAGTAGCTGCCGTCGCCGGGTTCGACGTAGATGTAGCAGTGGGATTGGGCGGTGCGGGTGAACACGCCGATTGCCCAGCCAACGAAGCCGCCTCCGCGGTCATAGCCGATGTCACCTGGGGCGATGTGGTCCCAGGCGTTGGGGTGGGCGCGGCGTTGGATGTGCTCGAAGACGCTCATAGCGGGCACGCCTTGGCTTGGGTCCACACGGCCGCGACGTAGCTGGCGGCCCGCTCGTCGGGGGCGGCGCCAGTGGTGTCCCACGCTTGGGCGCGGACGGGGCTGTTGTAGGAGCAGATCGCGGCGTCGACCAGCTTGTAGTGCACCAGCGCGTCGGCGAGGTGGTTGCCGGCGAAGCGGATCGTGCCGGGCCACTCGCCGGTCGGGAACGGCTGCATCGCCTGGTCGCGAGTGCACACCGGATTCCAGTACAGGTTGAGCTGGCCGATGCCCAGATCGGCTGGTTCCCCGGCGCGCAACAGGTCGTTTTCTGGCAGGAGCCGGTCGGCGGGGGCGACGACGTTGGCGCCGACCGCGCCAGGGTCGAAGCTGCTCTCGTGGGCGAGCAGGCCGTACAGCAGGTTGCTGGGGATCGCCAGCAGCTGCTGGATGAGCTTGACGTGGGCCAGGAACAGCCAGGTGGCGGTGCGGGGGCCGACGACCCCGTCGGCGGCGCCGACGCGGACGGCGCCTTGGGTTTGCTGGAACGCGACGACCGCCGTTTTGGTCCGCGGGCCGAAGATCCCGTCGATGGTCAGGGTCTGGCCGGTGCGTGCCAGGGCGGTCTGGATGGCGCGCACGCCACGGTTGACGGCCCACAGGTCAACACTGCCGCTGGCCTGGCCGACCAGGGGGCGGCCGGCGGCGAGCGCGTAGTACACGCCGGGTTGGGTGCCGTCAGCGGTGACGGTGCCGCCACGGGTGGTCCAGGTGCCGCGGCCGGGGCTGCTGGCGCTCATCGCCGGCCGCGCGGTTCGCGCCACACGCAGGCTGCCTGCAGAGTGCGCAGGATTTCGGCGGCGGTGGCGGTCATGAGCGCCCGGTTGTTGGCGGGGACGTGCTCCCAGCGTTGGCGGGAGTCCAGGCGGGTCTGGTAGCCGTGGGCTGGGGCGAGCCGCTCGTAGGTTTCGTGGAACAGCCGGGCGAGCTGCTCAGGGTCGATCTCGGCCAGGGTCTTGCCGCTGAACCCGTGGTCGCTGCCGCCTGGGTCGCTGGGAACGGGCGTCATGGCTGCTCAGGCTTGGGGTTGATGCGCGGGCGGCCGCGGTTGACGTTGGGTCGCGGTTCGACCTGCGGGTTGGGATCAGCGCCCTGCTGCTGGCCCTGCTGGCCTTGCCCTTGTTGGCCTTGTTGGCCTTGGGCGGGCGGGCCGATCGGGTTGGTCGCGGGGCTGGAGTGCGGCACGGCGGAGCGGAACGTGGCGTCGTAGCGGCGCTCCTCGATCTTGCGCCGTTGGGCTTCGACGTCCTGGTCGAAGCCGAGCTCCTCCAGCTCGGTTTCGCGCGACAGCTCCCCCATCGTGCGCAGCTTGAGCAGCGCTTCGATGACAGCCGGGTCGACTTCGAGCGCGACGTTGCGGGGCCGGTAGATCAGGTTGGGTTCGCTGGTGAGCTGGTCAGGGTTGGCTTCGGTGATCATCCGTCCGATGCGCGCCTCGACGGTGCGCTTGATCATCCAGCGGCGCGATTCGATCAGCCGGGCGATCACCCGGCCTTGCAGCAGGCTCTTGTCGGCACGGTCGGTGAGGGTGAACGTGCCGATGCAGCGTTCGCGGATGCGCCGGTCGAGCAGGTCGTAGCGGCCGCTTTGCAGGGTGGTGTCCAGCTTGGGGGTGATGATCTCGATCGACAGCCGGTGGTCGCCGATGATCACCGGGAGCTTGGCCAGCACCGAGTAGTTCTCCCGCAGGTTCTCGATCTCCACTGGCTGGCCGGGGTGGGCGTCGGTGCCTTTCTTGATGAGCAGGATGTAGTTGGCGGCGCCGACGAGCTGGACCCGGTCGGCGTCCATGAGCTGGCGTTTGAGGTCCAGATGGCGAAACGTGTCGGCCAGGCGCACATCAGGGAACCGCTGGTAGTCCGGGCGGGTCAGGGTGTGCCGCCAGGTGTAACGCGGGTCGAACTCCAACAGCCGGTCAGGGTCGACCCCCAGATCGGTGAGCCATTCGGCTTCGCTGCGCGACGGGGTGTACTGGCCGAGCAGCAGCCGGTCCATGAGCGCGTCCGGCGCGAGCGTGGGGTCGGCGGTGCCGTTGGCGCCCACCCCGCGGAAGGCGCGGAGTTCTTCTTCGGTGCCGATCCAGCACAGCCGTTCCTGGCCGAACAGCGGGTTGCCGACCGGGACGATCTTGGTGGGGTCAAGGACGCTGACCGCGGTCGGCGCGAGCAGCGTGTACTCCTTCTTGCGCTTGACGCCGGTGTCGCTTTCGCCGCGGACCCGGTAGGTGCGCACCGCCCACCAGGTCGCCACGACCGTCTGGGAGTAGGTGTACAGCTCCCGCCAGACCTTGCGGACGAAGTCGTCGAGGTTCAGGTCGCGGGCAAGCTGGTTGAACACGTCGACTTCGTCTTCTTCGCCGGCTTCCCAGCCGACCCGCTGGAACGCCAACGCCTCGGTGATGTCCGCGACGCCGCCGACGACGTCGTCACGCATCGCGTCGCGGGCGATGCGCATCTGCTCATACGGGTTGTCGCTGGCCACGAAGGTGTTGCGGGCGAACATGGACCCACCGCCGCGGGTGCTGCGCTGCTCGCTGGTCCAGCGCATGATCTCCGCGGCGGCCTGCTCCACCGGCAGGTGGCGCATGACGGTGGAGTCGTCCAGCCCGGATTCGTTCCAGACTTCCAGGGGACGCAGCCACCCGTCGGTTTCGATCAGGACGCTGTGCGCCGGCCGGGTGGTCACGGGCCGCTCCCTCTGGTGGGTTCGAGCAAGGCGAGATCTTGGCGGCGCATCTCGACCAGGCGCGAGGCGATCTTGAACTGGCGGTCCAGCTCGTTGAGGAGCCGTTCGATCTGCAAGGTGCGCAGCTGGCGGTACTCGCGTCGGGTGCCTTCCACACGCACCAAGAGGTTGGCGAGCTCGGTCAGGCGGGCGGAGTACGCGGCGATCTCACGCATGACCTGGTCGGGTTCTCTGGTGTGGAACCCGCGGACGGCGACCATGACGCCGTCCAGTTCGTCTTCGATGTCGCTGCGGGTGCCCAGCGGCCCAAACCCCAGCGGTGCCAAGCCCAGGCCCATGTCGACGCTGCGCATGGCAACGCCCGTTGCTGGTGCACTGGCTGGTGCGGGCGTGCCGGTCGTGGTGGGGATGTCGGCTCGCGGGATGAACCCGCCGGCTTGGGAGCCTTGGACGATGGCGCGCATGACCACCTGATCGGCGTTGGCCGGCGCAGAATCGAGTTGCTCAAAGTTCCTGCGGGGCAGATTCGGGTTGCGGCGACCAGCCATGCCCGACGAGTTGCGCCTGGCTCGCGCGGTTTAGTACGCTTCAGCTTGTGTGACGCGGAGTGGGGGCTTCGCTGGGAGTGCGTGCTTTGCCACCATCGACCCGGGCCGGTTGGCCCGGGTCGTTTGGTGTCCGGAGGTTGGGTCAGTACCCGGCGCCGACGAACACGTCCAGGACGGGGCCTTCGGTGGCCACCGGCTTGGCGAGCATCGCCTCGATCGCTTCCAAGCCCTTGGCGGCGGCGAACATCCGTCCCGCGTCCAGGGTGTGGTAGGAGCCGGCGGAGTAGCTGCGCCGCCCATACGGGTTGCCGGCCTGCGGGGCGACCGAGTAGCTCTGCCCCTGCCATTCGCTGAGCAGCTCCCGGTCGAACGGGAGCTCCAGGACACGCTGGTCAACCCAGTGGCGCAGCTGGTCAGACGACCAGTCCTTGATGTTCTTCTTGATGACCAGGTCCGCGGGCTTCTCGCCGGGTTTCAGCGGGCGGTCTTCGACCTCGACGGGATACAGGCCGGAGAAGTTGTAGCCGATGACCCGGTCGTTGGCGCCGCTGATCGGCTCGGTGAGCATGTCCTGCCAGATCGGCAGGCCCAGCCCGGTCTTGTCCATCGCGAACCGGCGCAGCTTGGCGCCGTAGAAGTCGAACAGGGCGGTGATGACGCGCCGCTGGTCGGCGGCGTGGACGCGGGCGAGCTGGATGCGGGTCAGCAGCCGCAGCTTGCCGGTCTTCACCTGCTCGCCGAACACCAGGATCTCGGAGGGGTCGGCGGTGAACCCGACGTCCATCCCGCCGTAGTAGCCGCTGTAGCCGGCGAGATGGCTGCCGGGCAGGTCCAGGAACGTCTGGATGGGGGTGCCGGCGTTGGCGACCAGCTCGTAGCTGATCTTGCGGCAGGCGTAGATGTCGTCGTTGTACTCGGCGTCCTGGCGCACGATCGCCATCAGGCGGGCAAGAACGAACAGCGGGTTGGTCGCATCACCGTGCTCGCCGAAGATGTTGCGCTTGTAGTCGGGGTTGTCGCGACTGCCGCCGTACTCGCGGATCTTGGCTTGGCGCTCCGCGTCGTCCCAGGTCGGCCGGTGCACGGCGGTGAGCCGGTGGACGGTCCACCCGGAGGATTCCTGGGTGAGCTCGTAGAACTTGTCGCGCACCCCGCGGGAGACGCCGTGGCAGCGCCACGTGAACCCTTTGCTGCCGCGCTTGAGCGTTTCGATCAGCTCCACCCAGCCAGCGAGAGGGTAGTCCTGGGCTTCGTCCATTTCGAGATGAATGGGGTGTTGGTTATGGCTGATCAGTCCGTCCGCGATGTAGGACTCGTCACCTTCAACAACCATGCTGTAGACCACACCGCGACCGCTCTCGGTGGCTGCACGGACCTTAGTCCACAAGATGCCATCGAGCAGTTGGGCGTGGCCGTGATCGGTGAGTTGTACGCGCCAGGAACGTTGCGGTGCGGGGCTCACCTGGTTGGGCTTCGGGTCAGTCCACGAGAGACTGCCCTGGTAACCGAGGCTCTGGCCGAGCAGGCGGAGACCAACGGCGAGTGGCTTGGAGGCGGTCGACAGTTCCCAGCGCCGCTTGACTGGACTCCAGTGACCGTCCCCTGCGAGATAGGTGTATAAGAACGCCTTGCGGTAGCGCTCCTCCGCACCGAGCAGCCAGACCGGCAGCCGCTTACCCGCGGCGTACTGGCCGAAGTGCTCCAACAACCAGTTGGCGACAGCCTTGCCGTAGATCTCGACTGTGCGCGCCCGGGAACCCACGGCCTTGTCGTAGGCGTGCGCGGTGCAACCCACCGCTTCAGCGAGGGCAAGCAGACGTGGTACCTCATCGACGTCGTCGGTGAGCGCGATCCGGTTGACGCCCTGGTTGCCGTCGGCGACATAGGCGCCAGCGAGTGCAAGCAGCGCCTCGATGTCGGCGACGGGCGTTGCTGGCAGCGGCTCGCTGGGGAAGGTGGTCGGCGAGCCGAAGTACCAGCGGTCGCCCAGTTCTGGGTCGTCGGCAATGACCCAGTTGATCGGCGAAAGCCGCCGGGTGCGCTGCGGGTTGCGGTTGCGTCGACCGAACATCCGGTGGTTCCAGGACATGACTAGGCTGCGGTTGCCGCCGCCAGCGACGTCGATGAGGTCGACATCAGCGTCGGAGCGGATGTTGTCCAGTACCCGCCGCCAGCGGTTCATGTGGGTGAGAACCTCGTCACCAGGTACGACATCCTCAATCGGTTTCAGGCCGTTCCGAGTGAGCACGATGGCCCCGGCGGCCATCGACCCCTTGACTCCCTTACCGTCCTTATTGGGAAGTCTGGTAATGATGCGAGCATTGTTCGTGAAACGGACCTGGAAGTGCGGCTGCCTGGCGATGCCCATGCCTTTGACGGCGGGGAGCAGCTCGCGAGTGAGGCGGGTGGTGGTGAGCCGGTGTTCGATCTGGTCGGTGAGGGGGCGCAGGTGGTTGAGCTCCGGCGCGGTGACGAGCATCTCCTGGCCGGGCGCTTTGAAGGGGAAGGCGAACGCGCGCATGGTAATGCCCACGCTCTTGCCCAGTGACCGGCCGGCCTGGTCGATCTGGTAGGGGTCGTCGTTGCGCCACCAGGCCCACTGGTAGTCCCAGGCGCGAAAGCACCCGTCGTCGGCTTCTTCGTCCAGCCAGCAGAACTCGGCGAGGTCCAGGCCGCTGGGGTCGTCCAAGAGGGCGGCGAGGTACAGCTCCTCCTCCTCCAGGGTGACGGTGACGCTCATCGGGTGCCTCCTTTCCGGCGCTTGGCGGGGCGCTGGTGGTGGATGAGGGCGTGCTTGGTGAGTTGGCGCAGCGCGTTGTCGGGATGCAGGTGCTCCTCGAACGTAGCAGCCAGCGCGTGGCGCAGGTCGGCTTCGTGGATGGTGAACCAGCGCCCTTCGGTGTCGGCGACGAGCTCGCCTTTGACCGAGGGCTGTTCGATGGTGTCGGCCTCGGCGACGGGGATCTCGCTGGTGTCGCCGGCGACCTGGCGGGCGACGGTGCGCGCGACTCTGCTGACGGCCGTTGCCAGCGGCGAGGGGGGGTGGTTGTGGAGGATGGCGACGTGGAGGATGAACGCGGCGCACAGCGCACCGACGACGCAGGCGAGCAGGGCGATCGCTACGGCCGGTTCGATGAGGGCGTTCATGCGGGCCGGGCTGCGGACAGCTGCTTGATGGCGCGGATGGACAGGTTGGGCTTGGAGGCGAACACCTTGGTGAACGCGTCGGCGACCCACAGGGTGCGGTATTCGGCGAAGTAGAAGGGGGTGACGTTGCCGGCGGTGGCGATGGCTTCCAGGACGGGCATGTTGAGCTGGCGGTCGCCGCTCATCATGCGGACCAAGGTGGTGTGGTGGATGGGGACTTTGGCTGCGAACGCGCGGACGCTGCGGGTGCCGATGAGCTCTTGGACGGCCTGGTCGAAGGGGAGCAGGGAGAAGCGGGGGCGGATGAGCCGGTCCAGGTCGTCCATCGTGCCGCCGCGCACGGCGGGGCGCCGCCCGGCGCGTTTGTGGTCGCGTTCGGTGGCTTGGACGACTTTGGCGACGTCGCCGATGATCGCGTGCATCACGTCTGGCCGCTGATCGAAGAACGCGATCCAGGCGGCCTGGTCGAGTTCCACGGTGGACGGGTACTTGCGTTTGGCCGCGTCCCAATCAGCCTGTCGGCCCACCGGGTTACCACCCGACCAGCGGGATCTTGATGACCAGCCAGACGAGCAGGATGAACGCGGTGAGCAGGATGAGGATGAGTGCGATGCCTTCGTAGTCGCCGCGGTTCATGACTGGCACCTCACAGTTGGCGGACCCAGAACCGCTGCTGGTTGGCGCGGAAGTGCGCGTCGACGCTGTCGAATTCGGGTTTCATGACGTCGCTGATCCAGGTGAGGATCGACTCGGGTGACAGGTCGAGCTTGCGTCGCTCCTCCTCGTCGGCGCGCTGGTAGGTGCCGACGAGGCTGAACAGCTCCTTGGTGAGCACGAGCGCTCGGGTGAGCTGGGTCTCGCGGTGGACGCCGAACTCTTTGGCGCGGCGTTTGAGCTCGTTGATGTAGTCGCTGACCGATTCGGTGCCGGCGCGGTCGCGGGCGCTTTTGGACAGGCCCATCGCTTCTTTGATGCGGGTGACCTCGGCGCTGTAGGACTGGATGTTCTTGCGCAGCCCGTCGGGGTCGTCGATGAACTCCCCGTCGTAGTCCTTGCCGGCGGCCAGCTGGCAGGTCCAGCGGTAGATCATCAGCTCGTGGATGAGGAGCCGGTCGAGGTCGAGCAGGTCGGTCTGGAGGCTGAAGGCGGTCTGCTTGGTGTAGTTGTCGCGGGTGGCGTTGAACCAGTCGCGTTCGTCGTCGCCTTGGACTTCCATCGGGCGGCCGCTGACGAGGGTGACGGTGCGCAGGTGGCTGTGGACCGTGGCGGCGGCCAGATGTGGGGGGATGCTCACCGCGCCCCCCCCGATTCGCGGTTTGTCATGGGGTGAAGCTAGCAGGTCTGGTGGTGACAAATCCGCGCCAGGAACCTGGCGTTTGGACTGGTCAGAACGGGTGCGCAGGAAATGGACGGGAGCGGGTGTTTTCGCATCAGAAATACATCGGCCCCCGAGCGGGTCGGGGGCCGGTGCATGGGGGATGACCCGCCGGGCAGGGGGGTCGCTCGACGGATGCGCTGTTTTTACCTCATGTCAGATGTGGACGCATCCTGGGATTTCGGTGGGGTTTTGCGGGCGAGGATGGCCGCGATGGTGTCGGTGTCGCTGGGCCGCCAGCAGTAGGCTTCGACGCTGGCGCCGGCGAGGGCGGCGAGCCAGATGCGCTGGGCGCGGGTGAGCTTGCCGCGCTCGGTTTTCAGCTCGGCGAAGATGACCCGTTCGCGGACCAGGACGAGGTCGGGGAAGCCGGGTTGGCTTCGGCGGGAGTCGTGGGTGTGGTAGATGAGCCAGCCGTGGAGGCTGGCGAGGTCGGTGACCTGCTGCTGGAAGTCTCGCTCGGACACGTGGGCGCGCAGCAGGCTCGCAGCGCTGGGGCCGGTCATGTCCGTTGTGTCGGCTTTCCGGGGCCGGCTTGTTAGTCGGTGAGACTCCTGCCGCGGGTGACGATCTGCGCGATGCGAGGTTCGCTGAGGCCGGTGAGGGCGGCGAGGTCGTCGTAGACGAACCCGGCGTTGGCGGCAGCCAGGATCGCGTCGTTGCGTGCGGCCAGTGTCACGGTGCGCGCGTGTTCGGCGGCCCGGAACGCGCGTTGGGCGGCTTGGAGGCTGGCCATGAGCTCGGCGAGCTGCTCGCGGGTGGCCATCAGGCGCCGGGGCCGAGCTTGCGGGCGACGAGCTGCAGGTGGCTGCGCAGCTCGTCGAGTTGGGCGGCGACCTGGTCCAGGCGTTGGTTGGCGACCAGCCAGCGTTCGGTGAACATGGCGACGTGACGCTCGGTCATGACGTCCCCGGCGGTGCCGAGCTGGATGATGAGGTTGTCGACTTGGGCGCGGAGGTCTTCCAGGTCGCCGGGTGGGACCTGCATGGTGGCTCGGAGCCGGTCGAGTTCTGCTTGGCGTTGACGGCCGTAGTCGCCCGCGTCGACGATCTGCCTGCGCACGGTGGTGCCCCCCCGGTACTGCTCGACTTCGCGTTTGAGCGTCTCGAAGACGTGCTGGTCGGCGTAGGCGGTTTGCCAGGTGTCCAGCGACATCTTGACGTGGCCGGGCCGCAGGCGGATCTCGCCGTAGGCGAGGTTGGAGGGCTGCTCGGCGAACACACGCATGGGTGGGTCGCGGAAGATGGTTTTGAGCACGCGGCGGGGGCGGCCGTACTTGCCGTTGCGGTCGGTGGGGGTGACGATTTCCTGGCCGGTGACGCCGGTCGCGGCGCGCGCGTCGGCGAATGCGGCCTGGTCGGCTGGTGTGGTCTGGTTGCCGAATGCTTCGGCGGCGGCGAGCTGCTCGACCAGGGCGACGGCCATGCTGCGGTCGACGGCGGCGCGTTGCGCGTCGGTGAGTGGTGGCAGTGGTGGCCGGTCATCGTCGCGGTGCATGTGCCCCCCCAGGCGTGTGGATGACTTGGAAGGAGCGGTGGACGCCGGGGGTGCGGCGCAGCCGTCCTTCGCGTTCGAGGTGCAGCAGGTGGTGGCGGGTGACGCCGGTGGAGATGTTGAAGTGCTGGCTGATCTCGGGGATGGATGGGGAGAAGCCGTGGTGGCGGTGGTAGGTGTCGATGTAGTCGAGCATCTGCTCGCGCCGGTCGGCGGCGGCCGCGAGCATGGCTTGGCGGCTCCCGGCTGGCATCGTCGCTCCCATCACCCGTCTGAACTCAAATTAGCTAAGTCAGGGTAGCGCTCGGCCGGGGTGGTTGTCGAGTGGTTAGTTGAGGCTGAACGGCTCGTCGGATCGGCAGCGCACGTCGAGGTCCTCGGGGTGAGCGCACAGGATGCGCCTGACGTGGCCGACGACCCGCCCGACGATGGACAGGTAGCCGCACAGCTCACCGCTGGCGCCGCAGTGCGGGCAGGACAGGTCGATGTGGACGTGCGGGTCGTAGTCGCGCAGGCGCGTGCGGTTCATGCGGCTCCCCCCCAGTCGCCGAGCGCAATGATAACGGCCGTTGCCAGTGCTGGCGCGGGTCAGATGCGCAGCTGTTCCTGGGTAGCGAGGACCTCCCCGCAGCGTGGGCATTCCCAGGTGCGTGCGGTGCGACGCAGCCGTTTGGCGTGTGGTGGGCATTTCGCTGCTGGCATTGCGCCCTCCCCCGCCGTGCCGCGTGGCCGTTGTGCCGATCGAATGCGAAAAGTGTCAGGTCGATAGTATTCCCAGCTCACTGTTGAGGAGTCGGATCGGTGTCTTGGCGGGCACGCGTGCGCAGGATTGTGCCGCGCGGGCAGATGTTGCCGTCCAGCGCGCTGCTCGCACGACACCGTGGGATCGTGATGGTGATCTGGGCGCACGTGGCCCTGCTGATCGCGGTCGGGGTGGTGACGGGGCGGGCACGGCTGGGCGTGGCTGAGGCGTTGGCGCTGGCGGCGCTCGCGGCGGGCGCGAATTGGGCGCAGTCACGCCGGGCGCGGATGGCGTTGGGCTCGACGGCGTTGGTGGGCTCCAGCGCGCTGCTGGTGGTGCTCGGTGGTGGTGGGCTGTGGCATCTGCACTTCTTCGCCACGATCGGGATGGTCACGTTGTATCAGGCGTGGCTGCCGTGCCTGGTGGCGATCGGCGCGTACGCGGTGTTCCTGGCCGGCGCGGCGCTCATCGCGCCGGCGACGCTGTACGCGCATGGGGCGTTGCAGCAGCCGCTGATCGTGGTGATCGCGCAGGTGACGTTCGTGGGGTTGACCAACTTGCCGTACCTGATCTCGTGGCGGTTCAACGAGACGCTGCTGACTGACCAGTTGACGGGGCTGCTGGCCCGCACGCTGTTCGAGGACCGGCTGGAGCACGCGCTGGCACGCGCGCGGCGGACCGGGGCGACGGTGGCGTTGCTGTACGCCGACGTGGATGACTTCAAGCGGATCAATGACACGTTCGGCCATCAGGTCGGCGACCGGGTGCTGGTGGAGGTCGCCCGCCGGTTGCGGGTGGGGTTGCGCGAATCGGACTCGGCCGCGCGGCTGGGGGGCGACGAGTTCGCGATGCTGCTGGAGAACAGCTCGCCGGAGCACGCGCAGGTGGTGGTTCGCCGGTTGATGGCCCGGTTGGAGCGGCCGGTGCGGGCGGGGGTGGAGGTGCGGGTGTCGATGAGTGTGGGGGTCGCGCTGTCCTCGGCACAGCGGGCCACACCAGCGGCGCTGCTGGCCGCGGCGGACCGGGCGATGTACGCGGCCAAGCGCGGCCGGACAGGATGGCAGGTCAGCTAGCCGTGGTCGTCGTCGAGGAACCGCAGCCAGCGCCGCTCGTCGGGGGGGCGGCGGCGGATCTCGATCTTCCAGCGGCGGACCGCGAAGATGAACGCCCAGTCGATCACGGCTTGGCTGACGTGCAACGCCCACATGTGGGGGGCGATGAGGTCGGGGTCGTTGCGTTGGGCGGTGTGGCGTGCGAGGTCGAAGTGGGTGCCGGCGCACAGCAGGAAGAAGCCGAGCGCGAGCATGGCGGCCACGGCGCCAAAGCGCACGCGGGGTAGCACGCTGACGCCGATGACGACGTAGGCGGCGGCGATGAGCACTTGGATGAGCGCAAGCGCGATGTAGGCCATGTGGGCTCCTTGGCGGTCAGGGTTGCAGGCGGACGCGCAGGTCTTCGACGCGCATGGGGCGCCCGAGCCGGAACCCTTGGCCGTAGCTGACGCCGAGGCTGACCAGGGTGCGGTGTTGCGCGGCGGTCTCGACACCTTCGGCGACGAGGCTGGCGCCGATCGCGCTGGTGAACGCGACGAGGCTGGCGATCAGCGCGCGGCAGTAGGGGTCGGTGTCGACCGCTTGGACGATGGACTGGTCGATCTTGATGACTTCGGGTCGCAGGTACAGCACGTGCTGCAGGCCGGCTTGGCCGCTGCCGAGGTCGTCGATGGCCAGGCGGACGCCGAGGTCGCGGGCGGGGGTGAACAGGTCGCCGAGGTGGGCGAAGTCGTCGATGAGCTGCTGTTCGGTGACTTCGACGACGATGCGGCGCCAGTCGCGGCCGGTGACGGTGAAGGTGTCGGCGATGGAGTGCATCTGGGCCAGGGTGGTGGGGCTGAGGTTGATCGACAGGTACAGGTCGTTGGGTAGGGCGCCCAGGTGGGTCAGGGCGGCGCGGGCGCAGAGCAGTTCCAGGTCGCTGGCCAGCCCGGCAGCGTGGGCGGCGTCGAACCAGGCGGTTGGCGGCTGGGTGGGGTCGGGGGTGAAGCGGGCGAGGGTTTCGGCGCCGGCGACCCGGCCGCTGGTGAGGTCGACGATGGGCTGGACGAGCATGGTGATCTGATCGGGGTGGGTGATCAGCGCGGCGATCGCGTCGCGGCTGGTCTGGCTGCTGGCGTCGCTGAGTTCGATGCTGGGCCGGGGTTGGGCGCGGCGCAGGACTTGCTGGCTGGCGACGTAGTTGTTCATCGCGGTCTGGAAGCGGGCGACGGCTTGGAGCTGGCCGGCGCCGGCGGTGATGAACGCCAGGGCGTCGCAGCATTGCGACGCCCACCACAGGGGGCTGTAGCGGGGGCCGGCGATGGCCCACAGCAAGACCCCGGCGCTGACCAGGATGAGGTTGGCGGCGATCCACGGGTCGGGACCGTAGGGGCGGCGGTTGCCGGCGCGGACCCACAGGATGGCGGCGAGGGCGCTGAGGGCGCCGACGCTGACTGCCAGGGTGACCCCGAGGGTGGTCTTGACGCCGTTGGGGTCGGCGAGGTCGGGGCCGCCCAGGGGGAGCATGGCGATCATGACCGCGCCGGTGAACACCCCGAGGGTGAGGGTTGGCGCCCAGCCGTAGCGGGCGGCGTGGCGGCCGAGGACGAGCAGGGCGCCGATGGGGATCAGCGCGTGCCACAGCAGGGTCAGCAGCGCCGACGCGTCAGTGGAGCCGATGATGGTGGCGTTGCCGATGGCGCTGGTTTGCGGCAGGACGACACCGCGCAGCAGCACCCCGAGGGCGGCCAGGAGGTAGACGACGCCGAGGAAGTCCAGCTGGTCGTCGTCGATGGTGCGCGCGATCCAGTGCAGGCAGGCGGCGAGCAGCAGGCCCCCGCCGCAGGCGAACGCGACCAGGTAGGGCAGGGCGGCTTGGAGCGCGGTGTTGAGCGGCAGGCTGAACGCGCCGAGGACGAGCAGTGGGCACAGCACGACCGCGGCGACGACCGGGCCGAGCGGGGCGGCGTCGCCGGGTTGGGGCAGGGGCAGGGCGCGGCGGATGCTCATCGCTTCAGGCAGATGCGAGCGGCCCCGCCGAGCAGACGGGGCCGCGGTGGGTGCGGCAGGGCCGCGGTGGTGCGGCGGATGCCGCGAAGATCAGATGTCGTCAGCGGGCGCCCACTTGACGCCTTCGACGTGGTTGATGCGCGCTGAGATGCCCAGGCCGAGCAGCGCGATCGCCGCGGAGGGGTTCTGGCGGGCCAGCCGCCCCCAGTTGCGGTCGTGTTCCTTGTCGTCGCCGGTGGTGCTGGGGTCGTCGGCCATTGCGTTGACGACCTGGGCGACGGCGCGGCGCTTGGCGGCGTCGTCGTTGTTGTCCACGGCCTGGAACAGCTCGAAGATGTTGGCGGCGTGGCCGGGGAACCGCTCGACGAGCGCGTGGTTGACGCGGCTCTGGTAGGAGCCGGTGCCGGCGGCGGGGTCGCTGAAGACGAACCGGACGAGCTCGATGGTCTCGTCCAGGTCGCCGAACTGCGCACGGATCGGGTCGCCGCCCTTGGTGGGCTCGTTGTCGGTGATGTTGGCGTCGGTCATGGTTCCTCCTCGCTCTGGGCGGTTCAGCGCCGGCGGCGTGCTTGGACTGGCGCGGGTGGCTCCTCGGCTGGCTGGTCGGCCGGCGCCTGGGGTGCTGGGGCCTTGCTTTCGTCCACGACGACTTCGGCGATGGGCGCGAAGATCGGCGGGGGGAAGACCGGCTGGTCGGGGCGTGCGACGGCTGGGGATGGTGAGACGCCGCTGATGGGGCGGTCGCCGAGCTGGGCGGCCAGCCCTTGCTGCTCGCCGCCGTTGGTGTCGGGTTCGGCCATGTCTCCACCTTTCATCGTCGACGAGCGGGTGCGCTCTGTTGTTGTCTGTTGTTGTTGGTCATCGGCGGTGGAGTCCGACGAATTGGCATGGCGGACGCGCCGAGATCACCTGGAGAGCAACCGTGCGGCTGGTGCGATGCCCGGCCGGCCTACGACGGCAGGTGCGTGTGGACGGCTCGATCATGCAGGTGGTGTTGACCTGGGGCGCTGGCGGGGTGCTGGCGCTGCTGATCATGACCGGGTTCCTTGACCCCAAGCGGGTCGGTGAGCAGTTGCGCCGTGACGTGGACGGGTGGAAGCAGGCGTTTGAGAAGGAGCAGGCCGCCCACGAGGAAACCCGTGAGGCGTTGCGCAAGGAGACCGTGCGGGCGGACGCGGCGATCGAGCAGCACAAGACGACGGTGGCGTTGCTGGAGCGCGCCGATGCGGAGTTGGCCCGCCGCGCCGCGCGGCGGGCCACCCGCGAAGGGAGCCGATGATGGTGGCAGCGTGGCCGTGGTTTTTCGACCGGCGGCGTTCCCCGCGTCCCAGCCGCGCGGCGCAGGCGGCGTTGACGACTGCGGGTGAGCGGCTGGCCGCGGCGCAGCAGGAGCTGGCGACCGCGACCGGGCGGTTGACCGATGCGACCGACGCGTTGGCGCGGTTGGCGGCGCAGGCGGATCAGGTGGCGGCACGGTTGGAGCAGGTGGAGGCCAAACGCGCACAGGCCGACGCGGACGCTGCCGGGGCGCCGGCGAGCGCGGCGGGCAAGCCGCCGGGCAAGCCGGGCAGGTCCTCGGCCGGCAAGCCGGACGCCAAACCGGAGAAGCGGCGGGGATGAGTGACGCCCCGGCGCTGGGGGGCCAGGCACCGGGGCGTCGATGGTCACCGAGCACCGACGACCGGCGGCGACGCTACACGAACGTCGCAGGCGCGTCGAATCCGGCGTGGTGCCAGTTGCGCACCGCGAGCTGCTGGGATGCTATTCGCCGGTGGGCTGCTTGGCCTTCTCGGCGGTCCGCTCGGCCGTCTGGGCGGCACGCTCGGCCTGGTCGCGGGCGACCTGGTCCCAGTAGCTCATGCTGTTGGCGGGCTGGTCGGCGTCACGCCGACGGCCACGCCGCTCGTGTTCTGCCATGCGAGCTCCTCCTCGGCGTGCGGTTCTCACATGGTGGTGTCGGCACCAGCAGCCCACAATTGGTAGCCCAGGCGGGCGCGGAGCCGGTTGATGGCCTGCTCGGCGGCCACGCGTGCGGGGACGCTGCGCAGCACGATGTCCAGCGGCAGGCGGTAGCCGACGCCGTCCAGTGCGCGTTGGAGGACGGCGACGAGCTGTGGGGTGACCAGCGCAGGGTGGGTGTCGTCCAGGACCTGGCTGAACGCGGTGAAGACGCTGGGCGCTTCGGGGCCGGCCACATCGAGGTCGTCGAGGGTCACCATGTGGCGCTCCCCCGCTTGTCGAGCTCCTCGCGGACGCGGCGTTCGGAGAAGCGGCGGTGCCCGCCGAGGGTGCGCCGGTAGGGCAGCAGGCCGAGCTTGGCCCAGCGGGTCACGGTTTTGGGGCTGACGCGGAACATGCCGGCGACCTCTGAGGAGGTCAGGGTGTAGTCGTCGTCGGGGTCGTTGGGCGGCGGGGTCTGCTGAGCCACGAATCCACCTTGCCATTTCCGGGGAGGGAGGGAATTGGCGCCTTCACCGAAAATGGCGGATCGCGTCGCGAGCGGATACGGGCGCAACGGCCGTTTTGTGTGATCGTCTGCGATGGTGTGGCAGCCCCGGCGGCGGCACGCACCGGGGCCGCGTGGCGGGCGCTGGGGTCAGTCCCCGCCGACGTGCAGGCGTTCGTACTGGCGCAGCGCCTCGTTGGCTCTGGGGATGAGCCGGCGGGCGCGCTTGCGTCCAGGCTGCTGCCAGACCATTTCGCGGAGCAGGTCGGCGACGGCGTCGGCGGTCTTCATCCAGCGGCTGCCGCGGTGATGGCCGAGCAGGTAGCCAGCGAAGATGGCGATCAGGATGGAGGTGATCCACGTCACTGCCATTGACGGGGTGATCCTTTCGTGTGAGGCGTCCAGCGGTGCGGGGGTGGTGGGGGGTGCACGCTGGTCGGTGTGGGGGGTGAGCATGGGCAGGCTTTCTAGTCGAGGAGGTGGCGGCTGGCGACGACGATGGCGAGCGCGACGAGGAATTCCACGCTGGCCAGGGTGGTGCGGCCCTTGGAGCTGGCGTTGAGCCCGGCGAGGATGAGCAGCAGGGCGGCGCTGCCGCGGCCGAGCTCGGCGGCGACGGTCCACGCGCCGGTGTGCCGGTCACGCTGCTGGGCGTGTGCGCGGCGCAGGCGCAGCTCGCGCAGGACCCGCGGGTCTTTGACCGTGTCTGGCGGGTCGTCGAGCGCGTCGATGTAGTACACCCGGGGCGTGGCGGGCTGGCCGCGTTCGGGTGACTCGGGCGCCGGCATTGGCGCAGCGGGCGGTGCGGTATCGGTGGGCAGAGACAATCGCGTTCGCCCCCCCTGGCGACGACTGCCTGATGACGCAACGGCTGCGCAGCCTACTCCGATCGTCTCGTTCGTTCCAAATCAGCACGTCGTCTGGGTTCGTAGTGGGGCAGGTCGTGCCCGCAGAACCCGAACGTGACAACCGTCTCGGCGTTGAGTTCTTCGGCGGCGCGCTCAGCGGCTTCACGCGTCCAGTACCTGCGCGACTGGAGTTCCAGCAGGGGCTTGCAACCCTTGCTGAGGGTAAGAGTCCAGCGTCGTCGCAGCATGAATCAGCCCCCCGTGCATGAAGTCCGTGCGATGCAGTCTGTGCGGTGGTAACGAGCGTTGCGGTGGACGCGAGCTTGAGTCTCAGCGCGCGTCAGGAGAGCGCGCGTCAGGAGCGCGTGGTGGCCGGCTGGGGGACCTGGCGGGGCGACCAGGTGCGAGCAGCGGCGGGTCGGGGCTCGGCGGCTCGTAGCGCCTGGCGGCGGGTGCGATCCTCAGCGGCGCTTGCCATGCGCTGGTGGTCGTGGCGGTGGCGCAGGACCTCGGCGGCGAGTTGGGTGAACGCGTCGTCCAGCGTCGCGTTGGGCGCGTGGCCGCGGCCGTGCTTTGCCAAGGTGGCGGAAAACAGCGCCAAAGCGTTCGCACCGGGGTGTGGAATTCGCTGTCGTGGCGAAGGTCAAGCGCGCTTGCGGCCATGTTGTGGTCCTTTCGTGGGTGACTCGTGGGTGACGGCTATCTGGCGTGCGGTGTGGGCGGTGGTGGCCGCCGGGTGCGGGCGTGGGCGACCGCGCCGGTGACGGCTTGGATCAGCTCGTCGGCAACGGCAAGGTCCAGGTCGGCGCGGACGGTGAGCAGGTGGGTTTGGCGGCCGGGCAGGCTGCCGTGCAGCGTGACGCGCACGCCGGCGGCGACCGCACGGATGGTGATGTCGTGGACGCGGACGTCGACGTCAACGCGCGCTGGCTGGGTCATCGGCAGCGGCCCGCAGGCGAGGTTGGGCGCAGGGCAGGGGGGGCGGTCACGGCGGACCGCAACGTCGACTGCAGCGAGCCACGCGCACACGCACCCGGTCTCGCGGTCGCACTCCAGCCGTCAGGCATGGTGACCCGCCCCCCCTGCACCGATCCGGTCGAAT